CCAGTGCAGGGAAGATCAGAAACAAAGTGGAGGTCGAAGGTGTCTCCCGCTTTGAGCTCCGTTTGGGGCGTACCAGGAAGCCACGGGACATCCGGATAACCTCCAGTGAAGTAAAGATCCAGAAGTTGAGGAGGCAGTTCGATTGCAACAGCAACGTCATCTCTTGCGCTTGCGAGTCCTTCTGGCGTCAGTACAACGATCCCAATTGTCTCTCCAGCAGGATCAATAACAACATCCACCGTGCCAGAGTAGTGCCCCTCGTCCAACGAAGGAGTCAAGGTCTCGTTGACCGTTCCAGCCAACGTGATGACTCTAACTTCGGGATACGAGGAGTTGATCGTAAGCCTGACATCTACGGTAGAACAAGTGAACGATTGCAACACTGTGTTGTCGGGAGGATTCTGGTAGACCTGGTCGCTGACCATACCACCAGTAGGTGATGCTGCGTCGGTCAGATAGATAAAGCCTTGGCCTGATTCACTGATCTTGCTATCAATGTATGTTTCGAGGGATGTAAAGGCGCCATCGATGTCTCTGCGAAGGTCCATTATCTCGGCAGCCAGACCTCCTGACTTGCGAACCAGGTGTGGTCTGAGCGGATGTGAGCCGCCAAAGGATCTGCTTCCCATTCATATCTCCTATCGGTTGTCAAAACCACTGTATCATCTACGACCTTACAGCCAGAAGTGTAGGATAACAGATTGGTCTGTTGCCTGTTATAAGATCGGTGGAGCAAGAGTCTCTTAGATGGAGGAGGTGAGATGCCTAAAGTGAAACAACGCAAAGATCCGTTGGAAGACATGACCGAGTTGTCTATGCCGTACCACAACGTCTCGTGGTACGAAAACAAGGAGTGTAGCGGGATCACGCTGAAGATTCAGCTTGTGCATCCAGATGGCGTATCGAGGGGGCTGCTGATATCCGTTCCAGACGAGTGTCTGTTTCCAGTACCTCCAGGTCACTACTTCGTCACCAGAAAGCTCGGTCGATATGAGTGATCATGTGCTGATCAATATGAAAGAGCTGGGATCGAAAGAGGGCACTGTTAGAAGAGGAAAGTGCCCTGTATGTGGGAAAGAGCTGACGCTTAGCCATTCTGGGTGGGCAAACGGGGCAGCAATACATTTCCTACCTAATCATCACTACAATGATGAGAAATACTGTTCGGGTAGCGGAACTTATTTGAAGGAGATTCGATCAGTATGAGTGATCATGTATGGGAAGATCAGATAGAGCCTGCATTCGATGCAGCTCTATGGGTGCTTTCCAGGCTCTACGATGTGCTCAGCGAGCTGGATAGTAGTGGCTGCCACATTGGAAATGAGCTAGTCTCGGCCGCCGAAGCAGTTCGCAATCTCAGAGTCGAGCTCTCAGTGATCAAAAGTAGATGCTTCACCAGGAGGTCAGAGTAGGATGACTGAGGAAGAACGTAATGAGTTCGTCACGCAGGTGTTGGAGACCGTGGTTTCGTGGGGTAGAATCCGTCATCTGAAGATATGTCGTGCCGATAACAAAGACGGTATCACCTGGGATCAACTACAGTATCTGAAGAATGAGGCCCTTGGGAAAGATGCATGTGCGATCGAGTTCTACCCACCAGAAGATGAATTGATCAACGATGTCAACATCAGACATCTCTGGGAGATTCCATCACATATGCTAAAGAGACCTATGGGGTCGAGAAACCCAACCAAAGGAATGAATGATGAAGGATCAGAATGTAGTGGAATGGGCGTGGACTGATCTGTACGATGAGGATGCTAACGGCCCATTCGCGACAAGAGAGCTCGCCGTAGAGAACGCACAGAATGAGGCAAATGAGGAAAGCTGGGACAACAAAGAGATCATCCTTGGGCATGCTGTGTGGCCTGATCCCGGCAAGTACATAGGGATCGACATTGATACTCTGTTGAATGATATGGATTCAGCAGCAGGTGATGATGGCTGCTGGTCTAGTGATGACACCCTATTCAGTCTCACAGACGCCTCAAAGGCTGAGGCCGAGCTGGAGAAGCTGATTCAGAACTGGGCACGAAAGTGGGTAGAGCCGGATCATTGGACCTTTGAAGAGGTAGAGAAGATCGTTTTGAGTGAGGAACCAGAAGGAGGAGAAGATGAAAGTGAAACAGGAGAAGGCGCTGACCAAGAGTGAGATCATTGCAACCTTGGCTGAGAGATCGGGAATGGCCAAGAAAGATGTGACAGCGTTCTTGGCAATGCATGCGGAGCTGATGAATGAGCAGCTGACCATGAAGGGAGTTGGATCGTACACCATCCCCTTCATGGGTGTGAAGGTGCTCATGATGGTGAGGCCGGCGACCAAGGCGCGTATGGGCAGAAACCCTGCGACTGGTGAGGAAGTCATGATCGCCGCCAAGCCAAAGAGGAAGGTGGTCAAGGCCAAGGTCATGAAAGTCCTGAAGGACACAGTACTGTCTTGAAAGTGTGTTCGGGGTGGACTAGAATGTCTCCCTGAATAGATAGCCGTCCCTGTCTCACGTAGGCCGACCGGATAGAATGGGTCTCTCCGGCCGGCCTCTTTTTTTCCTAATGGAGATGTAACGATGAGATTTCTTGTGATCGGAAATGGTGAGATCAAGAGTCCACGATTGAAAGAATTGGTGGAGATATCCGATGACCTCCGTTCCAGCCCATTGATTGAAAAGCTTTTCGATCTATGGCAAATCCAGGAATGGACAGCAGAAGAGCAGGACATGGGGAACAAGCGTTGGGCTGCTGAGCTGTACATGGAGTCAAATGAAGACGCTGATCATCTGATGGAAGACGAGGAATCTGTACATTCGTATGTAGACGTGGAGTTGGGAGAATGAGCGATGATGGCAGGCGTTTCATAATCTATCCGCACTGCGAGGATCCGATGATGGACGCAGAGGGTAACATCATCTCTGATGGTGTCACGGGCAGGATCAGTGTGGACAACTGCTACCTGACAGCCTATCCCAAGTGGCCGGATGATAATGATCTAAGGCCCAAGGATCTCAATGTCGGTGACTGCATAATGGGTGTTGAGTACCGTCTATCTGGATCGTACGGTATCTACGATGTTTACAGGGTTAGCTGATGCGCTTCATTTTCAAAGTAGGTGATCTGGTCTCTTGGTACATACGTCCTGAAGTTCAAGATCCAGAACACCCGAGTAGCTATGCCGCAAATGTAGATCGTATTCGTGGGATCGTACGGTCGGTGCACGTCTGGACTCATGTAATGGTCGAGGCTGAAGAGCATCTCATGTACGCTGTTGATTTGAACAACCCCAGCCTGCGATTGGAGTACGCAGCTAAGTTTAGAAAGGAAGAGAAGATGACCGTGAGGGAAGAGTGGATAGAGCTCGCAAGGAAGACAGGGCAGCTGGTAGCTGAGAAGAATGCTGCGTACGGGGACAGCGTCCGCAAGTCGGCTAGGATCATGCAGACCCTATACCCAGAAGGTATCAAGCCCGATCAGATACCTGCCGCTCTAGTGACCGTTCGGATCCTCGACAAGTTGAGCAGGATTGCGAACGATCCGAATTATGGAGGAGAGGATCCTGCATTGGACGTGACTGGATACGGACTTCTCCTTCAGGAGCTAGTCAAGAACGGTCTGTAACCTTTCCACGGGAAGAGTGGGGAAGGTATACTCAGGGGAAGTGGAGGTCGTATGCCCTTCCCCAACACAAGCTACCCTGTGGCGTTAGACGCCACAGAGGACAGAACAGACTATGTTGATGTCGTCTATGCAGACGACTTCGACTATCATGACAAACAGATCAGGAAGGTTCAGGAGTACCTGGGCATCACTTCCGAGCTCATAGGTCAACGGATTGCCGGTACGGGTCCTGGTGGCATGGTTAGCCCGGTCGCTTCGGGTGGAGCCGCCAGAGCATTCAGGCTAGCAGCAAGGAATGCTTTCTCTGCGGGGTACCTCCTGAGCGTGGGCGACGCATGGGATACCTCCTACACTGAAAAGCTCCAGCTAAGCTATGCAGGGCAGCTCTGGACATTGAATGGTATTGATGCGAGCGCAAAGCTGAAAATACCACGATCAGCGCTGCCACCAGCAGGCGAAGTAGGGCGCCTTCACTGGGACCCGGCCGGCTCTTCCCTCCAGTACGACGATGGAGCTGCATGGAATTCTGTTGGAGGAGGCGGCCTCACTGCAGAAGATTGGGCACTGCTCGATATGAGCTTCGGAGGCTGAAATGGCGATAACCAGAAGCGTACTAGCGCATGGAACCCTGACGGCACTGTCTGCTAGCGTCTACACACCAGCGGGAGCTGCTGTGGGACATCCCCACTTGATCCGATGGCACAATACGACAGGATCTCCAGAGACAGTCATTGTCGGCTATGACGATGGATCAACGCCAATCGAGTTGGATAGGTTCGAGATCCAAGCGTTTGATTCCATAACCCAGGCATTCCCAATGGAAGGGGATCTTGTCGAGAACGGTCATGACATCACGGCATATTGTTCGACTGCCAGTGCGGTGACCTACAAGATCGTTGGGACAGAGGCGTCATGATCACCAGAACTACACGAAAAGGCGAAGTGCTGACTGGAAGCTCGATGCGTCAGGTTGGTGCGCAGCCGTATACCAAGTCGAGACGGATCAGTTTCGTCAACTACGAGAAGCTCACAGGGTCCACGGGTAATGACCCTTACATCGATTGCGGCAATGACTACTCCCTGAACCTGAATGCGGACTACCCATTCTCGATCTACATGGTTGGGTGCATTCAAAGCAACGGCAATCCGGTTTTGAGTAAGCTCAGTGGTTCCCTAGGCTGGGCGGTTGCTTTCTATGGTGATGGTGGGGGTCTATCTGGTGGTCAGCCGAATTTGATCCTATACGATGGGGCTGGTGGACTTCTGTACGTGCACGTTGCTCAGGACATTCGTGGTTTGTGCCACGAGCTACTCTGGGCCTATGATGGGTCGAGACTAGCCGCTGGCGTAAGTGCTTACCTGGATGGCGTTCCAGTAGTAGTGGTGGTTGACAACGACACCCTGGCAGGAACAACGGAAAATAACGCCAATTTCCAGATCGGCGGTCAGGGGGGTACAACAGGGTTTCTCAAACTCGATGATGTGGCGCTCTTTAGTGCAGAGTTGTCCGTAGCGAATGCGGCCGCTCTCTATTCGCGTCCAACTGATTCTCCGATTCGGCCGAAGAACCTAAAGGGTTTTGATTTTAGCGACTCATTGGCCCATTGGTGGAGAATGGGTGATGGTCTCTACCTGCCATCTGAGGTGACATACCCGAACGTACCAGACGAAGTTGGAAACTCACACGGTGTGATGGTCGATTTTGACATCATGGCAGGAGCTGGATACGAGGCTGCTATGTCTGTAGCACGAGATCAGCCAATCCCTGCTATCTACGAGCTGCGACGAACGCTTGCCGCCTACTACCAGATGAATCCTGATTTTGGGACTTTTGGGATTCCTTCGGCAGGCTGGTTTGCAGGGACACAAGTTTGGGATGAGTCGGGAAATGGGTTTGATCTGACGGTTACCTCTGGTGCTCCTGCTGTTCCTCTTGGGCAGTTCCTCATTCCGCTGGCTGATGAATATCCGTGGAATAGGGGAGTAGCGGATTTCACTGGAGTTCAGCCCGGATCCTACTTTGAGGGCTCCGATCCAATTGCATTTGGAGATATGTCGTTCTCCATGCAAGTTTGGTTTGAGACTCCACCAGGACCACAACCAAACCCACAGACTGTAATCATGCGTGGTGGTCCATTGGGTTGCGCTCCTGGGGATCGAGAATACATAGGATTGGAGCTGGGTCCGACTATCCTTGTTCGCTACGGGAGCGCGAACACATTGTCACTAGGACCGTGGGGTTTCAGCACTCGCTACCATGTTGCGATTACGTGTACTCCTTCAGGTCCGTTTGGTACAGTGAGCGGCTACCTGAATAATGGTGCTGCAGTAGTTGGTGGCGCTCCTTTGCTCCCGCAGGTCACTCCTGGTGCTTGGACTTTCATGGTTGGGTACAGCAGGAACGTTGTGAGCCGAGATGCCTATGTGAAGGTGGATCAGATCGCGTTGTTCAACAAAACTATCAACTCGACTGAAATCGGATGGTTGTGGAATGGCGCAAACGGTCTAGTGATTCCATAGGAGAAAAAATGGGATACGCAACGACAAGACTTGGTAGAACGGGGTCGTCAAGGCCGTATATTCGTCAAGATGCGCAATCGGTTCAGACTGTCCCTGTGTACGGATACGGACCTGGAGCCCTTCCAAACAATGACGATACGATCAAATACAGCGATTCCGAGGGGAAATGGCTTTACGGCCCTGGCGGTGGTGGTGAAGTACCTGCGCACTATCTGGGTGGAGATGCGCACGATGCGGACTCTCTCGCCAACCTAAACAGCAAGCTCACCGATGCGACATTGGATAGCAATACGGACCCCAGGCCGCCACAGATACACGGATTCCGCGATCCATACGCGCACAGCGATATTGATGTCAATCCGATTGACGTTCAAGACGAGGGTTCATCCGTCGAAGCCGCTCTAGTGTATTTGAACTTTATTGGAGATGGCGTTACTGCCTCATCATTAGGAGGCGGTGGGGTTGAAGTGAGTATTCCAGGTGGCGGGGGATCGACAGAATCTCAGATTCTACACCTGATCTGGGCAACACATTAGGAGGAGACGATGGCAGTAACATACGATCCCACGGAAGTTCATGGGCAGCTAGCCGTATCGGGATCAGAGGTTGCGCTGGCAACTGCTAGTACGGGTCTTTGGTTTTGGGTTGTAAAAAGGCTGGCACTAACGAACATTTCAGCTAGCCCGGTTGCCGCATCCTTGACCTACGATGGCCTGGTTCAGACGGAATTCGATATACCCGCCAACGAGGTGGTTGAGTTCATTTGGGAGGATCAGGGTTACCTTGTCCAAGCGAGTTTGGCCTTGAATATCACGGTGGATACCGTAGACGTAATCAACTATAAGCTTGATGGTCTTATGGGGTATCTATCATGATGGTTGGCTTCGCAACAAAGAGAAGGGGAGCGATAATCAAGCGGTACACAGCGTCACATCCCGGTGGCATTGGGTACAGGTCTAAAACCCCTTTTAGCGAAGCCGACATTATGAAGTTCGTGAACGGGTACTCGCTCAAGTTTGTGGCGCTCGATGGTAGCGAGGTCAACGCTGGAGATCTGTGTGCGTTTGAGTATACCGATTCGTTCAGTCTGACGGGTTGGCTAAAAATCGAGACTGGATTCAATTCCGGTACGCTCTTGGCGAGAATGGGGACGGACGCAGGCTGGAGGCTTCGCCTTGATACGGCAGTTCTCTACCTAGATCTGATTCACGACCTTGGACTGTCGGATATGATTTCGTGCCATGCGCCAACTGCGCTGGACATAAATGAGTGGTACTTCTGGGGCGCGACCTACGACGGAGGAAATGTCGGCTCTACAGGAATGAAGTTCTACCTAGCTGGGGCCTTGGATGGGTGTACGTCAATAAGCGAGTCTGTCACTGGAACGATTATTGAGCCAAGCATCAATCTTATGATGGGCGAGGACTTCACTGGATGGCAGGACGAAATGGGCATTTATGATGGAGTTCTCACTGCTCCTGAAATGGCCAATCTATTTGCTACTCAGGTGCCCAGACACCTGAAGAGATTTTCTGCTCCATCCCCATCACAACTCCGTCATTGGTGGCGGATGGGAGACTCGTTTACAGCACCAGATCAGATGAAGGACGAGGTCACAGGGAATTACGCTACTATCGTAAACGCCACGCGCGACGTAGATGTACCAGTGCAGGCTCCTCCTCCTTTGAACGTGAATCTGGTTTCATATTGGAAGTGCAATACCGGGCCGTGGGTAGTAAGCAGTCCGTTGGTTGACGAGATCGGTAATGCTGCTCTGACATCTACAGGGACGATTGGCAGCGGGGCTCCTCTCGTTGCGGATGGAACGTTTTCAGCGAGTAGTACCGCAGTTGCAAACTTTACAGGTCCTGCCAACGCCCAGCACGTCAATAAGATTTTCTCCTTTCAAGCTTGGTTTCAGCGATCTGTTACGCAAACCGGAACTCGATTCTTGTATCGTATGTTTGATACAGGAACAGGAGTATGGTTCTGCGTCCAACTCACATCCGGCGTTATCTACATTGTTCGCGAGCTCAATACTTACGCTGTGGGATCGATACTCGCCCCTACCCATCTGGTTGTCGTATCGAGTGTTAGCGGTTTGTACTGCTACTTGAACGGCTCACTAGTGATTACACATCCTCCATTTGTCAACGCTCCTGTACTTCCAATGACCATTTCTATCGGCGGTACAGGTACGACAAACAGATTCAACGGTCGTATGGACGAGTATGCTTTTTGGGCTGGAAGGAATCTGACTCCAACTGAAGTGACCACTTTGTGGAATGGCGGGACGGGGCAGCCTATTACGTTGTAGGTATTCTGAGTGGGAACCGAATGTATAGACGTCACCGTGGTTGTATCGAACTACAACCAAGCACCTTTGATCGTAGGGGCATTAGACTTTCTAGCCCAGTCTGACTTTCTCCCCAAGCTGGAAATCATGGTAGTAGATGACTGCTCCTCGCAGGGGTTTGCGGAAGTCGAAAGTGCGATCAGGTTGCTGCGTGATCGCGAAGTAGGGAAGGCATCTCTAATAAGAGCTAGAAGAAATCTTGGGGTCTCTGCGGTCAGAAATATAGGTTTGGAAAACGCTCAGGGGCGGTTCGTGTGTTTTCATGATGGGGATGATTTGTGGTTGGATGGTTGGAAGGTAGCCGTATCAGAGCTGGATCGTAATGGATTCAGAGTGCTTGGAACTGGTGAAAAAGCAGTTACTCACGATAAGCAGATACACTCTTTGAGTATGTCTTCTATCAACAGCATCGCCCAAACAAGAACGCACCCAATCGTGAAATTCCCGTTGGACGTGCCGGTTATGTCTGCTACGTTTCTGGTGGCGGCAGACATAAAAACCAGATTCCGAAGCTTTTTGTGTCGTCCTACATCCTTGTGGCCGGGTAAACCACCGGGATGGGAGGATGCCGTATTTTGGATAGAAGCGTGTGCTGAGAATGTTGGAAGAGTAGGACGTAGTGGTATCAATCGGATTAGACAGCAGCACGTACCAGAGAGCTCGTGGCACGATGGGCGAAGCGGGTTTGGATGGATGTCGTTCCCTATTATTCGTCCAGATTTGTTTACGGAGGCGGCAATAGAAAAGGCCGTGCTTCTGGCTCGTAAAAAGAAAATCGAACCAGACATGTTGCGAAAGTTGGCTCTACTATCAGAAGAAGAGATATTGAACGGGCCAATTTTGTTTGATCGTGTTTTGTAGGCTACTTTAGCGATCTAGCAACTCTTTACATCTTCTGTTATAAGATCGTTGGGATCAGATCATCTAGGTCCATAAGGAGGATCAAATGGAGATTCTTGAGAAAATCAAGAAGAGGCTGGATGGGCATATCACCATAGGTCCAGTGGCGATCTATGGATTCAATGCGATGCACGTAGCAGTGAATGTGTGGACCAAGAGATGGGGGTTCATATGCTTCCATCCATCTCTTCGTTTTCTGAGAAAGTACGCCCCGTGGATGCTTGGGGAGAATTGGCCCTGGTACTTCTTTCTAAGCCCGAATGGAACTTCCTGGGCTTCTACATTTGCGATAGGTCCAGGGATCGACAAGGATACCAAGATTGATGCTCTGCGTAGGTACGCGGCATGGGGGCATGGGTACGACGTTGATCGAATTGATGTGCAAGCTGAGGCTGCTGTCTTCTGGAAGTATCTTGATCGTCTGAAGAAGGCAAAGAGCGTGGTAGACAATGAGAAAGAGGATCATGAGTGCACGGGCTGTGGAATGTGCAAGAAGTGTGATGCGTGTGGAAAGGATCTTGATGAGGATGAGCAGCAGTACAGCAATGTGTGCCTGGAGTGCCTGCTGAGGGAGTGCAATCGCATAGCGAGCATGATCACCCAGAAGAAGTCGGGTGGTGTGACGAAAGGAGCAAACTGATCTATGGAATCTGGAGTGTGCAAATGGGACGAGTGGTTCTTTGCCCTAGCTACTACGGCCGCTAGAAAGTCCAAAGACCCATCGACGCAGGTAGGTTGTGTGGTGGTAGGACCGGATCGAGAAGTCCGATCGATTGGCTACAACGGGTTCGCTAGAGGAGTTGACGACACCAGAGAGGATTGGAAGCAGAGGCCGCTGAAGATCAAGGTGACAGCACATGCCGAGCTCAACGCTGTGTGCAATGCAGCGCGATGCGGAGCTACGCTGAAAGGTTGTGTGGCCTACGTAACGCTTCCTCCATGTGCTGGGTGCGCGCTTGCTCTGACGCAGGCAGGTGTAAGCTCGGTTGCATTCATAGCACCACTAGGCAACATCGGTGGCGTTGAGGATCGTTGGAGAGAAGACTTCAAGATAGCTCTCGACATCTTCACAGAGGCGTCAGTCGACTATGAGGGTTTCAGTGGTGTGTGGGATGACAACGGTAACGATCCACTAGCTCATGATGTAGAAATGTGGATCACCAAAATTCAGGATCAAGAGGGAGAGTAATGGAAAAGAGAAGAGTATGCTTCTACCATCGTGTTGATCTTGATGGCAAGTGTGCTGGTGCAATCGTGCTGGATCATTTCGAGGGAGCGGTCGAAATGGTTGGGATCAACCACGGAGACGACTTTGAGAAGCTCGTCTTCGGTCGCCCCAGTCTGACAGACGAGATCGTGATAATGGTCGACTTCTGTTTGGAGCCGTGGGATCTCATGCCGCGTTTGCAGGAGTCGTGCAAGCACCTTATCTGGATCGACCATCATTCGGAATCGATCAAGAAATACGAGAGCTGGCTAAGCTTCCCAGAAAGGAAGATAGACGGCATTCGTAAGATAGGACTTGCTGGCTGTGAGCTTGCCTGGATGTTCTTCAACAATGATGATCACATGCCCGAGGCAGTACGTCTGCTCGGTAGATACGACGTGTGGGACTGGGAGAATACACCAGAAGCTCTTGAGTTTCAGATGGGCATGCGCCTTGCGGAGACAATGCCCGATAGGACAACTGCACTATGGAGGTCACTACTCAGTCCGTCTTCCTTCTATGCGGAGAGGACTTTGATAGGTCAGATCATTGATGATGGGAGGGTAGTTCTGCGCTACAAGAAGCAGCAAGACTCGATCCACATCAAGAGTGCCGGCTTCGAGCTCGATTGGTTCGGAAAGAAGTGGATTGCGATCAACGAGATGTACAACAACAGCGAATTGTTCAATGAGCTCTACGACCCAAGCCGGCACCATGGCATGCTGGCCTTCGGGTGGCGGAAAGGGAACTGGCACATAACCCTGTACACGACTCGAGATGATGTTGACTGCGGGGCCATCGCTACTGAAGCGGCCAAGCGTCTGAGTGATGAGCGCTACAAGGCAACTGGAGGCGGCCACAAAAAGGCGGCAGGATTCCAGAGTGTCTACATGCCCTTTGATGTACGGTTTCCGACAATGGACACGTTCTGTTCTCCAGTCGACAACATAATGAGGACGGCGGACTGATGCCAAACATCATACAACCGTCGTTCGAGATAATCGAGTACCCGCAGAACGTACTCGAGAAGATCGAGCGAGTAGCTCGTACCTGTTACAAGAGCGAGGACAAGATCGAACCAGGATCAGCAGAGAAGCTGGTACGCAAGCTGCTCACGGACGAGCACTACCCCATGATCGAGTTCGGCGGCTGGATTGTGGTGAAGTTCTACTCCAACAGAGGATTCACACACGAAGCAGTTCGGCATAGGATCGTTTCAGCCGCACAGGAATCGACAAGATACTGTAACTACGTAAAAGAAAAGTTTGGCACCGAGATCACCGTCATAGACCCTGAGAAGGCGCTAGCTATGAAGGTGAAGGATGCCGAAAAGCGAGCGCTCATCGTAATCAAGATGGTAGAGAGCTGGGCACGGGCGGAGCACGACTACATCTACTTGGTGAGTGAGCTGGGATGTCCAGCAGAGATGGCCAGGGAAGTGCTGCCAATAGGACTGAAGGCAGAGCTAGTTGTGGGAGCTACCGTTCGTGAGTGGCGGCACATCATGAAGCTTCGTACCAGTAACAAAGCCCATCCACGGATGCGTGAGATCATGAGACCTCTTCTCGTGAAGTTTCGGGAACTCATGCCCGTGGTATTCGATGACGTGGGCACTTTGGGGGACGAGAAGTAGTGTTCCAGCTGGCGATCCTCTACCGTATTCTCAAGATCCTGCTCAGATCAGTAAGAGCAATCATCTCCTGATCATTGTTATAAGATCAACGGAGTAGAGACTGTTTAGGAGGAGAAGCATGTCTTCGCTGATGCAATTTGGCGGTGAGATGAGAATGAACAGTAGAGGGTACGGAGAGGTACGCCTCGAATTTGTCCGATACGTGATGGACCTGACGAAGTCGATCAGCGACTCGTATCTCGACCCAAAGATCAAATGCACAATCTGTGGGAAAGAGCATCCGCAGATTGGTGTGGCGTACCGAAGACCGCGTGGGATGTTGGGATGTTGGGTGCAGTTCCAGTATCTGGGGAAGATGCAAGTTCCAGACCTTAGCGTCCCGATAGATGTGCCAAGGTGGCCAGTCGGAACGAGGCTCCTCAATCAGGAGGAGAACTCGAGGAACTGGCATAGAGGAGAGGAGATAGGGAGTAAAGATGGCGGCGGCGGGCAGGTGGATGAAGTTCTGGTGTACGAGAAGTGAACTGGACTGGGAGATCATAAGCAGACCGATTGACATCGATCGGTTTGTGGAATGTGATGAGATGCGCATTCGTACTGAAGATGCGTGTCCTGATGACCAGAGCAGATGGCAGAGGCTCTACTATGTGGTAGACAGTCCCCATCAAAATGAGCCTACCTGATCTAATAAATCCCCCATACAAAAGAAAAGGGGACATCCAGCCATCTGCTGAATGTTCTCTTAGCTTGTTATAAGGAGGATGGACCGAAAGGATCTTAGGAGGTAAGTGAGATGTCGAAAGAACTAGACGATCTCAAAGATTGGGTAATGGTGCAGTATGAGAGATCTACACGTGATCAAAAAGATGCACCTTACGATAGTGACTTCTACCGGGCGCAAGGTAGGATTTCAGCGTACGAGAATGTGATTGAGCGAATTGATGTAATGCTGGCTGAAGAAAGGGAACCAAATAGAGTAATAGAACGCCCTAAGACGATCATGGAACTTATGGGTGTAGATCAAAAGCAAGAGATCATTCAGTTTGAGGATCGTGAGCGAGTTGAGGAGTTACAGCGGCAAGGATATGGAAAGGGAGGTAAGTGAGATGGCTATAAGATGGTCTGGAGATTTGAAGATCAACATCAAGGTGAACGAAGCTGATCGTGAGGGTTGGTTGTACGACTGTACAGTCAGCGTTCCCAAATGTCACTGCTCACCCAAATGCAAACCCAAGAAGGTGCAGGTCCGCATGGCGCAAGCGGACAAGGAGAAGTATGCAGAGGACAATCCTGTGGCGTTCGACAAGATCGCTCAGTCAGCGATCAGTTTCGTTGTTGATGAGCATGAAGAGGAGTACGAATTCATGTCCGCTCATTCGTGCACGACAGAGGATGGCAACAACTGGTTCATTTCCAGGAGAGAAGCTGGAAGCTGGGAACCATTGCTAGGAGGATCAGATGGACTACCGAGAGGATGAGAAGTTGTGTAAACGATGTGGGCAACCACTGGATGAAGAGGAACAGTGCGAGTGCTGTGATGAGGGTGTGGACACAGAAGATGTTGCAGAGTGCAGGAGAGAGTATGAGAGGGAACAGGCGTCTCTCCGGCTTGAGAACTACCTGAGACGATGTGGGAGTTAGATCATGGACAAGCCCTTGTACGTCATTGATACTGGGATGAACTACGATCGTCCGGTACAGAAGGGTCAATGGGCGGTTTCAGACATCACCGGTAAGGGTGCTGAGATCATAAACGAGTGGCTCATGGAGAAGACCAGGGCTCTCGTTGATGAGCTGAAGTACGCGAAGCTGGAAGGTACGGGGAAGATCGACGTTTCCAAGCTGTCCGATCATTTTGACATCACCATTGAGGTATCGGTGTCGATCATTCCGTCTACCAAGAAACCCAAGAAGACTCCAGTGAAAGATGAAGTTGTGAAGAGAAAGGCAGCAAGATGAAACACGGAGTCATGTACTTCTCCTGGAACTCACAACTTGGATCATCTATTCCTGGGCTCTCGGAACAGCAAGTAGAGGGTGAGACTGACGAGGACCTGCTGCTTCAGGTAGAGAAGGTGCTTGAGAGGTACTACATACAGTGCTTCAAGAACAAACCAGAAGAGGTGTTGTTCGCGATATGTGAGGATGGTGAGCCTGTAGGGATGGAGAAGCTGGGGAACAAGTACAACGTCAAGGTCAGCATCACCATGATGCTCGAGCCGAAGAAGGAGAGGAAAGCGTGGAAGCAGAAGTAAGGGATCGGATATTGGCCGATCAGAAAGGTCCATTAGTCGTACAGTGTACAGCGAATGTACCCTACATAGGGTGCTACCACGAACCCAACTACTGGCTCCTAAAGGATAGCAGTATCTACCCCCTCTATATCTCTGGTGATGCGTGGTCCAAGTTCAGGCTTGGTGAGCAGGTATCGACATGGCTAGAGGGAATAGAGGAGATTCACCTGCACCGCGTACACTTTCTAGAGGTGATGGAGGGCTGGGATAGGTACGACGATTGGGATGTAAGGGAGCTGGAGAATTGGCATCTGGACAACTACAACGTGCTCAATATGATCACGGCGGTGCTCACCTGTCATGAGCTGCCTACTCCGATCTGGCGTTGCTCTGTGTGCAAGAAAGACTGTCGTGGGCTAGCCAAGTTCCTGGGCTACCGAGGTAACGGCGGCATAGGAATCTTCCTAGAAGATCCCGTCTGCGACGATTGTTTTCACGACACGGTTCGATGGTGCGAGGGGTGCTGCAGGTACATCAATGTCACCGGAAGGGGGTGGTGCCCGCATGACACTGGTGATCTCGACGAAGATGCAGTAGAGCACAGGCTCCATCTACCAGACGATCAGGCCGAGGCATTTGGTCTGACTGGTAGACAGTTCTTGGGTCCAGATGGTGATGCAGAGGGACTTCGGGGAGTATCCATCGTCATTATGCAGAAGGGAGTTGATCATGTATCATGACGATCCAATAAAGAAGCAGTACGACGAGACTATTCAAAAATGCGTTACTGAACTGCAGGTGATTGGATGGAGGGCAAGAGCGTGTTCGGAAGTCGCTGGGTACCAGAACGGTATTGCTATGCGTCTTCAGGCTGATGTGGTCGAGAACATGCATATTGCACTTCAGAGGATCATTGACTCCGGCGGAATGCCGCCATTGAAAGAGATAAACAAGCTGATGGAGTTTCCGGTTACGATGGTGATTCCCGTAGAAGAATTGTACGCGGAACACCCTCTCAGCAAAGAGTCGATTGAACAGAAGATGAAGATGTGGTCTGGATCACCAATGTCTACCGTCAGCGTTGGGAGTGAGGTTAGGAAAGATGATTGCTCAATTTGTGGGGAGAAGAAATAGTTTGTACTCTATACCACGGAGGTCCGCCTGATGACCTATGCACGGGTGGGCAAGCAGGTGCTCGAGTTCAACGGCAAGAACAACCGGAAGAACTACAGCACTGCAGGGAAAGAACAGACCAGGGCGAGCGTAGAGTGTCAGGCACCTCCTCCCTCTTTTGTTCTGCGAATGATCGATAGGGTGCTTCAACCCCTTTCGGAGGCATTGAGTGCAAAGATCAACAGTATCGTTGTTGGTGCTGTGTTCAATGGCTGCAACTACCGATTCTGGATCAGTACTGTTTCCAGCAAGACATCTATCTCTGTGTTTGGCAATGCCGGCAATGGTCCAACAATCAGGGTGATAAAGGAATGACGATCAAAACGAAGAATCGAGTGACTATAAGGGGGTTCGTTGGCAGGTACGTCCGATTGCCAGGTAAGAGAGGTGATCCGGCCAGATTTGATGTTGGTACGGTAGAGAGGTTCAGAACAGACAGTGGCGAGCTGATCACCTCTAAGAACTGGCACACTATTCGGACGTACAACATCGACCAGGTCGAGGAGTCCATTCACACAGGAGATGTTGTTGAGATAAGTGGCAGGATGGACACTGCACTGGTGAACGGCGCCAAGACTGTGGAAGTTGTGTCTGACGACATCGAAGTGATCCTGACGCAGGAACAGCGCGATGTGCTGCGAAATGCGATAGAGGATTTTGACGAATAAGATCGAGAGACGAGGGAGTGAGAATGGACAAGGATGTTGCACGAGAAACATTGAGTCAACTTGATCAGTACACGAAGGCGATCAGTAAGTTCGTTGGAGTGTCTTGTACTGGTAAGAGCAAGAACCATTCGGGTCCATTCCAGTTCGGAAGACCCTTCGGTGCAATCAATCACTTCACGTACTCGAATTCAGCCGTGTCGAGCAGGAACCCGTACGGGAGAATACCGATCCTATTGAACAGGTTCGCTCGTGGATCGAATCAGGGGGTAGGTGTTCAGTTCATCGTGTGGGATCATCTTGTTCCGAGATTCGTTGAATTCAGATCTAGATTCTCACTGCTGAAAGACATGCCCTCGGAGGTATTCTTCTTCGGTGATGATCTAGCTTTCTGGCACGCTGGGTGGGTGAATCAGTGGACGTACGGAGTGGAGATCAGAAACTGTGGAAGACTGCTGCACAAGGACGGAGTCTGTTTCTGGGGTAGCAAGGGTTTGAGGTATGAAGGAAGACCCCCAATCAAGATTGGAAACTCATGGTGGGAGCCATATAGCAAGCAGCAGATCACAGCGACTCTCTGGATACATAGACTCATGGCGTCTGTTCACGACATCAAGCCGCAATGGTTTCTAGGGCACTACCACGTAGCCAACACAAGAACTGATCCAGGAATCCACTTTCCTCTACGAGAGATGCGGGAGTACGCTCTATTCGATGGCAAGAAGGACATACCGATCAACGGTATTGCATTTCTAAGCGATCACCCGCTCGATATCGTTGAGACTGACGGTGGTGGTCTGATTGATACAGACAACCTTGCTGATACTGTTTCCAGAAACGATGCTATGGACGGTGCAGACCCGTCATTCGATCCTGAAGTGATTCCAGAGTTTCGCAGAGTGATTGGTACCAGCAACGTCAAAAGGAAGTTGGCGTACCTTGGTTATTATCCTGGACTGATCAATGACGAGATCAATACTCAGTATGTAGACACGCTCAAGGCGTTTCAAGGAAGGTGGAAGGTACGTGGAGCACATAGGAGGTTTGAGAACGAGCTTGAGATCACTGGCGAGTTCAATCCAGAAACTGGATTGAAGTTGGATCAGATGATTGTTCAGTATGATTCGTTTGTGAGGTGAGATGACAGAGTTGGGAGCGAGGCTCTTGGCGGCTAGCTTGGGGTGGTTTGAAAACGAATCGAGGTGTAGCAAGAAGCAGTACGTCACCTCGATTCGTCCCGGAGTTGTTCTATTCGTTGGGATTCTGCTAGGCTATCTATTGGCGATGATCGTTACGACGGTCATAAGTAGATAGCATCCGCGTTTGATCCACTATGCGTGGTAAGGAGGTAAGGGATGCAACGATTCATCCCCGGATCGCTGACTCTTGTCAGCTTGGCTGTGACCTTAGCTCTACTGATTGGGTGTAGTATGCCGCCGGTAGTAGAGGACGCAGACGTACAGGAGGAAGTGATCGAGGAGGTAGTGGTTCAGGAAGAGGAGCCTGCTGTGGAGCCAGTAGTTACCTGGCGAGAGGTTGCGGCAGAGATCAGAGGGGATCTATCAGAGCACTGGGTATTGAGCGACTCAATGCTCTATGATCCTGCCAATGTGGTCTTCAGACTCGCTACCGAAAGGGGCGAGGATCCGATCATAATGGCATACGAGATGACTGATCTGGCAAACACCATCCTTGAGATGCAGCCGGCGTTCATTGATGGGAGAGAAGGAGGCTACCAAAGAGCGTTGTTGATAGCTTTGGACATCTATCGTGGGACGCTAGAGTTCCAGGATACTTCTTGTTCTGAGTTAGTGGATCAATTCACTGCTCCAGATCTAGAGAAGCAGATACCAAAGATCAACCCCTACATCATGGCAGCAATGGGTTACAGAGAATCTCGGTTCATGAAGAGGACCGAAGTAGGGTACGTCTGGAGGAAGGGACAAAAGGTCCAGGACTGTAGATGGTGTCGTGGATCTAGGGGCGAACGAGGTATGTTCCAGTTCATGCCTGGTGGTCTCATACAAAGACTCATGCCTAGTGATTGTAGGAACCCATTCGATCGTCTCTGTAGTGTTAGGGGCGCTGCCAAAGCATTGGCAACGATCAGATGCGTTTGCATTGCCACCTTTGGATCGCGCTGCAACGTAGACACATTCGTTGCGGGCTACGGACTATCCAGAATGCCACGTCCAAGCGAGGCCAGGATGGTGAAGAGTGTAGTCAGAGCTAGAGGCTACCTCTGCAACGTACGCAACGACTGCGATGATCTATGGTCGCAGGACCACGATGATCAGTTCTCGCTGTCTCTATGAACCTAGTGATCGGGATTGATGGGGTCGGTTTGGGCGCCCTTGCCGGCCCCATCACTATAGCTGCAGTTGTCATGGAGAGGGATCAGACCATCAAAGGAGTCCGTGACTCCAAGAAGGTCTCCAAGAATAGAAGAATTGATCTAGTCCATGACATAGACCGACAGAGTCTTTTCTGGATCATGGCTCAGTCGAGCTCGAAGGCAATCGACAAGTACGGTATACGTACGTGCAACCTGACGTGCATGAAGTGGTGCGCCAAGATCGCTATGAAGTTGTATCCGGACGCGCTAGTGATTGTAGATGGTACTGATCCAGTACCCGACATCGCAGCGTCAAAGCAAAGAGTAGTGATCAAAGCGGACGACAAGTTCATGTCGGTAGGTGCAGCTTCGATAATAGCCAAGGTCCAGAGGGACAAGTATATGGTCTCTCTGAGCACAGAGTGGCCCGCCTATTTGTTCCATGATCACAAAGGATACGGAACCAGAGATCATATTCATGCCCTCAACAAGTACGGTCCGTGTCCTGAGCATAGAGTGAGCTATGGTCCAGTAAAGCGGGCGAGCAGAAGGAATAGCTAGAGTATGCCACCAGAACAAGTAGAGATGTTCGAGGAACTGCGCTCAGTAAAGGGATGGCAGAGATGGCGAGCAAAACAAAAGGAAGAGCTAGGCATGTCGACGCAAGTAGAGATGTTCCTGAATGAGGCACTGACTGTATTCAAGGAAGAGTTGTACAGAAAGCTCCGAGAGGTCATTGGGATACCTGACGGCGCTACCTTCGATATTGATGCCGCCTGCGAAATGATCTCATCATTGAAGACGACGATCGATGTCCTGCAGAAGGTACGTACCTCCGAGCTCAACGCGAGGGGTGATCTTGCCGCTATGCTAATGGGAAACTGGGATGAGATGATCCCATGGTCAAAATTGATTGATAGAGTGAGGGAGCTGATGATAAAGGCAAACGAATCCGAAAGTGGCGCGACAGAAGCCGTGCCATACGCATACCCGCCTGTTTGGTCGAATGTAGTCCATCTGAACAATCATGGCATGTGGCCTGGCGCAGTCATTCCAGTGTGGGTTGTGGAGCGTGTAAAAAGGTGGAAGTGTGGTCCAACAGATATCAAGATTCTCATGTGTGCGGCCAATTACGAGATTGAGAGGCTTCAGAAGCTGATCGAGATCACCAACGAGGTGCGAGACGAGGCCATACAAAAGGCCAATAGGCTGGAGGGGCTGATCAGTAATTGTATCATCTGTCTTGATGATGCGCGAGACCGCATTTCTGGTATACGTAGCACGTTCGATATCGTCAGCGAAGTGAAAGACAAGATCAAGGTAGATAGAGGAGAGTGAGATGGGTAAGAAGTGCTACAGAGATCTGTCTAGAGAGTGCGTCGGCGTAGACTGCATGGCGTACCAGGTAGGAAAAGAGTCGAAGGTTCTAGGATTCACGCCGTCAAGTGGGTGTGCCTTCATCATGTCGGCGACACTCGTTGGGACAAATGCACTGTTCGAGTTGCAACAGACGCTCAGCGGTATTGGTGCAGCTGGTTCTGGAGTTGGCGGTCTGCTCCAGAAGCTCATCCTCGAGAAAGTGTACGAGGCTCAACAACGAAAGGCCGAGGCGAAGGAGGAGCCTCGTGGTAGCGAGTGACGTAAAGAGCTAAAATGGGGGTGTGAGAGTACATCGAAAGATCGGGCTCTTAGAGTTCCAACTCCGCTGTATCAACTGCGGAGCTGATCAGTTCATGACCGACTATGCCAACCTGAACCTGGGTGACGAAATCCACCCAGGGATAGGTGGCAACTCAGAGTACGGTCGGTGCAAGCAGTGTGGGAAAGGGGGCCTGAGAGTTGTAGATCGTGCAGATCTCAGGCCCCCTTCCAACGATCCCCCATACTGGCCATTCTGATTTTAGCTAGCTAAGGAAAGAGGGAGAGACCCCTCTAAATGGAGTGGTTTGCAGGGGGAGCTACGCTTCGATGTCTTCGTCTTTGTAGGTAGGATACGATCCTGGTGGGGTTACAACGTGAACACGTCCTGAGCGTTCACGCTTGTCCACGTCGTCTACTTCGTCTTGTAGCTGGTGTGCCTTACGCTCTAGCTTCCGTACGCGCTGCTTCAACTCCTCATTGTCGTCACCAATGGCGTAGCCTATTGCGGTGGCTACTGCCAGTAGTCCGATGCTGAGCAGGCCGCCGGCGATAGCTACTCCAGCTCCAGACTCCTTCTTTTCCTCTTGTTTCTCCTTCACCTTCCTCGGCATCTCTCCTCCGTGTGAGCTCCTAAAAAAGGAGACCAGTCACCCACTCTCATTATTGAGGTGCATGTTTGAGGGTCCGGTCTCCTGAAGCCATGAAACATTCTTGGCCTCAATTATCTTATAACGATGGTGCCTCACACTTTTCCGAGATCAAAAACGTACACCCACTGTACGTCCAAATGTATTGACACTCACTTTTTGAGCGTGGTACACCGGAAAGCGTGGGATTACTCACAAAAGATCAAGTGGACGAGATCTGGGAGCGAAGAGGATTGAAGATTCGCGCCAAAAGATTTCGTAAATACCTCATAAGCATGGGGCTAGGACCCATGACAGTTAGCGAAGATGTATTCCTTCGCCACATACACGATGAGTTCCTGATCAACTTCTTCGTGAAAGGAGTCCGTGAGGATGCAAGAGGACGTCAAGAGTTCCCCTCTGATGAGCCCAACACAAGTAGCAAAGGCACGAGCGAGGGGAAACATGCAGAGAGGAGCTCCAGTGATTCAGAGCGGTCCAGCACCTGTGCCCCTGAACCAACCGCCGCCCCCGCAGCAGAGAGGCCCAGCGGGGGTATCAATGCGAGAGCTGGGAGGACAGCCCCACCAAGAATCACCCAACCGTCAATCTCGGTCTCCAGAGGAGATAAAGGCTGATATGCAAAGATTGGCGGATGGGATCAAGCAGCACGAAGTAGCCACCAAGGAAGCAGAAGCACCACCTCCGCCAGAGGTGAAAGAGGATGAGACGAGCGACGATCTTCGTGAATGGCTGACCTCACCGAGCACGGAAGATCTGTTCAACAACACTCGCTACAAGAAGTTGGTAGAGAGTCGTCTGGAGAAGATGGAAGTCGAAAGCCTCATCATGCACGGTGAGGTGATCCAGTTTGTTCCGATCTTGATGAGGAAGGGAAGTCCGCAGTCCCGTATCTCCGCTACCTTCAGATCAGTCTCGGCTATGGAAGACCTAGCGATCAAGAAGAGATTCTATGAGGAGGAAGGTCCAGATCGATTCATGATCGATCGGTACTCTCTCATGAACCTTTGCATTGGTCTCAAGTCGTTGAATGGAACTGATCAGCAGCCTCATCTGGATGAGAATGGCAAGTTCGACGATGCAGCCTTCAAGAAAAAGTTCGAGAAGCTGCTCAAGATGCCGCACCAGCTCCTCGCACTCCTAGTCGTCAACTACATCTGGTTCGACGAGAGGGTACGCAAGCTGCTTGTCGCTGACGAGTTGGGAAATGGTTAGCGACCCCGTTAGGCTGGGCGCGGGCCAACGTCATATACGACAAGATGGTTGGTCCGCCCGAACCGGGGTCTGTCATGGAGGCCCTTTGTCTCATGGTGCAGATACGCCGCGAGATGAAGGAACTCTATGCCACTCATGCCGTTGTCCAGACGGTATGGGCATCAAGACATCCAGACAACGACAGCACCGGAGAGGAAGTACGCAGCTCGTTCGAGTCGTACAAAAACTCCCTCATGCCATTCTTGAAGAATGAGATCAAGAGGGAGCATGACAGGATCGTTGAAGCTATGAATGAGGAAGCGCGTAGAGGTCCGATGGTGGTCACTGCAATTGCACCAATGAAGGTGAGCAGTCGTCTCCGTCAGAGAGTACTCAAGGAGGTAAACCAACCTCCTATGCGGAGGCAGAAGTGGTAGACAACTCTGAAGCCTATGATGATTCTATCGATGAAGAGATCACTGCAGAAGAGATCGAGCAGAGAGATGTGTTCATGAAAGTGAAGGCTGGTTTACACCGAATCTGTGCAGAGAGGGACTGCCCTCCAGATAATGATCTATTGAATCGCATGACTAGCATGTTCATCGACGCACTGGCTAAAGGTGTAATGAAGCGCGATCCAATAGAGGAAATAACGGCTTTGGGGGCAAGTGCTAGATCTTCGAGTACGGTATCTGGTCTGTGGTGCAGACGCTTTCTGATCTTGGCCGCTACGGGCCTTATGTATCACGGTGGATGAGATGGTGATCTGCCCACGATGTGCCTATCCTTATATTGGTGATGCTAGGATCGTATCCGAGAGAGAAGTGATCTGTGTGCGTTGCGATTGGAAGGGTTTGTCATCTAAGCTGCTCATCGTTGACGACGACAAGATCATTGATCCAAGGGTATTCGACAAGTTGTACGCCTTGCTACACGAGGAGATAGCTCCGACAGTAGGAAGATTTCTACTTCAGTTAGGTATCGTTCAGCGAGGATCATCTCCAGAACATCTGAAGCATCTAGCGGAAGTCCTTCGAGACTTCTCCTCGGCAGGATTCGAGGCGATTGTCAGAAAGGTACTGAACCCAAATGTCCATTGAAGATAGTAAGATCATTGCACCAGTTCCTCCAAGGAGTACCTACTGTTGGCTCCACAGTGAGAGAATGTGCGGTGGTGATTGCGAGGCATTTGATCCTGTCGCAGCTCGAGATGAGCAGGGAAAGAGGACAGCATGCAGACTGGTCAACAGTTTGGAGGGTCTGGGGAAGGCATTCGTTTCGATAGCCAGGTCCAAGAAGGAAATGCCGGGAGCGAGTCTGACTCCACCGAAGGTGATGTGATCCTCGGTGTAGTAAGCATAGGATCACACGATACGATTGGTGCTGGTGGTCGTCGTTGTGGGTATGTAATGGGCCTGGTAGATCTAACAGGGAAGAAGTACTACGTCGATATTTCTGAGAATACATATCGGGACATAGTGGATGTCTATGTGGCAGCAGTTCGAGGTTACGAAGCAGTAGATCAACATACCCCTGCGCCAGTAGGGAAGGATCCAACGGGTTCTCCCGAAGAGATAGAGCGCATGAAGTCTGTGCTCGAGCAAACTACCTCTACCGATGCCATGAGGAAGCTCGGCTTCATATCTGATGATGGCGTTGCGCAGTCCAGGACTGTTGATCCTGTTGATGACATACTCGCAATGGCGTCTGACGAGAGTGATGACTACGAAGATCCGGGAGAGGAGAGCTTTCAGGAAGGTGTGGAGGGTTTGTGATGGTGGGCGTGTGGGGTTTCTCTTGCTCCGATCTTCAGTGCAGGGCTGTGTACTCCGTAGACTATGCAGAGAGTGATACCGCAGTTCTCGAAAGTCTAGCCACGGATGGTACATGCCTTCACTGCGGAGCTGATCTAAAGATCATGCTGGCTCCTCCTAAAGAAGGAGTGCAGTTCGAGAGGTTCCAGATTCAGGAGTATTGGAGAAGGCTTCACGGACTAGGTTCTGCCGACGAAAGAGTGATCGGCTGTACCAAAATCAAGCACCTTCTTACAAGTCAGAGAGTCATTGGTGCAGAGCTCGAGGAGTCACATACAGGAAGATGTGTGATCAAGAGCCTCACCACGGAAAACGGATGCGTTCTACACTTCGCCGTAGGATTCGGTGAAGCTGTGATCTACAAAGTTACGGAGGAAAGACAATGCCAGGAAGAGTAGTGAACTATGAGAACGACTATGACGAGAGAGTAACGCCGAAGACGCTGCATGGCATCAAGGAAGTGAAGTTGCTGCTCATCCAGTGCTCCAATGCTGACGGGCGTACGCAAGTTCTCCTCGGGCTCGAGGTCGAGCCCGGTGATGTCAGAACCTTCCCTGAGAAGAGTTGGGAGAGCTTGGGGCGTCCAAGCGAGTGGCTCATGGCGCAGATCAATGAGCAGTTCTACGGAAGGAAACCGGCTGCCACAGATAGGCAACCAGCCAAGAAAGCAACTACGGTGCCTGTTTCGGTCAAGATGGACAACGCAGTATAGGAGGAACAGATGATCAGGCCAATGGGTGACTGGATATTGGTGAAGCCAAATCCAGATGAGTCGAGTACTGAGGAAGGGATCATCATTCCAGGAGAGGCACGACGGACGGCTGTGAAGACCGGTGTGGTCAAAGCAGTTGGACCTGGGAGGATCAACGAGAAAGGGAACAGGGTGCCCCCAGATGTGAATGTTGGTGACACTGTTTCCTACATCTTTGCCTTGGAGAAGAGTAGGACTGGGGAATGTATGAAGATGTCGCTTGGAACCGACGAGTTCATGCTTAGGGAAGCCGATGTCCTCACAGTCACCAGTGAGTAAGAATGTCCGGTTGAGCTGCCGTATGGATAGGGGGCTGATGCTTTGGATTCAGATGTACGCAAGGCAGCACGGTACTACTGTTACTCAGATCATAAAGGCCCACTTTCAAGATCTGAGAGAGCAGCACTCAGTGTTGAAGCGTAGAGAGGTAGATCAGATCTAATGCCCGCGAGCTACGAGGAAGCAAAACATAGCTTCGATATTCATACTGGAGCTACGCAAGATGACATTGCTGACATGCTTCGTGCGCTTCTCAGTACCAAGGCTGTGGTCAGAAAAGTAGTCATCGAGGTAACTCCAGGACAAGGGCGTCAGGGAAAGATGACAGTAGATATGCTGACGCCGAAGATAGGACCCCCTGATGGTGAAATACTGGAACCTGATCCAGAGAACCTATGGCAGATGATGAGCAGAATCCCACTCACGACACCTGATCTCAAGAAGGTGAAGATGCGTGTACCCGCTGTGATGCGTTCTGTTGCGTTGATCATGCAGGCTGCTCTGTCCGCGGAATCAGAAGCTAGGATACCTGTTGGATGGATGATCAACGAAGATACTACCATATTCATGAAATGGCTTGGTTTACGGCTTTCAATCATGCCGTCCGTATACATGAACCTTCCTCTGCTACGTGTACCGTTCGTGGAGAAAGATCGCCTAGTACTTCTTTGTGCAAGAAGCAGGAAGATGGATCCAGTACGCAGCGAACGCGGTTTGGTTCTGCAGATGGAGGCTTGAAATGGTAAGGAAGATAATCTGCTCAATCTATGAAGATCGGCCAGAAATGTGCAAGAGCTACCCACAAACAGATGGGCGTTACGTACCCCCATCCTGCGGGTTCTTCTTTCCGGGTGACGGTACTCGTCACGGAGAGTGTGATCCTGAATGTGAGGCCGCCTGCTGTCGCCTTACTAGACAGGATGGTGAACCGTTGGGGTACCCACTAGAGGACTATCTTGGTGGCCTTCCATGCAAGCACCTTGCTTTGATCGAGGGAGAAGATGACGAGAAAGCGAAGGAAGGATAGTTCGGTATTGGATGAGGCGATTGCCGACGATCTGAAAGTTGCGCTATCTAGCTTCAGTTTCATCGAAGTCCTGGATCAAAGCATGACAACTGGTAGGGCGCGCATTCTTATGCGTGTGCACGATGACTCATCTTGGTTGCCAGTACTGAAGCTGATTCTGCGTGAGGAAAGACGGCAGACGGAGGATCGTTGGTCCATTCACGTATGCAGGCAGTTCATGCTACGCCCTGACAACGACGATGTACTGGCGTTTGCCTGGAACTTCATCCTACGCAGCAGTAACCTCAAAGGAGCCATAGCAGACATTTGTCGTGTGATCGACGTAGCTAAGAATGCGATCACATTTGAAAGTGGTTCTCAGCACCGTCGTAGCGCTCCAACTATCAGAGGTAAGAAGCCGAGAATGCAGACCAAGGCCCAACCTAACCGCAACATGGTCGGTGACATCATGGAATATCCGCTCATGGCAAATCCAAACAGAAATTTGCCTGAAGTACCTCTCTTTTCAAAAGAGAGGGGCAAGCAGAAGGGTGCCCATTTGATCGGAGGGTGAGATGAGCTTCTTTGGGCCTAAGCAACAACAGCTCCTAGATGCAGCAAGGACTGCTAGGATCGATCCAGCTCAGCTTCTTCCTTACGAGTCGAAGCTACTAGCAGAAGCTGGAGCTACGCTAGAGGACATCACTAGACCGCTTACGGCAGACGAACGGGCTGCAGTAGAATCGAAGCGGCAGGCAATCAAGTCGCTACTTACAGAGGACACAACACTCAGGGCAAAATTCAAGATCGAGATTATGTGCGGGTCTGATAGATCCGTGGATAAACCTTTTCGCGGATCTATTGTAGTCTTCAGAAGCGGAACTGCATTGCACGGTGGAGGAGATGAGGTAGTGTATCCATGTGTTGATCCACTATGTCCTGGATTCATTCCACCAGAGCTGATCATGACAGCAGTAGGTAAGGCTGGTTGCCCAAAGTGTCAGCGTGTATGGGATCAAAGTAAGCTCAGGGAGATGTTCCTGGCTGTACTCCCAGCACAGAAGTGGGCATTCGTTCTATCTAGATTCTTCGTTCGTCTTGGACACGACGCTGATCTCTATCTCAAGAGCGCCCCCATAGACATCAGAAAGAATACGATGTCGGAGAAAGAGAAGGATCAGGGAGGGATGCAATTGGCAGTTGCGCGAACTAGGAGACAACCGGTAATCTACCCACTGGATAGGATCTACAAAGATCTTAGCAATGGAGCGAACCTGGAGCAGCGCTTCAGAGCCTTCGTGACGGCATAGCGATGACTACACTCAGTGAAATGATAGATCGCCTCAATACGCTTCGAGCTAAGATTCACCTGATAGAGTCATTGAAGAGCATGATCAGTGACGAAACCTTCGAGAAGGAAACGAGGGCTTCAGGTGAGGCGATAGACGATCTGCTTATCGATGTTGATAGTGCTCTTCTAGCGCCAGTGCTCGAAGAGATCGAAATGTTGGAAGGTATGGAGATCCAGAATGGGAAAGTCGAAAAAGAATCCCCCAAGAAAAGGAAACGTAAGAGTGGCTGATGTTACCAAGCGTATTGTTGATGCAACTGCTATTCGAGTATCAGAAGCGCTTGCTCATATGGACAAGAAGCTGATCGGATTCGTACAAGCATTCCAGCAGAACCTGAACCAGCTCTACATGAATCAGAAGTCCATCGGCGACATGAGCTACACGAACAACGTCCATGCTGCTGTTCTACGCGAAGTGATGTACGATAAGGGTCTGCTCACGAAGGAAGAATATGAAGCTGGAATCGAGAAGGAACTGGCCGTTCGGGAAGCGATCCAAAAGAAGCAGGCAGAGGAGGCTGAACAGCTTGCTGAGGAGCTAAGAAAGAAGCAGGCGGAAGAAGCTGCTGCACGAATTGCAGCAGAAGCACCTGCTCCTTCAGAGGAAGTGTTCGATCCACAAGTATTCGGTGGGGATTTCAAGGAGGAAGCTATTGGGCAAGCTGTACAAGGAGAATAGGGACACGTCGAAGATCGTATGTCCTCACTGCAAGAGCGAGATGGCCACCAAGAAAGTGGTGAACGGTGTTTCCGTTCTCTTCTGCATGAAGTGCAGGACGCAGTTCAAGACAACTCCGATCTAGGAAAGTCTCGCATCGAATGCCTCGTTAGAGGACTTGTCAGGATGCCACTCAAGAAAGATCGGATGCTGGAGGGCGTTGGTATCATCTCCTTCGGCTATGAAGGTGCGAGACTCGTACTTGATCCTAGCAACTCCAGCAATGCCACGATTGTTGGCCGCTCTACGAAGGACGTACCTACGTTGATCTTCGGTGAACCCGGATCCACAATTGCAGATGTAGTGCATTGCTCCTTCGGGTCCGAATTGGTAGAGAGCCACAACACCCGGAAGATCCTTCAACCTACCTTTTCCGTAGCGACCACCGGGCTTGCCGCCGCTCCAGGTCATATCGGGATCAAACACTACGATGAAGTCTCCTTCCAGGATTGGTTTCCATTTCCAAGCTTCAGGTCGATCTTCACGTCCTCGAAAGTTGACGACAGCATCCCCGAAGATGGCCTCAGCGTCGTAGATCACCAGACCCTCGAGGCTCTCATCGCGAACAGTGATCATCAGTTCATCGAGAGGATTGTCGGAGGATACTGTAGTGAGTGTTTCCATGACCTGAAGGTATTGGAACTTCCTGCTACCGATCTTCCTGTACATGAAGTCGATCCATTCTCCTACTGGAAGCTCTGCCATGATCTGCTTTCCAGCCCAGTAAGGAATTCCAAGAACGATAGCTGTTGGTCTGCGGAATGGGTCGTCTTGGAGAAGAACAGCTCTCTCTGGAAGACTCCTATCGAGAGTCTGCATCAGTCTCCTGTTGTCCATTCCGTTCTCCACGACGACAAGCTCTGTGAGAAGAATGGTCTTGGGCGGAAACTTGGCATTCGCGATCTCACGAGCGAGGTATGGATAGTTTGCCGTGCAAAGATCCATTCTCCTCGTGAAGATATGAACGTGATCGTCGTCGATGAAGATGGGATGCATCATCCCGTCTCTTTTGATCGTGAAGATAGCCCTATCAGAATCGATAACCTCTTGCAGGCGGGCCATCTCCTTGCTTCCTTCTTCCGGCTGGTGACGACACTTCATGAATCGAAGATTCTTGGCGGGGTTGGAGAAGTTGATCTCGTCATCCCTAGTGGATCTCAGAACCTCTCCAGTATTGGGGTCGACTTCTTGGTAGCCGAGTCGTTCGATCTTGTCCCTGATGTGACGATCGGCAACGAGTATAGCCTGCGTCTTGGCGTCCTTGTACCCCTTCGTTCCAAACTTGCCGACAGGTCCGGGTCGATCATGAGTCTGCTTCATCTTCCCTCCGGCGATGCCGGATTCCATGAAAACTACCTCACCGTCGACACCGATCCTCCATTCGAGCGGGTTGATCTTACCACTTTGCCTGAACACTCTCACTTCAATCACCTCCTAACATCCGCTAGACCGATGCTCTTATAACAGGTTTGAGGAGATCATAAGATGAGCGAACCAAAGATCAAAGTGCTTGTTGAGAACGTAGATGGCCTGACCAGACGTCAGGTAGTAGACGAAGTAGTAGAGCGTGAGCTGAACGAGTTCAATAGTTGGTTTACCGAAACGTTCAGAGGTGCAGCGCCAATGGCTAGCTTCGAGAAAGCTATGGTGAAGAGCTACGTGATGTGGAAGATCAAAGATCAGATTGAGGCGATCAAGAGCTAATAAATTCTGGGCGCAGCCCGCGTGTGCGTTGCGTCTTGACGTTTCAGCTGCCCGAGGTTCCTCACAATACTTATACCGATCTAATGGAGAAACCTACGGAGGCTCTCCACGCGTTCATCGGGCCTTCCTTCGGGCTTTCGCCCTTTGCTCCCTCTTTTTCCTTCTTTCCTCCTCCTTCTTTCTTCTCTCGAGTTCCCCCTTGAGCGCCATGATGACGCTCGCGAGGGTCCCTTGTACGGCGGCATTCTTCTTGTTGGCGGTCTTCGCCGCCGCCTTGAACAGAGCGGCCATCTTCTTCTGCGCCTCTAGCGACTTCGATCGTTCTTCTTGTCGGGCGCTTCTCACCTGGTACTCGCTGTCTGCGTCACAGACATCGAGCACCATCTCCAATGCCGCTCCCGCAGCTATGATCGGGCCGCCAAGCCCGTCAGCGGCGAACTGCCCCAGTGATTCGAGGCAGAAGTATAGTGGGTTTGCCATCTATACTTCCTCCTTTCTATTGATCTTATATACATGATGAGACAGCAATTTCTGCTCTAATGTGGTAACTTCACGTAAGAAGAGCGGAGAGTAGTCCCCATGATGAGTTCGCAGCAGATCGCAGCGATGGCATCGCAGCAACAAGCGATGTTTGGAAACTTCCAATCGTATGCAGCGCAGATCACTCCTGCTTATGGAGCTGGTCCTGGAATGGGGGCTTTGAGACCTCCTGTCATGGGCGGCTATCACACTGGATCCCCACCAATGATGCCCCCACCCCCACCTCCAATGCCCGGTCTCAACATGGGTTACGGGGGCGGAATGATGCAGATGGCCACAATGATGCCGTATGCGTCTCCGCAGATGGGAATGCAGCAGGTGATGGGGGAGCAACTTGCCGGATCTTTTACGGGCGGATTATCCACTGTGGGGTCGGGTCTCGCTCGTATTGGCGGATACGGTGCTCTCGGAGCTGCTGGCCTGAGCATGCTCGGTATGGGCGGAATGGGTATGGCAGCTCTTGGCGGCCTACCTGGAATGGCAGTTGTGGGCGGCCTAGAAGCAGGGGCCTACGGCCTCAGTCAGATGCATGCCGGCTTCCAAGAACGACAGAATGTGAACAGAGTTCTTCGCCAACGCTTTGGCGGAATGATGGGGATCGGCGGTGGTCGTGGTGGGATGGGGTTCAATACCCAGGAGATGGGTCAAGTTTCTTCGATGGTTCGTGGCATGGCAGATCAAGACATGTACACGAGCTTTGATGAGCTGACGCGGTTGATGGATCGTACAGCGCAGATGGGGTTGTACAGAGGAGTACAAGGAGCGCGGCAGTTCCAGACCAGGTTCAAGGAGACAGTTGCTTCGCTGACAGAGATCGCGAAGACAATGCATACCTCCCTCGAAGGCGCCACTCAGTTCTTCGAGCAGGCCAGAGGACAGGGCTTCTTCTCTGGAAGAGACATCACAGCGACGTTGACGCAGACCAGGATGGCTGCAGGAGCCTCTGGTATGTCCATGGATCAGATGATGTCTATCAGAAACCAGGGTACCCAGATGGGACGCATGATGGGTATGCGTGGCCGAACTGGAGCTGGAGCCATGATGCAGATGGCTACCAACATCGGGGTTGGTATGCAGACCGGTGCCATCAGCGATGAATTGATCTCAGAGGCTACTGGCGGATTGATGGGTGCCGAAGGCGCGCAAGCTGCTGCCGGTATGATGATGCAGTCAAACGCTAGATGGCTACGAAGAGGTGCCGGCCGTGTGATGTTGGCAGGACTTTGGGATCCAGCAACGGGTGGAATCAACAGAGAACGTCTAGCTCAGGTAATGTCCGGGGGAATGAGCTTCCAGGACGTTCGAGCTATGGGTCGTGCGAACATATCCGGAACTGGTGGTAGGAGATCAGAGTTCTTTGCTAACGAAGAGCGACTTGGAGGTATGCTTCAGGAAGCGGGAGGTGGGGCGATTCAATTTGGAATGCTAGAGGAGCATATCAGAGCTCGTCGTGGAGTTACCTCAGACGATCCTATCGGTGAGCGATTCATTCGTAGACAGACTGGCTGGTCTCAAGCCGAGTTCGAGCTTCAGCGTGCAGCGTACAGAAACCTTCCCAGGATCCTCGAAGATAGATCTATGAGAGAGGCGCAGCAGAATGAAACAGCTATGCGTACTCGATCCATGGAGGGGAGGGGTGTTGCTGGAGCGCAGAGGCGTATACAGCATTGGTGGCAGACAGAGGTTACAAGTCCGATCAGGCAGATGGGTGATGACCTTGTAACTTCGTTCACAACGAAGGTTGATGAGATCTTCAATCAGATGGAAGGAAACGTGAAGCTCACTATTTCTGAGCGTACTCAGGGTCTATTGACTGAGTATGCTAGAACAGGTGAACTCGGCAAAGATCTTATGTCCTTCAAGCGCTATCAGGAACTTAGTCGGAAGCTAAGAACTACTAGTGATGAGGGTGGGTTTTGGGGAGGTGTTGGTCGGTCATTGGGTATGCGTCCTGGAACAATTGATGAGAGATTCAACGACATTGGAGGGTATCTATATAGTCGAGCCGGTAAGGGTCTAGACATTGGCGCCAAACTAACACAGAAACAGAAGGAAGATTTCATCAATAAGTATTACGAAGAATCGAACATGAGCGCATCTGAACTTGGATTTACTAGCGATCAAATACAGAAGCTTAGTGGGCGTGCAAGTCAGATACTGACGTCTAAGATCGGAACAGGAGCCAGACTTCAGGAGTTCCGAGAACAACTTAGTAGATTTCCTCTTATGTCAGGTGAGGAGAAAGATCTTTTCTTCCAGACCAGACTTGATATGTACCAAAGCGGCGACCAAGATATCAAAAAGTTCTTCGCTAAGTTGAGTGGTAGTAGGGCGAAACAGTATGCTGGACTAGCTCAACTAGAACGTGGATTTGGTAAGGGCATTGAGATGCCCGTTGATGCGATGGGGGGTGTCAAATCCTATGAGACACTACGAACACAACTAAAGAGCGCAGCTGATAACGAAAAGTCTGTAATGAATCGACTAGCTGCTAAGCTTTTGGGTGGTGGATACGGTACTGAGTGGGCTTATCAAACTACAACTGAAAGGAAAGAGGGTACTGGGTGGTGGGGTACTAGTTTCATGGGAGAGTCTAAAGAGATAACGAAAAAGATTGCAGGAAAAAAGCTACTCGATGAAATAAGAATGCGAGAAAATACGGGATTTATGGACCAGGATTCTAGCCTCGAAAGTAAAAGTAGCGCCCTAAGAAGATATGCCGTATCAATTACAGGTTTGATGTCCGATGAGGGTACAAGAGATCTACTTATAAGAGCATCGAGGCCTGGCGGTGATCCTGCGGCACTAAAAAGGCTGCAGGAACTATCGAGGATGGACGAAAAACAGGCAAAAGATTTTGGTGTCAGCGATGTCGAGGCACTAGGCAAGCTCACTCAGAGAATCGCCAATGACGATACAAAGGTCAAGAACGATATATCAAGTCTAGCCGAGTCCTCAAATCTACGAGATATGATAGCCGTATCTCAGCGAGTAAAAGAATCAGGTGCGGCTCTGGATAAGTCGCTGCGGAACAACAGAGCTATTGTAGAGGCTGCGGACAAAGTATCACCAGAGACAATGAAATCGCTACAAGCTATCGCGGCTGCTGAATCTTCTGGTAACTGGGAAGCTGCTAATGAGCTTCGTAGTAAGTTCTATTCTGACTACATTGGAAAGCCTGGATCCGAATACCTAGCTGCAGCTCTACGGGCAGATCCTACTGGTGGATCTGTCAATTTGGGTGTTGGTATGCAGCGAGCTCTTCGTATACAAGGTGAGCTTACCGGGAAAAGGGGTACTGAGCTGGGTATTAGGGAGATGCTTAGCTCTGTTGGTCTAGACGAGAAGGCGTTTGGTGGTAAGGAGTTTGAGGCACTAGGTCGTAATCAGAAGCAGCGTATGAAAAAGCTGACTGGTATGATCACCAGTAAAGAGGGGATAACATCAGAACAGTTGACGACCTATCTTGGTGGAACAGCGGGAGACAAAAGTGCGATTGATGCGATTGCCGGTATGGGTGCTGGTACATTCAAAGATAGAACATCATCCTGGCTAGAAAGCGGAAAAGACGGCTGGGATGCTAAAGAAGCCGCAGCATTGGCAGTAAGCTCAGGTGCAGAGGAGGCCCAACAGGGATCAATGGGGGGTACGCAAACTAGAAGTAGCCTTGCTGAAAAGCAATACGATATTCTCAAGAAGATGTTCGACTTTCAAGTAGTTCAATCGACGAAGGACGCTGGACTGATCAAGGAACAGACTGATAATCTCATAGCTGCCATGGGATTGCAGTCGAAGACTACGGCCCCTGCTGGTGAGGGAACCTCTGAACAAATTCCAGGAGATTATGCGGGGTAGATCATGACGGTATACGGCGAATTTGGTTGGACTGCTTCTCCGACCGTTCAATCAATGGACGGTCCTGATTCTGACTACAGGCGCGAGAAGACCATCACGAAGATGGTGGGTGGTAAGAAGGTAACACTGATCTTACGCGACACCATTGTTCCAGAAGATCCGTACTTGAACATGGTGTGGGCGGCAGCCTTCGTCTACACGGAGAATAGCGGTCCTAGTAATAGATTTCCGGTCACTCCAACAACCAGATCGATCAAAGATGCTTTGATCAAAACGAATCTAGTGATCTAGGGGTACAACAATGGCTGTGTTTATCGAGGCTAGGACCGAACCATTCGCTGCAAGGCGCGAAGAGATGGCTAGTGGTATCCGTGATCACGGAAGATCACATCCATACGTGCGTAGACCAACGCGAGGGTATCAGCTCAAGGAAGATGTCTTTGCGGTGATCAGGATCATGGGACCGGATGGTCGGTTCATGCCAGTGATAGACGCTGCTGGTGAGGAGTATTCTGTCGAGACCAATAGTGGCATGACAACGTCCTACTCGAACTTCTTCATTCAGTCTGTCTCTGAGCAGCGACAGGAGAAGCAGCAGATCGTAGAGACGTTTGGTGATTCCTGGATCTTCTTCTTTGGTGAGGCGCCACGTCTTCTCCAAGTAGGCGGTTACCTTCTGAACACGGCCGACTTCAACTGGAGAGCAGAGTTCTGGGAGAACTATGAGCGGTACTTCAGAGGGACCAGACTTGTCGAGCTAGGGGCGCGTCTATACTTGATGTACGACGATATCATAGTTGAGGGGTACTTGATCAATGCCGCTGCACAGGAGTCCGCAGCACCAGCACCGGCAGTGCTCCAGTTCAACTTTCAGATGTTTGTCACTGGTTACACTAACGTTTCTAGGATAGGTGATCCTAACTTTCCTGCTCCAACAAACTTGGACTACGCGCAGCTTTCTAGTTACGATCAGGCTATTCAGAGTTGGCAGAGGAATAGGAACCTACAACGCAATATCGCCGGTGAGACCATCAACGCAGCTAACAGAAGAGCGTACCAGCTAGGAGTTGGCGCACTGCTGGCGGACTCCCTTCGTGCGAACATGGTTGATGCCGGTGATCCATCCATCTCAGCGTTTGTTGCCAGAGCTTACATGGCGACCAGAGCCGTGGCCACACTGGCTCAGCTAGCTAGCAGTCCAGATTCAGTGACCAATGCATCTGTAAATCCTTACGAGGGAGTGAGCATGCAGGGGCCGATGCGTCAGCAGTTCACGCACAACATTGATGAGTACGTCAGCTCAGGAGAGGAGTCACGCTACGCCAATAGGCATTTTGCATATGAGCTGTCTATGGCTGAACGTTGGCAAGAGATGGATAGTCAGATGGATGCCGGTCTAGATGGGATGACATCAGGCGGATCGGACGCCGGAGGATCAGAGTTCTGGGATGTGATGGGGCGTGCAGGTAGAACACAGCAGCAGATCATTGAGAGTGGTGGAGATAGACTCGTATCCCAGAACATCAACCGTGGTATGTTTATCGGCGCCGCTAGTCGCAGTGGTAACCAAGCGGCTCTAGCCAGATCAATACCGTTCGGGATGATGGTCATGCCAGGGGAGATGCTGTAGATGCCAACAGCCCAACATCTGAGACTTCGGTGCTTCTTGGAAGGAATAGAGGTTCCAATTGTCTCCGCCTCACTCTCGATCCAACCGGATTCGCCGGCGCAATGTCAGATCCAAATTCCAGCTACTGATCGAGCCCATGATCTTCTGCCACGAACGCTTGTACACGTTTTCTACTATGACTATCACGACGGTCCTGGGGATACGTTCAGCGTCCGAGTTGGCAACGAAGATCAGGTTCTAGCTGCTAGACGTCTAGCAGAGATGTTGAACGAATCAGAGAATGCCGGCAGTGTTCAGTCCGACACCCAGACGGGTGATACTACTACGTCCGGATCGGTAGCAACTAGAACGACATTCGCGGAAGATCTACCTGGTCTCACAGGCGTTAGTCTTGACCCAGAAGGCGCACAGTTGCCATCTGAGGGTGCACCATCAACTGCAGTAGCAAGAGTTGAGTCGTCTCAGATAAGACAGAATGAAAGTGATGATCCACTACGTGATGAGCAGGTGAACGATCAGAACTGGAGACTGTTCTTCTGCGGAGAGGTAATCGGATACCAATTTGTGAAGAACTACAACAATCGCGGGATCATCCTAGATTGTATGGACCTATCGCTCTATTGGGATACCTGCTACCAGTACAAGGTCAATGTAGCCTCGCTCACCGGCAATGCCATGGCCAACTTTGTTGGTGCAGGAACGTCGCTGTGGGATGTGTTCTTCCAGAGTGCAACAAGCTCTCTAGTGGATATCGTTACCCGTAGATCATATAGTAGACCCGATCTTACTGGACTGCTCTCCGGCATCGTTCACCTACTCGAACGAGTAGGTGGTGTCTACACTTCCCCAGGACGAAGCTTTCGTGGAGTGAACGACTTCTTCTCGATCGCAGAGCTGCGACTACACCTAGTTGATATGATCTGTGCATCAGAGAATGACAATTCCTCCAGACAGGTATTCGCACGCAGAGCGTACAATGCGTGGACACGTAGAGAGGGTGGGCAGCTGGGAGAGATTGCTAGCTTCAGGGAGATACTCAATCTGGTCAACAGGTACATCTTTCACAGCGTGATACCGTGTCCAATAGCGAAGTATGAGCCACCAGATCAAATAGCCACATCCAGATCAGTTCGCTACAACATCATGGACACTCCAGCCGGTAGAAGGGCTCTGGATCTTGCTAGGCAGATACAAGCTAGAGCTAATGCTCAAAGAGATTGTTGGGCTGAACACGTAGCTAGTGGACTTTCTCTTCCTAGTGATCTAGTGCCAACAGCTCGTAGCGAATACGTAGGTATTGCGAGTGCATTAGAGCACAGTTTGATCCCATCACTCAATCAGCTAGGAGCTAGGAATGCGGCAGTAAAGGCCGTTGTGGCAAGACAAAAAGCCGATAGCATTTCAGCGTATATCAATTTTGCGGAAAGAGTGATCGATGTTACCGTACTAGCCGCAACATCTGAGGAAGCAGCTAGCGCTATGGATGAATGCGTAAGCGCAATGACCGGGCTACCTCCTCGATCTAGAAATGTTAGTAGCACAAGGAGAGTGTCTGCTAGGCTGAATTCGCAGATCATGCGCCCGGACATCTTCATGGTAGCCCCACCACGCTGTAACGTGATCTTTCCCGAGTTGTACAGCAGCATGCAGTTCTCTAGGCAGTTTCTCCGTGAGGTGACCAGGATGCGTCTCACGGTATCCGATGAGATCTTCGGCCCGGACATGTTGCTGGACAACTGGTACTACGCTCCAGATGTCGAGGTACTTGGTGAAAGAGTTCGTCAGGGAACTACAGATGCCGGAGGCGTAGCAGAGGGAGCTACTCTACAGCGTGCAGCGTACAGCTGCCGCCTAATGGATCACGAGCTGTTCACTGGTGTCGTTCCTGTGTTCGAGCGAATGAACGAAGTGAACATGTACGCTGCTCGAGCTCAGATGGTGACAAGGCGTGGGGCAGTAGTGCCCTATGCAATGCGTGCAGCGCACTTCCAGTTCTTCAAGAACCGTATGGCACCTAGGTCCATGTCGGTAAGCGGGAAGTTCAATCCGTACATAGCTCCTGGATTCCCAGCTACTGTGATCGATAGGTACATGACCAAGGAGGGAATAGAGATGGCCAACCTACGTGGCATCGATCTCCTCGGTCAATCACTCACGCGAGGTTGGGCACGAGTTATCGAGGATCGAACAGAGTACGATCGTAATGTCGGCAATGCTGAGTTCTCTCCCATGGATGTGTGGAGCGCACTCAGGAACACGGTACCAGTTCAGTTCACGGGACTCTTGATGTCAGTTCAGCACAACGTGTCGCAGGGCTCGGCAGGTACCTCCTATACTCTTTCCACAGCTAGAACGCACAGAGATCGGGATGAGCTGCTTGGTTCCAACGTTATGCAGGTTTCGCGTAGGCAGCCTGCGCAATCTACCAGGACCAGCTTCGTTGCCGCGTTGGAAGGAGACCCACCACAAGTAGGACAACTTGGCCCCTACTACGGTCTCATCACAAATGTGATGTCCGTGAGTCGTACTGGAAGCTTTCTTCTTTTCGGTACGTTCGGAGGTGGAAGGCCGCGAAGAGAAGTTGTCCGAGTTCCCGTTGGTGTTACTCAATCGGCTAGAAGTTACGGCCCAGAAGTCGTTGGTATGGTGGGCAGCCGCGAGGCAGAGGTCACGTTCCGCGCGTATCAGATCACTGAAGAAGTAGATCGTTGGCGAGGTCAGCGTGTAGAAGTTCCAATGGAGGACTTCCTTCGACCACCTTGGATGAGCGATGTTTGGGCCAGCGATAGGATTGGTGGAGTATACCAGCAGTTCTTCGGAACAGGTGCTATTACTGATCCAATGATCATTGATACGGGTACCGCTCGAGCTACCTACACAGAAGATTACGACGAGACGCATAGTGAGGCTGGAGCACGGAACCAAACGGTGCAGGATCCTATCAGGGCTGATGGTACTACGAACCAGACTGCTGACCTCGACATCACCATTGAAAGAGCCATTGATCTATTGGTGAAGTCGTACAGCGAGATCAGGCAAGCCGGTCTAGACGTTCACGAATTCATTAGGGCGTATACGTGGCGGCCGGTAGCGACCATCGATGACATGCTGGGAACTAGAGATCTGGAAATGGATCCTGCCACTGGTCGTGTGCTCCGTGGAGTAGAGGGGTTTCATAGTAGAGCGTTCGGTCGTGGAGAAACTGGAAGCAATCTGCGCAACCTGGTTCCAGAAAACATGGCAGGTACGAACGCTTCTGAACAGGAAGAAGACCGATACCATATCGCTGCTCGTCTCTTGGGTATTGGTACTGGAGCTAACCAAGATCGTCGTAATCTGTTGACCAGGCTCGACAAGCGGTCTGATAAGAGTGAAGCGGTCCTGGCCTACGTTCAAGAGCTATGGGACAGTCGTGGACAGCTTGGTTGAGCCGAGATGGGGCGGTATCATAGGTTCGATGGACGACTTGAAGAAACAGGCGGTTGGCTACAGAAGTGGCGGTTTCATGCAGGTGCGAAGAGGAACCAGACCACTTCACGTCGAAACCCTCCTACGTCGTAAGACTCCAGAGTCAGCGGCCAACATCTTCGAGCCGGCCAGGCCAACGACAACAGACAAGACCTTCGAGCAGTCTCTTGCGGCCACAGCTGGTGAGGAGTTCCAGCCAGCAGAGGCTGAAGAGAAGGTAGCTTCGATCAGTGAGCGTGAGTTCCTTGCGAAGGTCAAGAACGAGGCAGCCAAAGAAGGATTCGACATCTTTGCGGTAGCCGGTCGACCCGATCAGAATACAGGTGCATCCATATACAGTCGTAAGGGGCCAAAGGACACTTCTGCTGCGTGGAATGCGCGAAAGGCGCACATGGAGTGGGAGAAGTCACAGGGAATGGATCCAGCACACGACTGGTCGAAAACTGCGGAGCTGCGCAGAGACAAGACCACAGAGAAGCCTACTCAAGTTGATCCGAAGGTTGTCGAGTCGGTAAAGATCAAGCAACTCGGTACCGAGAATGGAAAGAAGGTCTTTCTGGTAAATGGTGCCGATATACGAAACAAGATCGATACAGACTTCGCTCTTGGTGGTAACTCTGCGAGGTATAGCTACGTCCCAGAAGGTGAGCTGTGGGTAGAGCAGACAGGTTCAACAGTAGATAGTGACGAGAAGCATACGATCAAGCATGAGGATCGTGAAGAGAATCTCATGCGTAGAGGTATGAACTACAACCAGGCCCATGGAGAGGCTACAAAGGTTGAGACTGTTGAACGCAGAAAGCAGGCTTCCGCAGGAGAGTTCGTAGGAAGACTGGCGCCGCTAGTAGATGATGCGGCGATCCTGGCATGGAGAGCCTATCAGAATAAGCAGGGAAAGAAGCAGGAGATCCAGGAACCAAAAGTCGGTGAGGTGAAGAAGTCTTCTCTGATCACTGATCTAGAGAAGGAAGCAGCTAAGGAAACAAAGCTGAAGACAGAGCTTCAACCTTATCAGCAACGGGTAATAGATCGACTAAGGAACCAATCTGGTCTAGTAGTGGCCCATGGACTTGGATCTGGAAAGACTCTCTCCTCCATCGCTGCTGCTACAGAGCTAGCTCCTGGAGAAGCTGCTGCACTAGTACCAGCAGCTCTGCAGGAAAACTATCTCAAGGAGATCGCAAAGCATACAGAAGGCGCTTCTCCGGTCAGTGTTGGCAGTCTTCAAAATGCGGTAGTGAAGAAGAACATACCGTCAGCCCCATTGCTGATCGTAGACGAAGCGCATAGGCTCAGGAATCCGGCAGCAGAAGGCTACCAGTTGATCAGAGACGCTAAGACTGGTAAGCGGATGCTTCTTACTGGATCGCCGGTGTACAACAAGCCAGAGGATATTGCTCCTCTCGTCAACCTAGCCGCCGGCGGTCGTGTTCTTCCTGTTGGATCAGATTTCAACCGTCGTTACGTTCGACAGCCGGGTAGGGGTCTTCTTACTCTGATCAATCCTTTTGCGAGTGTTGATCCGAAGATAGTCAACAAGGGAGAGCTAGGTGGGGCACTTCACAAATGGGTTGACTACTACAATCCTGAGGGTGAAAGATCAGCGGACTATCCAAGCCTCAAAGAGGTAAGGATAGACGTTCCCATGTCAGAGTACCAGACGACGGTACATGATGCTGCTTGGGGTCAAGTTCCTCTGCTAACTCAATGGCGACTACGAAAGTCGCTTCCACCCAACAAGCAGGAGCTATCAGAGCTCAATAGATTCCAATCGCAGGCTCGGCAGATTGCAAGCTCTGAGAAGAAGTTTCGCACTGGAGATGATCCAGTTGCCATAGCCCCAAAGATCCAGGAAGCAGCAAGACGACTATCGGATCAGATTGAGACCAATCCAAGACATCGTGGTCTGGTTTATGCCAACTACCTCGAGACGCTCAATGACTACGCGAAAACGCTGGACGAGAAGGGAATTCCGTACGCGCAATTCCGTGGTGATATGTCCGCTAAGGTTAGAAACCAGGCAGTAAAGGATTACAACGAGGGTAAGATCAAGGCGCTACTTGTATCCGGTGCTGGTGGTGAGGGGCTTGATCTGAAAGGGACCAGACAAGTACAGGTACTAGAGCCGCATTGGAACGAAGAAAAGCTGAAGCAGGTAATCGGGAGAGCTAGGCGTCTTGGATCGCATGCACATCTTCCACAAGAGGAGAGAAATGTTCTCGTAGAGAACTATTCGTCTTATCCTCAGAGATCATTTCTTGGGGCGATGTTCAAGGGGCGAAAAGGCGTAGAGGGGATGCTCTACGATATGTCAGCCCAGAAACAGCGATTGAATGATCAAGTAATAGACTTGATGAAGAGTGGACAGCATCGTGAGCGCATAGAAGTCTACGGCCTTCATAATGGAAAGCTTCTAGCCGGTAGGTTTCCAGATAGATCAGTTGGTGTATACGGAGGCGGTGTAGATCCTGGAGAGACTCACGAACAGGCAGCCCATCGAGAGTTCTTGGAGGAGTCGGGTTACAACATAGGTAACCTTCGCAGAGTAGATGTTCCCCCATTTGAGTCTCCGTGGGTGGAGGATCATGGTCCTATCGAGCTTATGGCGCCCAAACGCCGAGAAGAATACGAATCTAGGCGCAAAAAGTTTCCTTCAGGTCACAAGACGACCTACTTCGCTGGTGAGGTGTCTGGAGAGCCATCGAAACCAGCAGATGATACGGGGTCACTCGGAAGAGTGAGGCCAATTGATCTGAATAGAGCTATCAAGATACAGCAAGCCGTCCTCTCAGGGATGACGAACCCTTACGACATTCGTCGTCTGGAAAGTAGGATCGCTGTTCTTGAGTCTCTAAAGGACCCACAGAAAACCGCAGCACGTCGTCCCGAATTCCCGAACGGGACAGTTCGGGAAAACGGGATGGCTAAAATTGCTGCTGAAGCAACCACCGGACGTAGAGAGTTCGCTCCCGGAATCCCGACCGGTAGAGTCGTGCAGAGGATACCTTCTGTGAAGGAGAGTGGTCCAAACGCGGAGTGGACTGCAAGTCTTGCCCTTCACCCAGCTGCAAAGCGTGGCGATCACTACGATCTACGTCTAGTGGACTCCAAGGGCAAAGCGCATTCTTGGGCTATCAACAACATCCCTGAGCCGGGTAAGAGCACCTATGCTGCCCAAATGCCAACTCATTCTGGATCCTACGCCAAGCGTACAGAGCCGTTCACCATTCCGATCAATGTCTATGGTGGTACTAGACCTGGTGCACAGGTAGAGCCGAAGTACGTTCAGCCGGTGGAGGTGATCTCGGCTAACGACAATCGAGTCCATCTGCTTCGTCATGAAGGACAGAAGACGGAAGAGCTGGTACTTCGTAGAGTCGCAATGGCTGGTGATCAAACACCGATCTGGGCACTCCACAACGCCACCAGAACTCGATCGACTCAAGAGGGGCAGCGACTTCCGGATATGAAGCCCAGGTATCAGGAGATCCCAATCGGGTCAGTGGATTTCAACAACGACCAGCAGCTCATGACAGCGAAGATCGATGGAGCGCATACCATCGTAGATTTCTACAAGCCTGATCGAATGGCGAGAACATACTCGTATCGGCCTACTCAACGAGAGAGTGGTGTGATCGAGCATACCTTCAAGTTTCCCAACTTCCAGAACCTGAAGACGCCACCATCGTTGAAAGGTACTATGATCAGAGCTGAGACGTGGGCCTCCGACTCCGCTGGCAGAGCGATACCAGCGTCTGAGATTGGTGGTCTCCTCAACTCGAACGTGATCAAATCAAGACAGGCTCAACAGGAAGGCAATATCACTCTCCGCAGAACTGGCATCGATGTGATCCGCTACAACGGCAAAGACATGTCCACCGCTCCATACGAGAGAAAGCTTGAGATCTTGAGAGAGGTCAACAAGGCTACCAAGGGCGCTATCGAGCTCCCAATCTCCGCTAGGACTCCGGAAGAGAAGGCCGAGCTGTTGAATGCGGTGAAGGCTGGAAGGCTGCCAGAGACCAAGGAGGGGGTAGTCCTCCACGATCTTAGTAGCAGCACGATGATGAAGGCGAAGGTTAGGCCAGATACAGATGTCTACGTGCGAGAGATCGTCACGAAACCACTGACTGAGGCAAAGGGTCAGGCCGCTGGGTTCAAGTACTCTCTCGAACCAACTGGTCCTATCATCGGTCATGTCGGTACAGGGTTTTCCACACAGCTACGAAAAGAGATGTTGGAGAGCCCAGATCGTTTCGTTGGTCGAGTAGCCAAGGTCCAATCAGGAGGACAACACGTAAGTCGTAGTGGACGGATAGGTGCTCTAGTCGGTTCTCCTGCGTTCAAAGAGTGGCACATCGACAAGACGCCGCCTGAGCTAATGAAGGAGGCAACTTCCATTGGGGAGGTAATTAGTAGAGCGGAAAAGGAAGTTGATCCAGAAGCACTAGCTGAACGGTTGATGGAGACTAGTAGAACAGTCAAAGCACTCAAGCCGATTGTAGAGAGCAGTGTTGTACGTCCTTCACTGTTGAAGCTCAGAAATGAGTATCGAAACATCATAGGGGAAAAACCCGGTGATTGATCAACAGATAGATCCCGTTCTCGACTTCCTCGAGTTTGCAACCGAGCTGGACAAGGAAGCTGCTGAGGACAGAGCCGAGAAGGACTTTCAGCTCTGGCAGACGTGGAAGCAGAATGGTAAACAGGCTGATCATCTTGAGCCGCTCATGAAGCAGATCGATCCCCTGATCAGAAGAGCTTCCAACATTTACGCAGGGAAGGTCAACATACCAAGATCAGCAGTACATGCAGAGTTTCAGATTCAGGCTATCAATGCGTTAGACAGCTTCAATCCGAATCGTGGAGCTTCTCTTGGTACGCATGTTACCTGGCATCTCAAGAAGGGCAGGCGATTCATAACCACGTATCAGAATATCGGCAGGATACCTGAGACAAGGATCTACAACATCACCACCTTCCAGAATGCTAGGGACGAGCTGAAAGATCAACTTGGAAGAGATCCCGCTGCTCATGAACTTTCTGATAAGCTGAAGTGGCCGGTGAACCAGGTATCTGCCATGGAGCTCGAGCTGCGTAAAGAAGTGCCAACCTCGACTCTTCAGTCAGATATGAGCTCTCTCAAGCCGTCGAAGGAGACTGAAATCATTCGATTGATCCAGTACGAGCTAACTCCAGAAGAGAAGATCGTATACGAGCATCTACTTGGGGTGAACGGAAAGCCTCAGCTCAAGCCCGGTGAGATAGCTACAAGGCTCAACATGTCTCCGTCTAAAGTATCTAGGATCAAAGATAGTATTGGCGCCAAGGTAAAGAAGTACTACTGATGACGACAAGAGACGAAAGACTTGTAACTCTTCGAGATGCCGTTGATCGTTGGGCAGATGCAGAAGAGCGCAGACTCCAGGAGGAGAAGACGTTCCTCCAGTCTGTGTTCAACGGTCGTACGAATGGCGGTCAACTGTCGCGGTACATCACAGAGGAAGCATCGTCTCTCCTTGAGGACGAAGTGAATTCCTTTTTGACGGGATGAGCATGCTGATCAAACCCACTGAAGAAGAGCATGTAGACCAGCAGGGTCTGATCATGTTGGACAAGATAGCCTTGAGCGACATCAACCAATCTTATCGTGTACGCGATCTTCTTTTTTTGAGACTCATACTCGTATCTAGAGAACAAGATGCTTGGTTGTTGAGGTTTGCTCTAGTTCATGAGATACCAACATCAAAGATCAAAGATTTTCAGTTCACCAAGCAGGGTGAGGTTCTAGTAGGAGATGATCATGAATCCACTACTTCCATTCGTAATGAGGAAGTTGGCAGCAGAGGCGTCGGAGTTGTCCAAAGAGCAACTCAGAACGATCAAGCAGGAGATCAAAGCTGTAAAACCTCAGACTGAAGAAGAGAAGAAGATCGTTGAGTTGGTTGGCAAACCTGCTACACGTGGTCAGCTACTTCGGTCAGCAGGAGTCGGTAGTGTTGGTGGGGTGGCAGCACACGTAGTTGGGAGAGCTATAAGTGGCGGAGCTGGTGGCATGTATCCGTGGGTTGGATCTAAGGCGAACATGCTATCCGGCAAGGCTGTGCTGAGTCCGAGAGCTTTGGCGCGTGCAGCATCCATGGGAGTGATCTTCGGATCTGCAGTTCCAGCGCTCAAGAGACACTTGGATATTGAATCAGCCAAGAGAGGTAAGTTCTGAGCTATGGCCGTCGTACCGCGAAGGAAAGAGAACTTTGCGCTGGCGGCATGCCTATCGGCAGACGCAGTAGGTAACCTGGTCTACATTCGTGACGTCTTCAACGGTACTAGATACAGAGTAGCTTCCGTTGATCCATCCTCTTCTTTGAAGATGCCTGCTATAGGTGTGATCGTATCGAAGCAGACACCGACTGCGTGTACGATCATGTTCTATGGATTCTCTTCTCTGTACTCTAGTCTATCACCAGGTGGAACCTACTATGCCGGGTTGGATAGCAGGCCGGCGCAAGTAAGTGATCCAAATTACCCACCAGTAGGGTCAGTAATCCAGCAGATTGGTGTAGCGACTGACGACGATGAGCTTCTGATTCGGCCGATGGATACTAGGTCAGGCGGAAGCGGAGCAGGGGCTCGAGTCTACCAGCAACTTCTCATTCCAACGCTAGATCCTAGGGTGTTTCAAACACCACTACCATTCATACATGGCGGCACAGATACGGAAGTCGTGGAGTACAACGGTCAGAGACTATTTTCTGGCTTGGGGAACGACTACACCATTTCTGAGTCTGGGGGTCCCGGTTCTGGCTATGATACAATCACATTAGAATTTACTCCGGCTACGGCATCGAACATGCTCGTAGACTTTGTACCAGATGTGTGATCTGGACGGGAAAGAGGAGAGTATCGCATGGGTAGGTCAATCTTCGATCAGGAAACTCAACTACGACCGTCAGATTCGTACGTTGACAACATCGCTGCCGGACAGGCGAATCTAGAAACGCCATCCACAGACATCCAGTTCGATCTCAATGCACTTAGATCTCAAATCAAGCGCATTCTAGATCACACTGCTGGTAACTACTTCGATGATGTCTTTACGACCGCCACCGGGAAGAAGCGATCTCTCAAGACAGTCCACGTTGACCTAGATGATCTGGAAGAGAAGAGACTCGACTTCCGAACCAACATATACACGGACATCTCTGTCCCGGCTTCGGCAGCTGCCACTGATATTCTGACCCTTGGTGCAGCTCCAGTTGCAGCTGAGACTGTGACCATCGATGGGAAGGTGTACACCTACGTTGCAGCTCTGACTCCGTTGGAAGGTGAAGTGCTGATCGAGCTCACAGCCTCTGATAGCATAGACAACCTCGTCAACGCGATCATTCACGGTCCAGGTAGCGGTACCAAATACTCTTGTGCTCTAGCGCATTCAACAGTCACTGCCGCTGCCGGTGCTCTGGATACAATGGACGTGACAGCGATCACACCCGGTACCAGTGGCAATCTCATCGCTGTTTCTGAGACGTTGGCCGGTGTAGGATCGGTGTGGACTACACCGACTCTTACTGGTGGTGCCGGTGATGTTGTCGTGCTTTCAGTAGCAAGCTCCGAAGCTCCTTCTGAGCATGGGGCCGTTGGTGGTGTGTCCACGAAGGGTGCAGTAGTCGCCTACAACAGCAGCTTCCCGAACTGGAAGTTGTGTCTGGTTTCGGGACCGCACGCTCTTCGTCCGATGAACCTGTGCATCGTTAGGGACACAACCACAAGCGAAGTCATTCTCAGTGGCGGCAAAGAGGTCTATGCGCTGCTCTGTTGTGAGGACGCAACCGACGACCAGACCTTTGACGATCTGACCAAGCAGGTCGAGCTTGTATTCGTCAAAGAGAACGCAGGTGGAACTGCTCTGGTGGTAGTCCCTGCAGTGGACATCGGGGGAAAGAGCATCAACTACTCCTATGTTCAGCGTATCGATCTTGATCACATTCCAGAGTGGGCGTTCTTGACTGAGGTATTCGTTGATCAGTCGGCCGCCACGGATGTGACCAGGCAAAACGCCTACACGTTCCAGGGTACTACTCCTGTCGATGTCATCACCAACTCCGTCCTCGATATCCAGTCTGTTGGCAAGTATTGGCAGATCAGAGACAACAACGAAGACTCGCTCTTCAAGATCACAGAGAACTCTACGGGCTCTGCGACCGACATCGAGGTTGGTACGGCAGTAGACACGTTCAACGTCAAAGCCGCTGCAAACGACTTCACAAAGCCGGTCACCGTAGATTCGAGTGGTGTTGATCTGCAACTCGGTGTCACAGCGATTGCCAACACTGCTACCATCGATACGCTCGGCGGTAACGATCTCCGCTTGATGGGTACTCAAGAGCTGTACCTCGATGATGGCAATGCTCCTGTTGGTTGGAGCGACACGAACGGAATCAAGCTTTCCGACACTGCTGGAGAGTGGACTGACTTTGAAGCTGAGTTTGGTGAGGCGTCGATCCTGAGCGCCATCACTCAGGCAAAACGAGGCACCGAGAGGGCCAATGGCTGGGCGCACGTCATCACGGCTGACATTCCTGCGAGTACATTGATCACTGGCGCTGGAGTTGGAGCGAATATCAGTGCTCAACTTCCCAGCTACAAGGGCCTCTCGTTCATTGATGATGTGGAGCTCTTCGTCAATGGAGCTAAGCAACGACCTGGTGCCAATGCTGGAGCTTTGATGGACACTTATCCCAGTGCCGTTGTCGCAGAGCAGGCACAAGGTGCTTTCTACGCTCTGTTCAAGTTGAAGGTTCGTGGCGGATCCAATCCACCGGACAACCTCAATATGGTTGTGTGGGGACAGCCAACTCCGTAATATCTCCCTAGAGGAGATCCTGTATGAACCTAGATCAGTTCAAGGTAAGGGCCGCTCTCACTGAGGGTATCGGCCGCGACATGGAGAAGTCTCTGGAGGAAGCACAGATCGAAGTGATCAAATTCCAAGGTGCGTATGAGGCGCTGCTACAGATCAGAAAAGAATTGGGGGATAGGTCCGTGCTGGTGCGTGATGATCTGTTCAACGGAAAGATCGTCCTAGATAGAGACGATCCTATGGCTGTAGCCAAATATGTCGTAGGCAAGATACAGGAAATGGTGGCATTCGTTCACGAAAAAGCAGAGAACGCCAATCTGAGCGGAGTTGCTGCACAAGGTAAGGTGAATGGACTACTTCATGTCGTCAAGCACATGAAGGGCCTGTTCGATTCCGAGGTAAGTAGGATCAAAATGGTGGAGGCTCAGATAGCCTCCGGAGAGGTTGTAGTAGAGGATGGGGTGCTTGTGCACGTGAAGGGGGAGAGAGTACCGGGAGTTCATCCAGGACCAAGTCTGAAGCAAATACGAATGGAGGAAGAATGGGCCGCCCAGCCTGAGAAGTCCCAGCTTCCTCCATCCGAGCCGGAGAATATCGCCCAGTCAGAGAGTCCTGTCAAGAAGACAAGAGCGAAGCGTAGGAAGGTATAGGATCATGCCTCGATCTCCTGATGCTAGGGCTGGAGAGTTGCTCGAGGATGACGGAATCCTACTGGGATCACAGGAGTCTGATCCTACTGATATAGGCGAATTCAGAAACGTCAATGGTGAGATTAGGATCAAGGACACAATAGGCGTCTACGATCCTCGTGCACTACGATCTCTCATTCACTTCATAAGCGAAGGTCCTGCAGATGGATTTGCTTCAGGGACATACAAGGAGATCCTTCCTTCAGCCAATCCATTTCCGACGTCTGTGATCTGGTGGGAATCTGCCGCTAAGCTCAAGAAGATCGTCGAGAAGACGCTCACCTACACTGGAGCATTTCCTACAACGATCGTTTGGAAGTCGTATGCAGCAGACGGAGTAACTGTGCTAGCAACTGTCTCTGATGCGATCTCGTACTCTGGTCACTTTGAGACTACTCGAACAAGGACGATAAGCTGAGGTAACTATGTCACAAGATTCCCCAGCCGCCCTAATTTACGACGCAAGCAATGGTCCTGCTACGGTCAGGACTGATGGATCAGATAAGCGGCTTTGTGTTGAAGCGAAACTAGTAAGCGGTGGAGGCAATCAACAGGTACAGGTTTATGACGCAACGAATGGCCCTGCATCTGTAATAACGGACGGCTCGATAAAGCGCCTTGCCGTCTCTACTGGCGCAGCATCCACTCTTACGACAACGGTGGACTTTCTTAGGCGATCATGGCCTGGTGGTGCCTATACGATGGCCGTGGATGGTTCCGTAACTCCGGTTGTGTTCTATTATCCAGCAGATGCTACGAGGGACATCAACCTAGTCTCGCTCACCTTTTCTTTTTCGACAGGAAACTTCGACTGGAATGGTGTCGGCTTTGGTGACGGAACAAGTCTAGCTAATGGCATTCTCATTGAGATAGTTGTGAACACTGGAACTACAATTGTACTAGGCACTGTCAACTTGAATGAAGACTTTATGCGACTATCGTCGTTCAACGACATCACGCAGGCAGGCGTCACCGATCATCTTGACTCCGTATTTCAGTTCACAGGAAATATGCGATTGAAGGCTGGAACTACGGATAGGGCAAGAGTGACTGTTCGAGATAATCTTACCTTGGCAGCAAGGGATGTGAAATATCTAACTGCAACATTCAAGGGGGAGTTGGTGGCGTAATGGCTAAACATGTTATCAATATCGGAAACACGGGGGAAATTCCTGATGGAACGGCTCCTTTTGTACTAGGCGTAACTAGTGAGATGAGCCCAGGGCAGACAATTGAAACGGTTTCTGATCCCATCCCCCTCGGTGAAATACTCAGGGTAGTGTTTGCTCGCGCCTCATGTCGGCCGTTACATGACGTAAACGGCGTAAAGAATGTTTTACTCGTTGAACTGCTTTATCGAGAGGTGTGGGAAAGCGAAACATATGACCATTTGTTCGGGAAATCATATCTAGAGCTAGATTGTTCAGCGGACTTTCCTGCAGAATCTCTATGTTGGGATACAACACCCATGATCGGAGATGGCGAAACAACAACGTTCGTTATTCGACGAACAGTATTTGGAAATGTGAGCAACCAGGATACAATGGTTGCGGTACGCGGTTACTTGGAAGACTATGAAGAGGAAGGAGAGTAGACAGTGGATAAAGGAAAAGAAGAAGAGTTTTGTCTATCAATCCAGTCTGACATGTATCCTGAAAAGGATATATTCGAGACGGTATCTGATCCCATTCACAAAAATCACACGCTGCACTTGCATTCGCTAACGGTAGCGTGCGAGCCGTTGGCAAACGACTGCGTTCAGGTGGAGGTGCTGTGGCGTGAGACTATCAATTTGGAGGTGATTGACCATCCGGTAGATATTCCTGTGTGGACTCGCGAGTCAGTCATTCGTCCATATGAGAATCTGTCCACATGTCTCGACGGCACTTCGATGACGGGAGACGGCAAAAGCACACTCGTTATCCGCCGTCACGTTGAGGGCAGTGTCGGGCCACAAACGGTAGCAGTTGTTGTTCGCGGGCACCACTGCTAGAGAGGTTCTGGAAGATTTATGATAACAATGGTTTTGGTTATCCTATTGATTCTAGCTATGTGCGGGGGAGGCTACGGCTGGAAAGCCGGTTGGGGATTCATGGGGTGGTCTCCAGTAGGCATCATTCTGCTCATATGGTTTGTGTTGTGGTTTACGGGTTACATTCATCCGGGTCGCGGATTCAACTGATCTAGCGCAGCTAGAGGAGAAACGATATGGCGACATTTGAAAAGACGTGGGCAAATCGTGCAGCGCAAGTTGTGTACATGACAACGCAGGATCTCAGTCCGGCAGAGCCCCTTCCGGTTGACTCTACGCTGTCATTCACTATTCCTAGGAAATCCCCCGCTGTCATAACTGCGTTGTGGAATGGAGATCCGTCGGTCGCATACGGGTACGCGGTGACAGCTCCTCAAGGCGGAACTACAGAATACAACCTTGATAACAATGGTGATCTTACGAGCTGTGCGAATGGCGCGGCATCCCAGGTTGACGGCATTCTTGGCAAGTTGGCGACGACATCCCGCAAGGCCACGGTCACGATACCGTAGCACCCCTCCTTTCACCCGCTTAGAACGGGGTCAACAACATGGAAGAGAAATCTAATGGAGGGGACAGAACTGAACCCGATATGCTCTTCCTGATCTATCAGGAAGCATTGGAGCAGAGTAGAAGACTAGATCAATTCCAGGAACAGATGAAACAAGTTCAGGAGCAGATGAAACAGATCAGAGCCGATTTGAACAGCACCATATCGGCAATTAGGGTTCTAGGACTGCGACTTGGAATACTAGAAGAGAGCTTCACACCTATCCTCACATCCCCATCTTTTGGAGAGAATGATCAGTGATATAATAGAGATAGAAACAGAGAGGGGATCCTATGGCGAGCACAAAGGTCCCGGACAAAGATTCATCTGATGAGATCACTCAGGTAACTGATCAACGTAGCATGTACAAGAAGCTGGAGAAGCTTGATGGCTTGCTGCAGCGAACTATTCGACATGTTGGAATCATACCGGAGATCAAGACTAAGGTATACGCATCCAGCGAGAAGCTGATCGAGCTGAATACCATTGTCGTCGCTATGGATGAGCGTGTCGACAGGGTTGAACAGCGAATAGATCATGGCCATGACTGCTACCAGGTAGATACCATCTCCAATGTCTCCGAGAGTAGCAAGCAGATAGCTGCTACTATCCACGACTATCTGGAGTCATCGATCAAAGCATCCGAGAAGGTCAAACGTATCGAGGATGATGTACGGGAGATCAAGGGTAATCGCAAGTGGCTGATCGGAGTCATAATCGGTTTACTCGTTCCTATGCTTGGATCAATCGGTAGTGCTATCTGGTTGGCAGCCACTTTGAATGAAAGAGTCGAGACTCAAGAGGCTGTACGTAGACAGCAGATCGAGCGAGTGGAGAGCGTTGTTCGAGCATCGGATAGACGCCAGACTGAGGCATTGAAAGGCATCGATCTGCAATTGGAAAAGACGCTCACCGTTGTTCCTGATGGTAAGAGTGCTGGTATTATCTCTCGGAAGGCGGGTAAGCGTGTTCCATGACGATACCAGCGACAGTAGGCGATGCTGTAACTCTGGTTGAAGTGCTTCCTGATGGGAGTACTTATTTCTACCCACAGGCAGAAGTGTATGCGCCAGGGGACACAGTGCCATTGGCTGTAGTCGACTTGGATCACCAAGTGAAAGGGCGATATGAGGGTAGTTGGACTCCCTCTTCTGTTGGGTCCTACACAGCCGTGTTCATCGTCTATGCTGACGCAGCAAGGACAGTAGAGAGCATCCTGTACACCAGAGAGGCGGAGCAGATATTCGTCACGTCGTCTGACGTTGATGATCTTGCCTCGATGCTGATCAGAGTACTCGGTCTAGTTCATGAGAATGTCTTCATCGACAACACTACCTACGATGCTAGTGCCATGCTACTGACGGCCCGCCTCAGAGTATTTGCGACGAAAGCTGAGGCGCAGGCGGCAACAGACGGCGGTAGCGAAGTGTCTAGAGAGACTTACACTGTTGATGCTGCGTACGAAGGCGCCGGCAAGATGCGGCAGTACAGGATGGTGAAGGACTGATGCCTACTTGCGGAATGGCCATCGTTACTCGTGGGATGACCTACCCCCCGTATGGGAGTCCGACCCCCACTCTGTGTGAGAAGCCCGTGGTGCACGCAGTGGTGGAAGTCAGACCCCAGATACGAATGGTAACTGCTCCAGCTGCAGAAGGTCCAGTAGGAGCTCCATCAGTCATAGCGGCATCCGCATTGAAGCCTCAGATCGTAAGTACAAGACCTCCGTATACCAACACTGGTCAAGATATTCCTACTGTAGTGTCTACAGACGATCTACGTCCACGAATTGTGGATACTGAGGAAGAGTAATGGCCGTCATCAAACTCAAGACCTACGTGGCCAATCTGTCCAATGTTCTCAGTCTCTTCGATAAGATGCAAATGTGGCGATCAGAGACTGGAATACTTGGAACGTATTTCGAGATCACTGCTGCCGTTGTGACTCCGGCAACTCTTCTCGGAACGCAAACCTCTCCGTTCACTTTGAATGGTAAGACGCTCAAGCTGAAGGTCAATCAAGGATCGGAGCAGTCAATCACCATCGTCAGTGCCGATCCGATAGGCATAGACGATCTGGTGAACTTCCTGAACACAGAGCTTTTGGAGGCGATTGCTTCAGAAGATGGTGGCGCTCTCAGATTGACAACTGTCGTCTCTGGAACTGTATCTGTCCTCGAGATCACGGGCGGAACAGTCCTAACGGACCTTGGTTTTACTGTTGGACAGATCGATAACGGAGAAGATCTACGTATAACACTGTCCCCATCGTCTACGTCGTATGAGTACGACGATCAGAGCGGTGATCCAGATAACTACTACAAGGTTCGGTACTACAATAGCATCACAGGAGCATTCTCTAGTTTCAGCGATCCAGTGAAGGGAGACATTGGATCAATTGTTCCCCCTACCGATCTTGTGAAGGCGTATGGTACGTTTGCTAAGCTAGACGGCAAGCCTCAAGTAGGAACTGCGGTCATTTTCTACAACGTCTACATGCCCCCGTTGTACGTTGGAGATATTGGAATCATTGGCCGGGAGATTCGTGTAGAGACTGATCAAGCAGGGTATCTCGAGACGATGCTCGTCAAGGGATCCATTGTAGATGTGATCATTTCTGGAACTGGTATTATCAGACGGATACGAGTTCCAACTTCGGACTTCAATATCATGGGAGCAGTAGCGACGGCAGATGACAGCTTCCAGATTCAGGTGCCTAACATACCTGCTGCAGTTAGGAGATCGTGATGGCCGTTCCTGTTAGAGGAGTTCCGATCGGTGCCCTATTTGCTATGGCTCGAATGGTAGCTCGTAGGGAAAAGCTGCAGGAGTACCGCCTTGCAACGTTAGAAGCGGCACGTGCACAAAGAGCAGAGATCGAGGAGGGAGCGCGAGAGGCTAGTCTGGATAGGATGCGCGAGATCAGCAATGCTCAAATGGTATCGCACATTACAGGAAGCGAAATACCAGCAGGAATCATGGTGCCACGAGGGGCTGGAGTCTCGAGGTCATCCGTGTCACCATTTGTCCCACAGTTGGTTGCATCGCCAACAGCGATGGCAATCCAGAAGTAGGGAAGAACATGGCAGCCCCCGAGACAATTTGTGTCTATGCGAAGGACGAGAATGATGATCCGCTTGTTGGAGTTCTAGTCAGATTCTTTGATGGATCGGACAACTTCATAACACAGCAGATCACATCACTAGTAGGCGTTGAGGCCTATGCAGAGGTTACTCTCGATGGGGATAGCCCCTCAATTGAATACACGATCAGATTGAGTAAGATCGGCGTTTCATTCGACGGTACTCTTGGCAATGACAGCAAGACGCCTCAGTCGATCGATGTCTACTCACCACCGTCGCTATCACCGACAGGAACAAACAACTTTGAGGTGCAGGGTCAAACATACTCTAGGCCAGCTGCAACTGATCCGCGTACATGCAGATGCTCTGGGTACTTTGTTGATCACCGAGGTCAGCCTCTCAGGAATCTTGAGATGCACTTCATTGCACTGTGCCTGAACGACGGTCAGTCTCCATGGAATCCACTGATCGTTGATGGAAAAGGTGTGCTCAGTACGAAGATCTATTCCAAGACCGACTCACGTGGTTACATGGAGATTGATCTCTTCCGTACAGGTGTCTATCAGGTATTGGTGCAGGGTATAGAGACATCCAATCGTGTGGTGAAAGTTCCAGATGCTCCTGGAGTGAACATCGTTGATCTGCTGTTCCCGGTTGTAGAAGAGGTAACTTTCTCGACCAATCCAGTAACTATTCCTCGGAGCACTTACATTGATCTTGATGTGAGTGTTGTGGCTACTGATGGGCAGGTATTGCTACTCTCCGGCAGTGATGTCATCTTCGAGAGCCAGAATCTTGGTGTTGCCATCGTGCAGATCGTTGACAACAAGCTACGAATTATGGGAACAGGTGTGGGGACGACTACAGTGACGGCAAGGAGAGCGGACACCAGTACAGTCACTATCCCCACGCAGCCAGTGATGTACATTCCGCTTTCGGTGACAGTAAGTTGATCTATAATGGATATGGCAGAGGATTATCTGAAGAGGCAGGCAGAGCAGGAAGCAGTCAAGAGCCTCTGCCGAAGCCTAATCGTTAGAGCCCTACGCGACTACGTAACCTACAAAAAAGCGAACAAGTCCGGTGAGCATAAGCTTTTCTCTGAAGCTAGCGAGTGGATCTTCAACGGATACCAGATCGATCCACTACCGCATACAGATCCAATAGTCATAAAAGGGTCTCTGTCTCAAGATGAAGCACGTAAAGAGCTTTTAGAGCTTGATAGGCTCATGAGCTTCGAGTCTGTTTGTGCTATCCTCGGGTGGGATGCCAATCTGGTACGTAAACGAGTGAAGGTGCTAACTCAGGCTGACCTTGATCGAATTGGGCCGAGTCTGATGGACTTGTGATCGTGAGCTATTCTAGTGATGAGAGGGACGCAGCGGTCTCTGGGTTGGTGCAAGGTACTCTATCCTTCCCTGTTGATCGCCTTGGTGTCAGAGATCAGCCAGCTCCATTTGAAGAAGTTAGGGAGCTGACCAACTCTGCATTCTTGTATGATCCAGACGCCGTCTTCTACATCATCAATCAAGCGGCTAAGGCGCTCGGCAATACAGTTCAGGCAGAGGTGACAATCTGTACTGACCTGTTGAACGCCGTAGATGATCTAGCCATGCCGTACAAGCCAATCAATGATGTGTCTTCTCTATCTGACGCGGCCACCTCGCTCAGTGTCATGCAGGGAGCACTCGAGCGGAAAGGTGTAATAGGTCCGTCTGAGTACGGTAGGTACAACGCTGCGATAGGAAGAGCGGCGGAAGACATAGGTAGGACTGCTAGGATGACCTATGTCCCTCGAGGTAGCACTCAGGTTGTGAAGGATGTGGTGCGAAGCAGTTCAGAGGCCAAGAACGAAGTGCTATCTCTGTTTCAGAGTCTAAAGAGTGAACATGAGAATCTGATAGAGCGTATAGGCTACATACTGTCCTCCTACGATCAATTCCTATCTGCGAACATTGCAGGAGCTGTGGGCCAACGTCAGCTGTCTAGGGCTTGTTCAGAAATGAGACAGCTGCACTCAGATTTGAATGTGCTGACACCATCACAACGAACAGCGACGGCTAGAAGATCATTGCTGCAGGTGCTGGCAAACAGGAGCGTCGTACGAGCGTTGAGAGATAGAGTACTACCTGGAGCTGCTCGAGTATCTCAAGAGTCTGGAGCTCCAGCGCAGTACAGACTCTCTCCGTACGGTATAGGGACTCCAGCTAGAGTTGGTGGAGAGATCAGTGCACCTTGGGCTATCCAGGGTAGTCATAGCGACCGCCTTCGTGGAAACTACAATGGCACAGTTGTAGATGTAGATCTTGTGGATGGCACACTATCAGGCATAAGCGGTGTGCAGCAGGCTATCGTATATGGATTTGCCGAGGGTAATTTCGCAATTCATGGAGACATTGCCACACCATATGATCTCTATTCCAATGTTGAACCGTTCAATGTTCCGGCAGATCCGTCAGGCAAGGGAGTCTTCCAGGTTGTAGTAGACGGAGTGTTCTACGAGTGCCAGCTAACAGCTGGTGCAGGAAGAACAGCGGCTCAAATTAGATCTGATCTTACAACACCGGGAAACTGGCTATCACCAGGTGTACCTCCTTTGAGCTTTCCCGCTGCCGGTGCGGTGGTCAAGATCGTGTATAACAATCCAACACCACCAGTGTCCTACTCGGAGCGAGAAGTTGAAGTAGTGAACGGATACCTAGCCGTATCTACTCCACCAAATAGCATGTGGCCGTGGGTTGTTGACGATCCTAGCGGTCCAGTTACCGAAGATCGTTCATTTGGATGGAATGCCAACAACGAGCTGTGGATACATCCAAACGACTACGACGACTTCATTACGAATCCGATCGTTGTAACACTACCGGACGGATCCTTTCCTGACTTCTTGATCACACCGGCACAGGTAAAAGCGGCAATTGATGCCGCTGCTACAGTTTCCTCTGAAGAGTTTGAGGGAATTGTAAATGGATCCAGAATTGCCGTAGCCTCTACCTGGCAACGAGTAGTGAACGGAACTACTGTGGATGGCGGAGAAGGATCGATCATCACGATTAGGAGCGCTGGCATTCGTGATCTATCCGATCCTACTGGGCGTAGTGGTTACGGCACGCCCAGTTTTCTGGGTATTCGCACTCTTGGGTTTTCTGATGGGCAGTACTCACGCGAATCAGATGTGAGCGGTCAGGCTGTTATAAAAGCTCTCAATCAGAGTACCAGCTTTGCTGCTCAAGTCAGGTCTTCACTGATCAAGCAGTCCTACTTTGAAAGTACCGAAGGTATTTGGAGCGCAAGCGGCTCACTACGTAAGCTCCAGAGTTCTGATCCAACTACTGGGTGGCCCGTAGCATCCAAGTTGAAAGTGGCGATAAAAGCTGGAGAGAATAGAGGTATCTACGGACTGGTCTCCTACACCTGGACCAACATGGGAGGATCTGACTACCTTGTACTCATCCTAGATCGTAGAATGCGATCAGAAGAGCCAACGATCAGTCAGCACTTTGAGGTCTATTCAGAGTTCATTCAGCTTGAATCACTGGTGGATACAACAGCGAGTAAGATTGATCTAGAAGATCCAGTTACAATACCGCCTACTACAGCTCGTAAAGTATTGGGGCTATCCCAGTCTCCCTATTACGGATCCGTAAACGAGATGTTCATAGAATGGAATGACCCAGAAACTGGGTGGAAGCCATTCAATGCTCACTCGCGAAAGATCAAAGTGGGGGACAAAGTACGAAGCAACGGAGTAGAGATTACAACAGTCTCCTCCGTATCCGACGTAGAAAGCGGACTAATCAGAGTTGATCCAGAAGTGTCAGATCCTGTTTCCTACTCAGCGTTCTCCATAGAGTCAGCGGACTATTTGGCGTATCAAGAGTTCATCGATAGCCTTGAGACCTGGTGGGCAGCGTTTCCATACAAGGAGAATCTAGACTCTCTGGATCGGCTAATCAATACTGTTCTACGTAGCCAGCCGAATAATGATCGCGTGAGTTCAGTCTACAATGCTGTCAGCGATCTACGCAATGAACTCACCGGGGTGGATTCAGTAGACGAATTGATCCAGTCATTTTCGGTCAGAGAAGTTCCTGCCGCTAGCTCAGCTACAAGAGCGCTTGCTGATAGAGGACTAGATCGAGCACGAGAGCTTCTTCTGCAAGGACGCTTCGAGGAATTCTTTGGAACCACGTCTCGTACTGCTTCTCATGGTGGTGCTTTCTTGGATGCCGCTACAACGGCTGTGGTTCAGGATTTGAACGAGAACAATGCAGCTAGAGCACGCTTCAGTGCTGTATACAAAAGAAGGGCCGGAGATTGGACTGAAGATGTTGATCCTTCAACCAACTTCACGGATACAGAAGAGGATCTTCCAGAGGATGTTCTCGAGGAGTACTGGCCTGGTGTAGACGAGGAAGTGCAAAGTGAGCACTGATCGCGAACAGAGAGATCAAACTGCTGTAGATCAAATACGAAAAGCTTTGGCAGAAGGCTTTGCTTACGTACGTGGAGCGGAAGTACGTGGTGGTATTGCCACTCTCACGTTCGATGAGATGCTTGCTCGTTCCATTCAAGAGATCGACACTGATGAAACGGATATCCGTATATCGAAGCTTTCCGCTGTTCGAGCGGTGAGACAGGGTGTCCGCGATGCTGTAGAACAGACAAGACGCATGCCTCCTGAGATGTTTGCGCTGAATAATGCCAGTGAAGCGACAAACACGAATGAGGATGGCAGCGAACCTGATTTGGAGGCATAGCAGTGGTTGATCTTCAAGTCATAGAGATGAGGGACATCCTAAGAGTAACTGGAGTCACCTTCGTCCCAAACTTTTCGCCATCAACTCTCATTGTTCATGGAAAAGATCTAAACGAGGCCTATGAGGTCTACATCAATGAGCGTAAGTCTCCCAGTGTTGTAATATCCAGTAGTGAAATACTATTGGCACAGGTTCCTGAAACAGAAGACGGAGCTCCTATAAGATCTATCGTAGTCATAAGCTCGAAGCTACGTAAGATCGAGAGGAGCAAGATCATGTTCCGCTTCGGGGATAGTCCCAAGTCTGTGGACGGTTTTGAGCGGCTGATCCAAACATTCTTGAAGATTATGCTCCAGTCTACGAATACTGATATCTTCTCTCCCAAACTGGGTGGCAATCTTCTTTCTGCTGTTGGCAAGTTGATAGGTGATCCATCTACTCAGAGTCTAACCACTGATTTTGCCCTGTCTGTCACTAGGGCTAGGCAGCAAATCATGGCTCTACAGGTTGGAGACCCTACTTTGAATCTCAACGAACGACTGGCTTTTGCGAAGGTGCTAGAGGTGAAGTTCGTGCCAAATGAGCTTGCCTTGTTGGGTAGAATACACCTAGGCAATCAAGCTGGCCGTCAATCTGATGTTGGTGTGGGGTTGTAATCATGGCGATCACTGATTGGAGACTGTTCATCCAGGAGCGACTGCGGGCTTATCAGTCGGATATCAACCTCAACACAGGATCACCAGCGACCGTTCAAGTTGTCGATCCCATAGTCAATAGGTTGTCTCCTGATCCTATAGAAACCAAGCTGCTTACTTTCATCATGACTAGGTTGCAGCAAGAGCATCCGATGCTCTATGCCAGAGAAGGATCCACGATTATGGATCTTCTCGTGAAGCCCAATCTAGTTCTGATCGAGCCTGTGCGCCGTGAGATAAACAGCGTAAAAAGTCAGCTAACGCTGCTGTACCCAGAGCTTCTTAGTGCTGATGAGGCGGATGCTCTGATAGCTAACTTCTTCATCACGAGGAAGCTGGGAGACTACGCAAGGGTAAAGGTGCGTCTGTACTTCCAGAACCCGGTGTCGGTGAACATCGGAACGGCAAACGTAGCATTCACAGCTCGAGGATTGCGATTTCTACCAACGAGAGCGCAAAGCATTACAGCTGAGGGAATGCTGACCAACTGGGATGGCAACCTCTACTACTTTGACGTGAACTACGTTGCTGAACGAGCAGGCACCTCATACAACATCGCTGCCAGTGAGGTCATAGGTGTTACTGGAATATCAGCAGCAACGAGGGCTACCAATCTTGCCAAAGCGAATCCGGGAAGTGACGAAGAGACCACGAACCAATTTGTTTCTCGTGCAGAGAGATCACTTGGAGAGAGGTCGCTCACTACAGTTCCAGGAATAGTTTATCAGCTATTTGATCAATTCCCGGCCTTGACCATTCTTCAGATCATAGGCTTCAACGATCCGGAGATGCAGCGTGATGTGATCACTGGAGGAAATCTCGGCTCAGTAGTCGTGTTTGGGAATACGGGTGTCACAGTAAATGATGGAGATGCCGACGGCTACACGTGGATTTTCTCCGATCCGGCAGCCAGCTTCACCACTCAGTTTGGTCCTGTAGGCACAGATATCTCTGGATATACACTGACTGCCTGGTACATCGATGGTGCGTTGTTGACTCCACATGATATCAAGTTGAGTCAAGTGCTGGGCGCCAGTCAAGTAAGCATTGATCCAGATCTGAGTGGAACAAGTAGACTTCCAGATGCACTGACTAATGTGATCTGGACCATTAGGGAAAGAGCGACGCTGACACTTTCTGGAATACCAGGTGGAATACTGTTCACATCATCTACTGGCGGGGAGGTCAGTGTTCCGGACGGAGTTGTCCACGTTGGCGGTTGCACTGATTTCTACGTTCGTGGTGGTGACATTGTAGACGGCTCTCTGTCCGTAGAACTTGTGTCCGATCAGGATGTGCTAGCTAGAAGGGAAGACGCACATACTACCAACGGATCATCTACTGTGGTACTAAACGATCTAACTGCGGCAGAATTTGCTTCAGTAATTGAGGGGGACTCTTCGCTCTACCTAGAGGAAGGATCTGATCAGGGATCGTACAGGATCATAGAGAAGGTATCCGGCGGTCCTCCCTACTCAGTACGTCTACGCGATGAGATGACAGCCAACGCTACTAATGTTTCCTACACGATAGTAGACGACATCGACATTGATCTACTTGATCCGAAAGACACTAGGTATGAAGGATCTGATCTGAGAACTATCGCTGGCTCTCCAATCATCGATACGGTCAGTGGTACTCCGGACTTTGTAGATGTTGGCGTCACTGATGAGGACATCGTAGAGATCCTCAATGGGTCTGACGTCGGTGAGCATACCATCGCTTCTGGTGGCGTAGCAGCTGGCCAGATAACTCTCAGTTCGGATATGACTGTCACTGAATCGCCACTTCAGTACAGGATCTTTCATCGTAAGAGCGGTATCTCTTTGCCACTGCTGCGTGTCAAATCCGTTGAAAGATTGGATAGTGGTCTAGAACCTACTGGGGAGATGATCCCATTCCGACATCCTGTGGACATCCAATCGCGGAGCTTCCAGAACCCAGGGCGTGAGGCCACAGTAGGAACCTATATCGATGTAACTGAAGGATCATACTTCAGGGCGTCTTCTGGATCAAAGATTTTGACTGCTATTGATCTAGCTGGAGGCGCTACTGGTTTCGACTTCTGGACACTTGGTGTTCGTCCTGGTGATCTAGTGAACATAAACAGCACGGACAATCAGGGTTACTACACCGTAGAGCTAGTTGGCGTACCTGGAGGACTAAGTGCCGATCAGATTCAGGTTACCACTGCTATGCGATGGAGTACCGTTGCCGGACAGGATATGATCTATGAGATTGGTGGGCCATCTTACGGCTCTTTCCGTCTCTACTTCCTTGATCCAGTAACATTCGAGGTAAGCTACTCCAATACCATATTCTCTGTTACGGTTGATGGCGTATCTAGAAGGTTCAGACCTGATCCAGAAATTCACGCACAGTACCTTCCCACAGACGTTACGATACCAACAGTCTTGATGACGGCGACATCGGATGATGTGAGTCCATATACGGTGGGTGGAGCGGATACAATTGATCTACGAATACACCAGATCGATGTCGGAGATCTAGCTGAAATCTCGTACGCTCCGATCATTGGCTCTGCTGATCTATCAGCTGGTGCCATAAATCTAGACGGCAAGCGTATCAAAATAGATGTCGGTTACGGAACTGAAACGATCTACTTCTCTGGAACCTCTTTGGGAGCTGACGAGATCGTTGCTCAGATGAATGCGCAGCTGTCGCGTGAGGTAGCAGCCAAGTACAATGCTCCAGCTCCAGCAACGACAATTCATGCGATGCTGAGAGCGGACATTCCGATCTCGCTCATTTCAGATGGAGCTCTAGCTGATGCTACACAGCTCGTGTTCGGTGTCTCACGAGCTACGTGGCATCCGTGGCTGGCTGGATCCTTTGTGAGTAACACTACGCAGAATGATGCTCCCGACAAGGGTCTCTATCTCGTTCAGTCGATCGGGTCGTATCCACCAGGATCAATACAGTTGATGAACACTGATGGTAGTGCCTGGACTGCTACCTACACGATCCACGAAAGTAGGGGTCCATACCTCAGGATCAGCCACAACGGTATGCAGCGTATCAGCTCCACTGCCATGTCAACTCAAAAGGATGATCTTGGCTTCTACTACTTTGACGTAGAGTGTGTCAGTGAGGGGTTTGGTACTCCGTGGAATATCAATGCCGATCTTCAAGCAACTGTTGAAGATTATAGATCGGAAGGATGGGAGATTTCTGTAGAAGACGAAAACCTATCTTACTCGATGGCTGAGCATCCGTGGCTGCACATAAGCCCCAGAATACTGGTTGCTGGTAACGAGGACGACGAGGCGAATAAGATCGAACTGACAGGAAATAACATTCAGGTAGTGTATGAGCGAGATACTCTTGTGCAGGATATCAACAGCTACGTTACAGACACACAGACCCGAGTCATCTGTCAGAGTCCTCTCGCTAAGTCACTCTTCCCCAAGTTCGTCAGAACAGCAATCATATATCGAGGAGGTGGGCAGGTTCGTGATGTGCGAGCCTCCATCGCAGCTCACATCGAGTCTGTGCTCCCAGAACAGCTGCTCGAAGTGTCAGACATCTCCAAGATCATCACCGATACTGGAGCGTCGTACGTTCGTTCTCCGATAACTCTGGTCGGCATAGGACACAACGCTGACAGGTCAATCTCGGTTGAGCGTGGAGTAGACACGATATCATCTGGACGATTGTCAGCTCTGCTACCAGACGACGATGAGACAACAGCAGACGGGGCGAGCTATATAGGACTGACCAGGATCATTTAGTTGATAGTATGGGAATCCTGGGGCGTACTTGGGCCAGGTTTCCCATCTCCAGGAGCAGACCCGAGAATGGATCAAATAGGCAGCTACAATCTGCGCATCGACACAGGAATTTGGGGATTGGACGAGAACTTCGTGATGTCACGCTTCCATCCTCAAGTACCTCGATGTCATTTTCCAGGTTGCGCTCCTTGATGGTGACTCCTCCGCAGCGGGGGCAAGAGGCGTCGTTGTATATTTGTTGATCAGCTTCTACTAGAGGAGTAAGAAGATCTACTTCTTGATCAACAATGGCTTTGAGTAGCTTTTGGTCCATCTCTTGAAACATCAAGGTCTAGTATACTTGGGGGAAGGTTTGGGTAATAGAGTATGACAACACCACCACTCGCTGTGTACGGACTTTTCACCTATGGTGGTTCGTTCTACGGGTATCTCAGTGGATTTCCTGTATCGGACGACTTCAGAGTCTACGACTTCTGTTACCCAGTAGAAGCGGTCATGGGGTTGCTGTTTGCATACCCAGAAGTGACAGCTGCTCGCTTCGGCCTGCCATGGAATTGGTTCGATCCATCTTTTTCCTTTTGTATGTTCAGCGACGATGGAGCGGATTCTGGATTCCGTATTGATCTATCTGTGCCACAGCCCTACTACACAATCCAGTTCTCGGTAGAGCCTATCAGTCTGCCACAAGACTTCTCTAACCTGGCGAGCAGCAGAGTCTTCATAGGTGTCTTCAACCAGTTCGGAAAAATGGGTGGCCTCCTTATTTCCGAGAATGAGGGCATTGCCCTGGCACAGAGCGGTACTGGTCCGTACGTTACGCTTCCAGATTCGGCAGACATTTTTGCTGAGGGAGATGACTACTACGTCTTCCGTTTCACGATCAACGAGGCAACTGGCAAAGGAAATCTTTACGTCACAGCCAAGGCAGTTCTGCTAGCTACAGGAGTACATCAGCTTCGCTACACGTTCTCCCTGCTAGACTGCCTGGCCGGCGAGACAGACAACTTCCGAGTAGAAGTTCGCGGAACAGTAGCTGATCCATCTGAGATTCATCTCGGGTGTATCAGGATGGATGATCGGGAAAAGATTCCAAATCAGCGTCCAGTAGCTGTACCTGGACCAGATCAAGCTGAGTTGATAGGCGGATACGCCTCCTTCGATGGGAGGAGTAGTTACGATCCAGAAGGTCAGCCTTTGAAGTTCTGGTGGAGCGTTGTTGAGGCTCCAGATGGAACAGCATACAGACTCAGAGTTGTCGGCTCTACTCCTACTGATCCTACTGGCCATACGAATGTAGTGCTCTGTCCTGCTGGCCCACCTGCAGAGCCGTTCTCTGGGATCCTTGAGGGTGACATCTTTGTAAATGAGGATGGATTCTCTCAGATCATGTATGTTGATCCTGGTGGTGATTACTTCGTTCTTACAGATGACATCCTCACAGCAAGTACGTCCATTGAAGGCTACGTTGCAAAGCAGTCTATTTGGGGTGGCGCTAGACTACCAACCGTTGTGCAAGATGTTCTGGATGTTCTAGACATTCCACCACCATTGCCAACTGATGGAGACACCTATCTAGTGGGCACTGCTCCAATTGGTCTATGGATCGGTAGGGCTGGGTACTTGGCTGCGTGGAGCAGTTCGGGTGGCGTATGGCTATTCACGCTTCCGTCCTTTGACAGTGTTGTGTACATCATTGCGAGGTTTGAATGCTATCGCCATGCAGGTGCCGGCCTCTGGTACGAATCGGCGCCAAAGGGTTGGGAGCTCGATTACTGGGAGGGTAGGACTGCACCAATTGGTGTGGTACTTGTGGACGCTCTCCGTCTGTACGTGATCAATCTGCTTGTCAATGATGGCGAGATAGACAGCCTTCCAGCAGAAGTGCTCCTCAATTCCTATGAGACCAGTGTCATGTACGGTCTCACTCCCGATCTGAGCTTCGTATGGGGATTCATATCTGACTTCTGGAAGCTTGTCGATGGACGTGAGAAAGCCGAAACAATTTGGTCTGGGCTGGCACAGGTCTACTCTGATCTGCTCATGAGACTCTGGCAGTATGACTACTCCAAGAGCATCATGGACATTCAGAGGCTCTTCCAGGTTCGTTGGATCGACTACAGTCTGGTGTACGAGGAGTCCAACTACGAGGAGCTCCCGGCTACTATCGAGAGTGCTATTGATAGCTCGAGCTATTCAATCGTTCCTGGAGTAGTAGGTCGATCCTATGACCTAGGAGTAACTGTAGCGAACGTTTCAGATCAGCATTACCTGGTGCTGGATGGCATTCCATACAAGATCATACGTGTTGAACAGGGAGCTACTACGACCGTCACAACCTCTGTGGCCATGCCCTATGATGACGTGCTAGGTGTGGAGACCGTACCACCAGGTTCTCCCGATGATGGGGATTCATACATGGTCGGTATCGGTGCTGGTGGGGCGTGGTTGGCACTAGATGGACAGATTGCCACGTGGGATGATGGGAGTAGCTCATGGGAGATCAGTGCTTCTACTCGTCCTAAAGCATGGATGATTAGAGCCAGCGTAACCTCGAGGTTCAGTAACTTCTCCGACCTAAGAGTGTCTTCAGGGGATACAGCGACCTTCGAGGTAAGACTCTCTGACAGTGTGACGTACGTCGAGTGCTACATCTATGCCGTTCGTGGTGGTGTGCTAGTATTCGATCAAACAAATATTGCAAGCTATCTCGCTGACGACTCATACACGGTAAGGTTCAAGAGTGTCCTTCGTAGACACCAGATGCAGGTAGATAGCCTTGTAAAGGCAGTGCCGAGGCTGCAGGAAACGATAGCGATAAACAGAGTCTCAGGTGCCGCAGCCCCCTATCTGGAGAACAGAGACTACAGGATTGAGGAGATCACAACGATCGAGAACAACGAGGTCAACACGATCCAGTTCTACAATCTGTGGTATCCCTCTGTCCTGCGCGGCTTTGCCGGGTTCACTACTGCCCCAGATCATAACTACTTCTATGACAACACTGTCGACTTCGAGACAGCGTTCGGCGTAGACGCGGATCTCAGTGAGTACGTAATTGAGATCGAGGGTGGGAGCATCCATCGTCTTAGTTCTGTGGTCAGTGCCACTCAGGTAGAGCTATTTGACCCAGAGCTCGAGCTCGGTCTATCAGGAAAAAAGTGGTGGATACGTCAGTGTTACCTTCCACCAGCTACCTTGTGGGCAGAGATCACCTTCCTAAACAACAATCCGTTGATCGAAGCCAACTTTGGTTATCTAGTCGGCTTTGGGCTAGATCACCTTGCTGCTCGAACGGATAACCTGGATTACCTATCTGCTACTCAAGGACTCTGGTACTTCAAGTGGCACGGAAGGACACCGTACAACATCCGTGTAGGATCACAGATCATACTCGGTCTACCATTTGCAGAAAAGGCAGGTACGGTAGTAGACATCCAGGATCCGTTTGATGGAACAAGATCTAGGATACTGATTCAAGACAGCGACAGTGATCTGATAGTGAGATCGTACTTCCTCCCAACAGTTGTTGGGATAGAAGAAAACCCAGCAACAGGACTTCCGTATGCTCCCGGCGATTCCATCACTCGATTTGCTCCACTCTCTAAGGGCGTTGACGTTGTAGACTACATTAGTGATCCAGAGTGGTTCAAGCCGTATGTAGGGTCAGGAGATTTCTACGAGGCGCAGAAAGTGCACAGCTTCGGAGTGATTGTGGACTCCGACGTGTACAATCTGACAAACCTAACATTCTTGATCGACTATATTCGTGGCTCGTGGGCTCGAGATGTAGTTCAGAACAAGCCTCCGTACACTTGGCCGCTGTTTGCCGTAGTCAAAAGGCTCTACGACACTATTGATGTGGCGGATCCAATGCAGTTCGGTCCCAGTCCTCCTCCGCTACCATATGTCTACCCGGAAGAGTGGCCCGACTACCCAATAGCTTTGACGTGGGGCGACTCTCCCTACGAAGTGATAAGGGGAGTGGGGGCGCTGTATGGTGCAGACAAGAAGTTCCATGAACCTCCGCTATCACCGTCCAATACCAGGCACGGAACTCGGTATGAGGTGCTCTCTTCCGGAACTGGCGTGTTTGTAGGCCAAGGCGGGAAAGTAGCTATCTGGAACGCAGATACCGGTGTCTGGTCGTTCCTTCCTATAGTACCGGGAGAGCCACAACGTACAGAGTTTGGCGGCCTACATCTATCCGATGTACCTGCTCGGATACCCGATGGCTGGTCGGGTTCGTGGTCTACTGGAGAGCCCGGAACCCATTCACCAACGAGGGCCGAGGGCACATTCAAGGTAGATGAGCGGAATACAAGTGGGCACGTCATCCACCACGTAGATGAACCTCTGCTGGCCGTCAACATCTTGACGGATGGCGACATGGAGGATGGGATTGACCCAGGACCAGGACGTCCATGGACGCTGTACGGAACACCAACTGCAGCTACAAAGATGAATGAACCTCCTGGTAAGGTTCATTCAGGAACGTTCAGTACCTGGATATCCTCTGGTGATCCGTATGAGGGGATAGTGCAGAGCTTTCCTGCTGTGGTCCCGACCGGGTTCCAGATTGGTGCCAGGGGAAGTCTGTACGTGGTCACCGGTGTTGCCCTCATTCGCCTTATTGATCAGAATGGTATTACCGTTCTAGCTGAGATCAAACGCAACTTCCCGTCCGCTACGTGGATCGATTTCACCATACACGCATGGGAGGTCAGTAGATCGTTAGTAACACCGGTACCGCCGCAGATTCAGATCTTGACAGGACCAGCTGGAGCAGAGTTCTATGTTGATGACGTGTCTGCATACCAGATCGTAATGCCATGGAGTCAATGGGGGGTTGATAGATCGATCATGGGAAGAACAGGTGGCTACACGTTTGGAGGGTCACCGGACGAGTACTGGGAGTTCAAAGCGTATGCTCCACTGCCTTAGGAGGTCGCGTTGTTCTACATCGAGATTGATGACAAGGTCGGTTTCATATTCCCGGTTGATGCTGCCAGCGTAGAAGATGACGAGCAGATACTGTCCGGACCAGCTCCAGCAGCGCCACCAGCTCCTGGAGTTGATCCGTGGAATGGTCCCTACGGTCATCCAGTGACAGAGTGGACAACCGCAAATGGCTATCCAGCAGTAGGCTTTGGTGGAGCTCCAGGTTACAGTCTAGCCCCACCAAAGTCCTGGAAGGTAGATGTTCCTCTTCCAGATGGCTGGTATACTCGGATTTCAAGAAGGGACAAATACTCCCGATGAGTAAGACCCGATCGACGTTCAAGGATGATGTTCGCGTCCATGAGAACTTCAACATCAGGATGCATAAGCCTGGTGGAGGGGATGATCAGTGGCGTGGAGGTGGGGGAGATGGCGCTCCTCCAATCAAGGTGTTCTCCAACGTCAGTCTCAGACTACGTGATCCAAAGAGCAATCAGGTAGTGGATGAGCGAGAAGATCATAACATCTTCCTCAACTACGGAAGAGATTGGCTAGCTCGACTCATTGGGTTGGATACGGGCGGCTCTCCTTTCCGAAGTGATCGAGTCAAGCTTGTTGCTTTTGGGATCGGCGGCACTGCTCAGCTTGTTCCATCAGCGGACATCCGTCTCCAGTATCCTGGATTCCCAAATGATTGGGTAGGTGGCGCCGGAACTGGCGATCCTACTCAGACCCAGATAGATCCTGATGTGACTGCATTGGAGTGGCCGGTCGAAGTGGTAGTCACTGACTACTACGATCTGATCAGCCAGCCCAATACGTTTCCTGGATCAACAGGTGTCATACGCTTCACGTCTGTTCTCGGTCTTACGGAGATAAGCTTCGGCGCTCACCCAAGCGTTCCTCTCTCCGAGATAGGTCTATTCACTGAAGGGGTGGTAGACGAATCGATTCCACCGGTAGTATCTGCTGGGCTTCCAGCTGATAAGTATATGATCGCGTACCATACTTTTGACACGCTCTCCAAGACGACTTCTTTTGTCCTAGAAGTTGATTGGGAGATCAGGTTCTCATAGGAGTGAAGGATGACTCTTCCACATCGTATCAACATCACAAGCGGTGGAACTGGTGCTGATCCTGGCGAAATGTTTTTTGGTTGTCAGGTAGACCGTATCGACGGCCCTCCTGGTACAGGATCCCGCGCCTTTTCTCCTGGTGAGGACGCGCTCTCCAAGAACTTCAACCGTTCGGCATTCGCCCTCGCTGAGAACGATGAGTATCTCGGAGACATCGTAGTCAAACGAGAGCTGGCGTACAAAGAAGTGGGTGTGCTTGCAGCCTTCAGTGCGAACAACATCAAGATAGATCCAAGTGGTGCTTCGCTGGGAAACGTGAACTACACGGGCAGCCTCTACCTTGGGGAAGCTGGGTGGCCGGCATCTCAAGAGAACCTCGACAGCCTCTTCCAGCTCTTGGACGAGAACTACAACGAGGTGATCGTTGATGGCGTGGAAGTGAAGATCACTTCGATCCAAGCTCCACGAGCAGTGGGGGACGAGTTCGTCACCACAATCACCCAGCTCAATCTCAACAAGACCGTACCATCAGCGAACTATAGGATCGCCTACGGCAGAGGGACTACGCTCGAGAACATTCCCGCCTACTCTTTGATAGGAGCAGACATCCGTGGTCTGCATGAAGCAGCGGGCGAGACGAACCGCAAAGCGTTCGTGGTGTGTACTCCTGCCGGTGGAACTGGCGACTTTGCGGGTGCTGATGCCGTTCTCAATGCACTAGCAGCGTACCCATCTGGGGATGTGGTGATCTTCATCAGAAACGGCAGCTACAACATAGCCAATGCTGGGATCACAGCAGTTCCAAGAGGAGTGACGCTGGTCGGAGAGGCGGTTTCTGGTCCTGGAGTTGCGAACGGGGTCATTCTACTTCTCAATGGTGCTGGTGGAATTGTACTCCTGGGAGCCGATAGCCACATCGAGAAGATCCAGTTCAGGGCGGCCACACCTGATGGGACACAAATCCTTGCCGTGTTCAACGCCAACTGCTCACTGAGAAACGCATCGATTGATCAGTTGAAGTTGTCCGTTTCTGGAGACTGGAGCACGATCGAAAACGTCAGGATCCTACCATACGACGTTGCGATCGAAGCTGATCAGTCCAATCACAGCAAGTTCAAGAACATCGAAGTCTCAGAGCCGGCTGTAGATACCGCGAGTGAGCTGGTCCTGTTCAGTGGAAACACTGAAGGACTCGTAGTCACTGATCTGAATGTGACCATCACTACGGCTGGATTCAGTGTAGGAGGGATCACACTATCTGGAGCGGCCACCTACTTTCAGAGAACTCGATTCGATAACTGCTACGTGCAGTCTCAAGATGGCATTGCGCTGTCCATTATCGGCAAGTGTTGGGGAGTGTCTTTTGAGGACTGCGCGTTTTACAGCGATAGAACGATCGTAGACACTGGATCAACAGTGTACGATCTGGATATCAGTTTCAGAAACTGCTACTTCGACAATCAAGGATCGGCCTGGTACAGAACGCACGCAGCTCGATTGATGAGCACGACCCCGTCTGGCGGATTCACCAGCACAGGTGGTGTTGTTCTGGAGAACTGCCACTTCTCCGATTCATATTGTACTGGAAATACTGATCCCGCTGATCCGGGTGGAGTGCCAACTGCTGGTGTAGCATTTCCTGTACTAGAGTTTTCAGGTGTCAGTGGCAGGAACGTTTCCTTTCAGCGAACTCTGCTTGCTTACAACGTTGAAGACTCCCCGTGGATGAGTTTGAGTAACTGCAGGATCAATGGAGTAACCCTCAATGCTTCAGGCGGAACGTTCACCCCATTCAGCTATGCAGGCTATAGTGATGGGATCATCGAAGTACTGGGGCAGAGTTTCATAACTGATCTGAGATACGTAAATGCTCTGAAGGATGAAGTTCACAGATCAGTAGTCTTTGTCCACAACACTGCTGACTATACCAGCACGACTGATGTAGCCACTGATCTCCCGGCAGTGATAGACGGCCTGCACATCGCATTCGATGATGGTAGCGCTTACTTCAATAGTGAGACACCAGCCCCGTATGAACACGGCATGCTGCTTACGATGGATGGTAATGCCATAGTTCGTCGATTTGTGATGAACAATGACGTGAAATTCCAAGTGAAGACCACCATGGTCACAAACTATACCAATGTTCTGATTCTGCTAAAGGGTCGATATAACACTTTCGAGGACTTTCAGATCTATTTGAAGGCTGTTGATCAGGGTACTGTGTCTCGAGTCATTGTGATCGGTTCTGCGGATAATGATCACCAGAACATCGTGCAGAACGGCAAGATTCACATAGAGCATACCGTGGTGGATGCACTGAAGTACCCAATACACGCGATCAGTGCGTTGTACGGTTCTGGTGTGATCGTCAACGGTGTAACTGTATATATGACAACGCCAGATACTGATATGCGTGCTATCTATATCAATTCGTTCTTTTCCAGGGTGGTCAACTGTCATGTGGACATTGATGGCGATTGCGCGACTGAGAGCGGACTGATCGCCTTTGATAGCGACGGCATAAACGGCCCAGCAGAGACTTGCACGTGCATAGGGAACATCATGCGAGCACGTACACTACTAGCCGGCCCACCAACTATAGTCGTTGGTGGCGGTGGCACTCTTGGTGCAGATGTTGGAAATGTTCTGATCAAACAGACTACTCCCGCCTATCCTACTGAGTAGCTTCCGCGTGATACCATCCACTAAGGAGGTTCACTCATGGATGAGATCATTATTATCTTCCTAAGCTGGCAGTTCCTTCTGGTTACGTTTGCCATCTACCTCATGTTCGGTCTGTTCAATGGGATCAGAGAATGGGAAGGGATTGGTCACTACCTATGGATCTTGGGTGGTAGACCAAGTCTGAGATGGCTACGGAAGCTCTTGAAGCTCATGGAAGCGCTCAAGGTTCCGATGCTAGCTCTCATGGGATTCGGTCTCGGTTGGTTACCAGGTATGCCGAGACCTACTCCATTAGAGAGCAGTTCCACACTGACGTTGGCTATCCTGTACGCCATTGCCGGTATCTTCTCCATGTTCATAGTCAAAGCGATCAGAAAAGCTCTTGAGGCTAGAGGAATTGACATCGATCTGGATATGCAGCCAAAGACGCAGATCGGTAAGAGGAAGTTCTCGTGATCAACAGGATGACAATCGAGTCGTTTCGTGACGAGCTGTGCAAGATCGCAGAGGGAGACGCAGTACCACTTGTAAGGTGGCTCCCAAAGGATCCAGATAAAGCATTGCATCGTATACGGAATCACATAGACCGATCGACTAAAGAGATCTTAGGTCACAAGAACGTTGCTGTGAGAGCCAAGAAGCTTGGAGACCTAGAGCAGCTTGGTTTCAAAAAGACTAGGATGTCTGTACCACTGCCGGGAGAACGTATGGGAACGCACTCTTGGAGAAAAGGCGATCTCCATGCTCATCTTCTTGGCGAGCACTACTTGATGCATAGAGACAGAACAGAGCCAAAGGGAGTACTAAGATCAGCTATTCACGTCGTCAAAGAGGGTATTCCAGCAGCGGTACGTCGGATCAGGAATAGGAAAGAGATAGAGGTATCCAGATGATCATATTCTTGAAGTGGGCGTACTACTGGTCCAAAAGAAACTGGAAGTGGATTCTCTTTCCTATTGGAGCGGCAATAACTCTTGCCGGATACATCGCTGGCAGATCAAAGAAGTTGGTACTGGTTGCTCCAGATCTTGGTGATGCTGGTGAAACAGCAATCGATGCTACCGTAGCAGCTGGTGAAGAACGTGATCGGAAGTTAGAAGAGCTGAGAGAGAAGAATCAAGCACGCCTTGAGACATTGAATATTGAGCAACAGAAAGAGCTTGAAGGGTTGAAAGACAAGTCGCTAGAAGAGGTGGTAGCATGGTTCGACAAGATCTAGTAGTTCTCTTCGTAGTCTTGTCCCTTCTGATTTCCACAACAGCTTCAGCGGAGGAAGCGATATGCGGTCCTCAAGACTATGCCAGCAGCTCTCAGCCCAACTTCGAGTGCCCCAGCCCTGGTGAAGCAGAAATGGTTCCTGATCTACATCCTCCAGCATCCATTCCAGTAGCAGCTAATGCACAAGTGAAGGCTGTGTGGGATGGAGCTCTCGTACATCGTGATCGTCTTGTAGAGGTCGGCCTTCGTGTTAGGGCCATACGCAGACTCCGGTGGGCTGATTCGCTTCGTATGGTTGCTGAGTACGCGGTCAATCTGGAGCATGTGCGTACGGTGAGCAGGATACAGCTAGAGCACATGTCGGCGCAGAGAGACGCCTACGAAGAGAGATGGCGAGCAGCTGAGGAACGTGTGCTCAGATCGGAACGATGGTGGCATAATCCAGCCCTCTGGATAGGGGTTGGTATGGTAGTCGCTGGGTGCCTATTTGCGCTGGCTTCCTACGGCCTTTCAGCAGTCTCAGACTGATCCATGACTAGGTAAGAAAGAAGACCCAGGAGAACACGAACCGCGACAGGGCATGGAACTGCGCGCGTCCGATCTCCTGGGTCTCAAGTTGGAAGAGAGAAAGGATTAGCTCCTCCACCTCACCATTCTTATACCACGAACGTACTAGTAGTTCACGATCTCCCTAGCAGCGCGTATGAGGACAGTTCGTGCCCTTTCCAACGTTGTAACGTTGTCCAGGCACAGTCCTACTAGCGTAGCAAGCTTCTTGATCTCTTCCAATGACATCTTTCTAAGATCCTCGTCAGTCAATTTGATGCAGGGATCACCGTCCTGAAAACGTTTGACGGTCCCGCCGTCTGACTTACGATCTCTTCAATCGTCTTTGTCGGTTCTACCGAGGCGCTTGTCCACAAAGGGCTTTGACCTCTCAAAGAGATCAGCAAATCCTTTGAGCGGTTCTGCGGTGCCCATCTTGAAGATCCGAGCCGTAGCCAGCTTCATGACCTCCTCGAATTGAACGCTGTCTTCGACGAACTTGAGGACGGCGTTGACCTTGTCGGAAACCTCTCCGATGGCGTTGCCCATGGAAACGAGAGCATCCAGAACGCTCTCCATCTTCGCCTCGAGGGCTGATGTATCAGATGATGCTTCTGGTTCGGCCTGCCTGGACTCTTCACGCTTGGCTCGTCGACCTTTGCGCGGAGCTTCAGCTTCGTGCTTCTCTACGCCGTCGTTCTCGTCTTCTGGAGTCTCCTCCGGCGGATCCTCACTTGGATCGGGTTCTGGATCTGACTCGACACCCTCGACGTCGTCGTCATCAAAGACTTTCGAGTATGGATCATCATCGTCTTCGTCTTTTTCTTTCACTTTCGAGCTACGCTTGGGGCTCTTTTCCTCCTTACGTGGCTCAGGGCTCTTGTCCTTGTCCAGGCTGAGAATGTTGATGTCGCCCTCATCGAACTTGGTCATGATGAGCTCGATCATACTGTCCTCGCCGGCGATTTCGGCTTCTCGTACCTCTTGCTGTGTATAGCCCGCAAGGTGCATGACGCGGCGCAGACGGTACTTGGCCATCTTCAGAATCACTTGTCTGAATGCCTCTCGCTCTTTGTTGTTACCCATTGTCACTCTCCTTCCAATCTGGCTTTGTTAGCCATGTAGCAGACAAGAACCTCGGCATCATGATGCCGGAAACAGTTTCTGTGGCAGTGTGTGAGTAGTTGATCTCGAATCTTGTGGAGGTTCCTTTCCAGAAACTCCATCAATCTTCTCCGAGCTGGATCAAGTGGGTGTACAACTCGTTGTATCTCTCCACGCTCAAGGATCATAGCCAATATGTTTCTAGGCATACCTCTGTGGGCTCTGACACCTATCAGATTGAGAATCTCGATCATCTCAGTCGAGTTCATCGCCTTCAAGTCTCGAGGGTCGATATTGATCCCGTTCTTACTGATCTCATCATCCCAGTCTACGGTATCCCAGTACCATTTCTTCTTCAGCCCCATAGAACTCCCCAGATCGTCTCTTCGATCCCACCCTCTAGCCTAGTCATTTCGCTGTCATCGATCAATTCGTAGAGACCTACCTCTACTCTAGAATCCTCTTCATCGCAATGCTTGAACTGGATCACTGAATGGATGTGACTATCATCCACACCGATGGCCTCCATGATAGCGTCGATCAGTAGCTTATTCCTATTGGTGGTGTCTATCTTCTTGTAACGATTCTGGGCCTTACCTTCTATCCAGCCCTTGTTCTCCGTGTGCTCGAAAAACAGCTTCACTATGAGGAGGTATGGAACGTCCTTGTGGAATTCGATCTTATTCTTGCTGCGTATGACTAGCTCAGCGATAGCAGAGGCGACTGATCTTTTGTACTTCTTAGCTTCATCCGTAAGGGCTCGTGCTATTCCGCCCTTGCTAGTTCTGAGGTTGAAGTAGATGCGGTTGTCCGTTGGCGGAAGCGTGAGAACGATGTTGAAGAAGGCTTTCCCTCTCCGCGTTCCCACACTGTCTTCAGGAACATTTCTAGGAGTCGTCGTCACTGAGAGTGTCCTTCCCACCTAGTACTTGATCTCTTTTTCTCTTCATGCGCTCGACGTTGTGATCTCTTCGATACTGATCCCACTCTCTTGTCCTGAACTCGACATCGCGGGATAGTAGTCTGTCACATTTGTCCAACGTGTCACAACGGGCTTCGAGGAAGTCTGCCACTCCCTGCCACTCCAGCCTTTTCAGGTTCAGCTTCTTGTAGTCGATATTGGTTCGTGACTTCGCTCTTCGTTCTTCGGCAATGCCCTTCGACTGCTTGAACACTTCATCACGCACGTGTTTGGAGGCCTCTTCATACGCCTCAGCTGTCACGCCTGCTATGGCGCGCATCTCGATAGCATAGGAGTAGATCGATATGATCTCACCACGTTTGTCGGTGATCTCTTTGTTGGAGATCTCAGATGGATTATCGGGCATCTCTGGAAGCAGAGATCGACCCTTTCTTCGTGGCATAGGAGCAGGATCGAATCCCATCTTCTGGAGACGTGCGAGTACCTTCTCACGGACGGAAGAATACTCCTTCAGGTCGTCATCCAGACCAATGACCTGCTCGCTCAGGTCGATCTTTGCCGCTTTCCTTCCTTCAGTCATGCGAACCTCGGTTCCATAGTCCTCCTTCTCTGTGATGACAGTCCTCGTGGCTCACACTTCTCCAGATAGGGACATCCGTAGCAGTGCCTGCCTACCATCTTAGGAGGCTCTTCCATTCTATCGGCGATCCTGAGGATCCTATTTAGTCGTTCAGCGATCGGATTCCAGATCTTCTGCTTCTCGAATAGTACAGGTATCGATTTGAAGATCGATTTGTCCTTGTTCACGTAGAAGACAAGGGTGACCGGTATGTCCCCCGTTATCATGTATCCGTGCATCTGCTTCTCGTAGTCCGATCCAGCACTATCACGAAGAGCTACGAATCCATTATCATTGATCGACTTCCAGTCTATGATCACTCTGATCACCCACTTGACACCTTCGAGGATGATCTCTCTTTCCATCACACCGTCACAGCTGCCGCATAGACGGTAGTTGTCCGCAACTGGGCTAGTCTTCCATAGTCGAACCTCATCGTCATACACGAAGTTGTGGTAGATCGCCATCGTGTGCATGTAGTAGTTCATTTGAAGATGGATGACAGTTCCAGTGTCGAAGACGGCCTGCTGTGGCTGCTTTTTCTTTACCTCTTCCTCTCCGATCAATTGCAGAAAGAGTCTCATGTCGCAGCTGTATTTGAATGCAGATGGGTGAAAGCGGCAGTGATTACGATCTTCGTTCCACGTGAACTTGGTGGTCCACTGCATACCCTTCATGGCAGCGGCCTTCGCCCACTCCTGCACCTCTCCCGCAAAGTCCCACTTGCGAAAGAATTCACGGACAGTAGATCTACCTATTTTTTCAAGGTCGGCTATCGTCTTCAGCTCAATTACTTCCATTGATCAACTCCAAGAAGTCATCCCAGTCCAGCACAGCTACATTGGACTTACCTGTACGAAATCCGATCTTCATGGCTCCAATTCTCCCAGTCCTTTTCGCTTCTGTGATCAACTTTATCGTATCAGCTTCTCTGAGGGTGAACTGTTTGGCGGCTGTATACTTGTCATCTATCACTAGGTGTTCGTTTCGAGCATCACCTTTGGAGATTCCAGATCCAGATGCTGGTGTAGTCTTACCGCCTATTTCTTCTGCACAAGCTCGTTCACGCTTACGAGCAGTCTTATTGATCAGACGCTTCTGGCTCTTTGTATTGATCTCTACCACGTCGGATGGCAGTATTACAACGCTAGGAACTTGATCTTCCAAACACTTGATACACATCTTTACCTGATCCATGCGGTAAAGTTGGACGCTATCATCCGTTTTCGCAACTGACACACAGAGACCGTACAAGCCGCCAACGTTATGACAGTTAGTACAAGCTCCATAGCCGAAGCGGGTCAGAGTTGCAGATGCTACAGCCTGTGGAGACATGAGACTTTTGCCGCTTCCAGGCATGTGTAGTACATCTTCTCAAATAGACTATGATCCTCGTAGAGAGCGCTCACCAAATCCGCTCCCTTTTCTCCCCAGGGAAGCAATTCAAGTACAACTTCCCCATCAGGTTTGATCAGATCACGCCGCTGCCCTTGTCGTATCAGCAGTCCCATGGAATCAGCCGTATTTACAGCATCCTGATAGGCGTCGAAGCCGTGTTTGAAGTAGTAGGCCACTTCTCCTTTCCCGCCTTCATGACAGCCAACCTTGCCCTTCATCACTTCCCACTTGACCCACTTGCCCTCGAGCGGTTTCTTCCTATCTGCAGGTAGGCGCTCACCTCTGCTAAGAGTGACATCCAGAAGCTTCCCGTGTCTTATGGCCCACGGTCCTTCAACTGTCCACGCCTTATCGTACGCACCACGCCTATTGCGGTTAGCGCGTACTTGGTTGATCATTATCAAACTTGTCATGTTCATCGTTCCATTGGATGGGTTGGAAAAGCTGTTCCAGCATAGTCGCATGAAGTCCGACAGCAGAGCCGCAGATGCAGACTGCTTCGGTTCGTCCTCCATGTCAGTCTCCACACGATACTTGCTAACAACCGATCCTATAGAATCCAAGACGATGATCTGACATCGGTTTTCACTGATCAAGTCGATCACTGACTGAAGTCTGCGTTCGGTACTACCCTCATCTCCTATGATGAACTCGCCAATGCTAGATCGTCTCTTGGCGATGATGTCTTCAGATAGTGGAGCTAGACCCCGCTTCTCGCGCTCCTTGTTCTCGAACATCAGATCCATATCTGAGGACGGAACGACTACACCATTGATCCGTGCGTGGGGCTTATCATACGGAACTTCGAGCCATACCCACCCTATGCAGGACTGCTCTCCGTACAGCTGTTGTACCTGCGATATGATCCTGTTGCATAGGGAGTTCTTCCCTATGCCTTCTGGAGCTGCGATTTGAGTCACTCCGCCCGCCGGTATTCCTCCACCTGTGGCGCAGTCTAGTGAGGCAATGCCGAATGGCCTGCGGAGAAGGAATGGATTACCGGCTTCCGAAGCTCTCTTCAGCACTGTCCTTTTCGCTTGTTTGTTCACCCTGGCGACTAGTGCATCCAGCGACATTCCAGACAGGAATATCTCTGTTGGAATCTGGAGTCTGTTGAGATCAAACTGGTCGCCAGGATTCTCGATCTTCTCGGTCTTCTTGATCTTCTTGGCTTTTCTAGAAGCCATCGCTCTCTCTTCTCTCGAAGGGTTTGCTGCCGTGGATAGGGCAGGCAGGCGGTTTCCCTGCTAGTTTCTCCCCACACACTGGACAAACTCCAGATGCAGCCGCTTCCTTCACTTTTGGATCTTTCTTTTCAGGTTCGTATCCGTACTTTTCCATGAGCTTTCCTCCTCTTTTGACTAGTGATAGTTGGAGCGATAGTCGCCATGTCTGACTCGATCTGAATGCGATCTTTACGTACGGTCTGGTCATTTTCAGACCTTGGATCTTTGTGTTGTACGCAGGGTGTGGTGGCCGAAAGTAGGGGCGGAAGTCTCCAAAGTTGAGAATACGAACGTTCTCACCTTGTAGAGTAGCCGCTATGATCGTAACGAAAGCCTCATCGATCACTCTCTTCACGTCGGCCGCTGATAGGCGACTACCGTAGTAAGTAGCTAGAGCATTGTGCACTGCCTTGTATAGACCGTCTCGTGTCATACTTTTGCTTCCACCCAGTTGTTGCCTATACCAGGTTCTGCCCTCAGCGGAACTCTGAGTGTGATCCAGGGATGTTCCATATGGTACTGAACTATCTTGGCAGCCTCCTCTGCATTCTCTTCTGGACACTCACCAACGATCTCGTCATGTATCTGCAGAAGCATTTCGTACCCAAGCTCCTTCAGGCGTTGATCGTTTTCTATTCTGATCATTGCGCACATACAGATGTCGGCAGCTGTGCCTTGGATGATCGTATTCGGTCCTTGACGATCACCATCACGAGAGAGCTTGCACTCTGCGCACCAGCACAGATCACGACCTTCTTTGAGCGCTTCCCACCTATGATGCTCCTGATCCTGCCAGTCCATGATGTCTGGTAGCTGGCGACGCCTTCCAAGATAGGTCTCTACATACTTGGTGTCTGCAATTTTTCGGTAGGTGCCTTTTATAAACTCAGATGCTCCAGGTATCCTCTCGAAGTATCTATTGATCAGATCTTGTGCCTTGTTACCTGCTTCGATCTTTACCGTCTTCTTATCCCACTCTGGATGTTCCGCAGCTAGTTCGTCTATGAAGCCGAGTTCTTTGGCTAGGCTATTCTTCGCCTTCCCATAGTTCAACACGTGATCCCCACATTGCTGTGGGCGCTGACTATCCCTTCGTCTGCTTGCGACGTTTCTTCCAATCCCGCTCTCGCAGGTTCTTTTCCGGCAGGCATTTGTCACAGCGAGTACTTCGTGGGCCTGTCGGTCGAAACGTGCGACCGCACTGGACGCACTTCTTTGGCTTGAAATGCACTTCATTAGGCAGGTTATCAATACAGTTGTGGACGAGGACCTGGTGACACCTCTTGCATAGTGGTTCGAGGTTGCCGATGGAATTATTATTCCGATCCTCGTCTTTATGATGGACGAGCACAGCCTGTTCTCTACAGAGTTGACACACGTGACCGTAATGATCATAGGCCAACTTTTGATAGTAGGCTGGTGATCTTCCTCCACGCCAGTGATTGTTCTTCGGTCCTGCCTGTTGATAGTTGCCTTTCCGTTGCATGAGTCCAGATTAGTTGCAGACGCCTGCCGTGTCAACGAGAGAGGAGGCATGACTAGCCGATCGGATGAACACCGATCTCTCGTTGAGAAGATCATGTAGCTGATCTCCAAGTCGATACACTACGCCTGGCAGCGCAGCACGGGATTACCCTTGTAGGGCTTCCCCGTTTTGAGCAGGTTTTAGTTCGGCCTGACTCGTCTCGTCCACCGAAGCCGACTACTTTTATGTACAGTCTTAGCATACGAAGATGCTTAGCGCGCTCAGAGTGATCATCTTTATTCTTTTTAGCAGCTGTTACATCATCGTAAGGCTCTCCCCATACCAGTTCCACATTGGAGGTATGTATGTCCTTACCGGCTTTGATATTTCTGATCATACCCTTGTCTTTGGAGAAATGGGCAAGGATGAACATCTCTAGCTGCTCATAGTCAGAAACGATCAGTTTCTTTCTGAGACTAGCTATGAATCCGGTCCTGATATCGAAGTCGTCACGAGGTCTGGGCTGGTTCTGAAGATTGGGCTCACGAGAGGATAGTCTTGCGGTATCAGCTACGTGTTGTGTAAAGGTGGTATGAATACGATCTCTAGCGTCTTTCCTCTCTAGCAATCCATCTATGTACGTGCCGAGAAGCTTGCCAAGCTCTCGATGTTTCAGAATCAGCTTCGCCTCTTCAACTCCCTCGTCGGCGTAGTGCTGCAGCACACTGGCATCCACAGACGGCTTCTTCTCACCAGATGATCCACCACTCGTGAACTTGATGGGCTGTAACTTCAGCTTGTTGAAAAGAAGATCGGATATCTGTGGATTGGAATTGGGATTGATCACAGTTCCGGCGAGCTTGTTGAGCACCTTTTCCGTACGAGCAATGTCCTCCACTATTTTGGGGCGCATCTCGTTGAAGTACTTGGTGTCGAGTCGTATGCCTCTTCGTTCCATGTTGTAGAGCACACGGGTGAATGGCACCTCGAACCACAAGAACACGTCCCACAGAGTACGGCCCGCCCACGTCACAACGTTTTCGAGCTGCTCCTTCAGTCGATGAAACAGACGAAGCACAGCCCATGCGTCCATACTGGCATAGTCGACCACACGATCTGGGTCCTGCTCGTAAACCTCCGTCAGGATTTCGTACATCTCCTTGTTGTGCGGCTTACGCGGCTTACCCTTCCTGTCCTTCGGGTAGAACGTTTCGGCAAAGGTAGCCATCCTCTCCCCGAACTCTCGGGTGTAGGAGGACTTCAGATCGTGTGGTCGACCTGGATCGACTAGCCTATCCATGGTCAACGTGCACATCAAGTCGCCTGACAACGGAAACCCGCTATTAGCGAGTACGTTGGCATCGTACTTGATCTGTGAACCAACCCAGGACTTCATCTTGTCACTCAGTACTGGACGAAACTCTTCCAGCATCTGAGACTCCAAGAAGTAGCGGTCGTCTCCAGTTGAGAGAGACCAGAAGACCACCGTGGCTCGATTGATATCGAGCCCGGTGGTTTCTGTGTCTATCGCCAGCAGGTCGAAATGGGCGAGCTTCTCCTTCAGCATACGAACGTCTGAAGAAGTCTTGATTACAACTGGATCAGGTCTATCCAAGCTCCACCCATGTCGACGCATCTTCTAATCCTCGTCCCATGCACTGGAGCCAGTGCGCGGTCCACCTTCGTTGTCGTCTTCCTTCTCGTGCTTCTCTTCTTCGACCACAGCATCTCGGAACTCTTGAGGCACCTTTAGCCTGTAGAGCTTCGCTTGTGCCTTGAGAGAGACGTGGGGGAAGACTTTGTCCAGATCCACTGAAGTCATGAGCGGCTTGATCTTTCCCCACTCTTCATCAGTTACGAGATCGTAGCGCCTTACCTGTAGTGAGGTCGTAGCACCATCACCAGACTTGAAGAGGGCCATCTTCACGTTCCACAGATTGAGCGGACTTGCGCTGCTACATTTGCTGCATTCATTGACTGCTCGCATGTAGCCGACATGTCCACATGATTTGCATTCTTGAACATCGAGCCGTATTGCCTCGAGCTCTCTTTTGTCTACTGGATCTCTTTCAAGATCACGATAGCAGACCCCACACTTCGGACATTCGTAGGCTGGTATAGAGATCTCTCCACCACAATTGCACGCTGCCGAAAGGGTGAAGTCGACAAAGTCAGTCAGCTGATCTGTGAAGCTCGAACCAATGGGCCAGTACACTCGACGGCCAAACTGCTTCTCGACGCCAGCTTTGCAGTGTTTGCATCCACGACCCTCACACTCAACGGGTGTTTTGTAGAACTTGCCCGTTCGGTCATTCTTCCGATCAGAATCCACAAGGTGAAAGTCTGCAAGCAGGATTCCGTTGAAAACGTGAAGCTTCTTCGCCCACGACATACCGGAGTCCCTGCCCTTCTCCGACTCGTGGCAGCCGATGCAGGGCTTGTTGCCCACGTCTACTACCAGATTGCCCGCACTGTCACGCACATCAGCAAATCCAGCAGAGCATCTACCAAACTTGTTGGACGGCTTGTGATAGTGACGCATGATGAGCCCATACGGTGACTCGAACTTGCGACTCCCCTTTCCGTTCTCCATTGAGATCGGCGTGACATAGTTGGCCTTGAACAGGAGGATGGGAGTTATCCTACCCGTTGATCCTTCTTGAGGAGCAAACTTGTCGTTGAATGATCCGCCACCGAGACCAGAGGATTTCTTGTTCTTGACTGTACCGCGCATCATGCGGGCAATGTTGTCTGCCTCTTCCATTTTTCAAACCTTTCTCTAGCGTTGAATGTCTCTCCCAAACCAAGTTTGTTTAGATCATCGGGTTGTTCGGCCCAAGACGGCAACGTCCAAACTGTGAGGTTGCTTACAGAGCGCGACAGCCACTTACCGATCCTCAGCATTCCTCTAATCCCGGCAAGGTTGTTGTCGTAGAACAGCACGACCCCACCACCAGATACTTGGCAGATTAGATCATACTGCTCTTGCGACAATGCGGATCCCATAGTAGCTACTGTGTTCCAGTATCCATGCTGCAATAGCCAGATGCAGGCTTTGAAACCTTCCACCACGATTACCGGACTATCTGACACTGTCAGTAGTTGGTATGCGCGATGGGCATTCCATAAGTACTTGTGATTTTTGATCTCGTAGGAAGGAAAGAGGTCGTCAAATCCAGGACCAAAGTCACCAGTGACGAACCCTTCGTCTGTTCTCCTCCGGCCCCTATACACGAGGTATCTGGGCTTTGTGCTTCGGAGGGTTGATCGACCAGATACTCCTACCAGATTGCCGTAGACATCTCTGATTGGAAACGTGATTCGATCTTTCCCTCTGTCATAGCCTACGTCCAGTTCTCGGAGCAGTTTCTGATCAAAGCCTTGTTCCACTAGACCATCTGGGCGCCAATCGAAAACACCCAGTACGGATTCTGGAATAACTACTTCGGCCAGAAATGGATCGCTCCCAACGAACCTGTTCTTCTTCTTTTGTTGTTCGCGTTGCTGTCTTTTATGGATCTGAGGTGCCACCGGTTCAATCAGTAGATCAACTCGGCTACGGGACACACCCAGTCCGCGGAGTAGTGTAGCTAGATTACCGCTACGATTGCAACCATGACATTTCCAGAGACCATTGTTGATGTTGATAGCAAATGACGGATGATTGTCATCATGATCCGGAAATGGGCACTTTGCAGCGAGATTCTCTGATCCGCTCAGTTTTGGTCGGTCCAGATACGGCTCTATGATATTTGCGATAGGACCAAGATCGCTCATTTATTCCCAGGATCTCCGAATGCTATCAAGTCCGCATCAGCCGCGTCCTGATCGTATACGAGGTGGCCCGGCACTTTCACACCGTGCTTTTCGTCATCGCTCTTCTTTTTGGCTTTCCTGCCCCTGCCCTTATTGGCACTACGTGGAGGCTCGTCGCCTATTAGCACATTCATTCTGTTTTCGGCTGTTGAAGCAGCGCTTTCTGGCTGAGCGACTTTCTTACCTGCGTTGGATATCCAGCAATTGAATTCCCAAGCAGTGCATGGAGAGATCGTAAGTAGCATGCCACCAGGTATGATTTCTCTTGCACCAGCTATTATGATCTCAATGCTCACCTTGCCATTTGCCAATGTAGCGCCCTTCTTGACTCTCATGATCAGGTCAGCTTCTTGACCAACGGCATCTGCATACGCAATGTCCTCTAGACTCTCTTCGTCGTGAGATCCACCTGATTCGTCTTCACCCTTTCGAGTACGCTGGGTTACTCCGATTACAGGCACATCTAGCTGCTGAGTCATGTGCTTCAGATCTTGAACAATGGCATACTGATCTTGCCACTTCATAGACCTCTTGCCTGATCGATCATTCTTCATTCTATAGAATGAATCGACCACTATCAGATCAGGTTTGAACGCTTCGGCCTTGGCGAGTATGTGCGAAACCCCTCCACCCATCATATCGTCCTTGTCGGACGTGAACATGACAGATGGGCTATGATCGTCACGAGTCGATCGTTGCTCCTCTATCTTCAGATTACGCAGCGTATCGAAGTAGACATGCTCTTCTGCGTCAGTGAGCGTACGCTTCTTCAAACGTTCATAATCGATCTCTGCGATGCATGCTGAAACACGCTTTCTGAACTGAGCTGGAGGCATCTCGCAGCTGTATACCAGCACTCTACGTGCGCCAAAACCATAAGCGTGTGTTATGATCTTGGTAGCTATCCAGCTTTTCATGTGCTTCGGTCTGCCAAAGATGATGATGAAATCCTGTTGCTGGATCCCACCAGTCTCTTCGTTCAATTTCTCCCATGGCCACGGTATACCAGAGATACCACCACTCTTCTGGCTCATGTAGTCGTTGATCATATCCTCTGCGCCATCAGCGAGGATTAGATCGCGACTTGTAGTGACCATGGTTTGAACTGTATTGATCTTTGCGCGAAGATGAGCGAGAGCCTCATATGGTGATCTGGAGTCGATCATTTCAGAAGCTTCGTCACAGGCGTCTCTCAACTCCCTAGACATCACCTTCTTTCTGATCTCCTCACACAGCTCTGGTATGGTTTCCCTTATCCTGTCCTTGTCGGGTAACGGACCGGGAAAACGCTCCTCAACAATACGTTTTGTGGGGACACGTCCGTAGTGTTGTTGGTTGTGATAGTACTCCTTGAGGAACTTGAAGATCTCTCTCGCCTGTACGTTGGAGAACATATTCTGCGAAATGTTGTTGCGTAGTACTGTTCGCAGATCAGCAGTGGCAACGATCTTCGTTATGAGTCGTAGTTCATGATCGAAGGCCATCAGACTTCCTCATGCCATCTGATGTGTCCTTTGTTGAACGTGCGATGTCTTCCACCACCAAGATCCAGCTTGACTCTGTACTTGTTGGACGAAAGTACAATGCCCGTATACAGATCCCCCTCGCTCAAGCAAATCCTGATCTCCTTATTGGATGGAAGCAGATCGATCATTTCCGGCTGTGCTCCTACATGCTGCTCGAGCTGGTTGACCTTCTTCTTGAGCTCTTTGATTCTCTCGTCGTGATGATTTAGGCGTGCCCCAACACGCAACCCATCAGGTGCATCTCCCATAGAACTACCTCCTTTGGAACCCTCCATGCTAGTGCTACAAACTGTATCGTCAAGCCACGAGAACTGGTGGTCGAGCCCCCCGCTCGACCACTTCAGATGGTATGTGGGACACTACCGATCGTACTTCTTGATCGATTCTTGGATGTACCTTCCAGCCAATTTCTCTAGCTCAAGCTGGCGGTCCCTATCGGATCTTATGGCCATAGCGACACGAGAGATAGTCTGTGCAATGTCGAAGGCTGTATTTGGTTCACCTTCTTGGTGCCAGGCGTTCTCGGCAGCCTCAATGATGTGCTTGGGCTGGCCACGGAGATAGTGCTTCAGATTGTCTAGTGGGTCTGAGATCACCACTTCGTGAAGCTTCGTTGCTTCATCAATGATCCTCTTCTTCCTCTCTGGAAGCTCACGGAACATGGTGATGAGCATGGTATCCAGATCGGTGTCGTCTACATTTCTGTGAGTCCTGTAGAGTAGTGGCCCAGCTTCCATTCCAGTGATCATACCGTTGGAGCATATGAACTTCACAAACCACGGGGCACCCATAAACGCGCCACCACCAACCTCACTGTTCTTGATCCTGATTCCGAAGAAGTAGTTGTCCCCCTCTGCGATAGGAATCTTTCCTCCGTGAACAGCATCAAATGGATCATCATACGTGAGGAAGAAGTGGGAGGCGTTTGGTTTGAAGGATACCATCTTGAAGTGCATACCCTTCAGATCGGACCCGATGCTCTGGTGCATGCGATCAAAGATACGAGCGTCTCTGATCTCACTATATCCAGGACTGACGAACGCCCTTAGAACTCCGCTTGATCCAGCGAATTGTGGCTTCTCATCAGTGTCAAATGATCTAGCTATGATCTTACGAATCAGTGGAGCGCCTCTGGCACGTAGATGATCAGTGACAGCTCGTTGAACTTGATCGACGGGAGTGCACTCAAAGAACTTGTCCCATTTCACTCCAAGCTCTGATCCAAGCTGTCTCTTTGACCACTCGTTCATCTCTAGAAGTCCGAATGGTGGTACAAATACCGATCCGGCCGTCATGAATCGCATTGAGTTCAGATCAATGACGTCATAGTCCAGATTTGGTGCACCAGGTACTCCACGTGCTCGAGCGCTTACGTGGTCTGGTATCAGCTTCAAGCTCTCGCGATGAGCAACCAGCGCATGGATCTTCTCAAAGCTGTGTTGGTTCATTTTCTGGACTGACCAGTCCAGAGCCGCCGAGACCCTCCGGGATATCGATTGGGTAGTCTCTGTTGTCATTCGTCCTGCCTCCTTCGTCTGCAAAATGCAACTTCAACAGGTGATCCTCAATTGCATCACGTAGCTCTACGCACTTCGCATGAATGTCGTCCGGCCACGTTGTTGTCAGTGTTGATCTTCCCATGAGTACAGGTAACTCATTACCGGAGTGCAGGAACGCTACATCAACAACTAGGCTGCGAGCCTTTGGAGTTCCCTGAGTGATCGGTACTTCCAGAGTTATCTTCACGGCAGCTACTGCATTGATCCTACATTCTGACGAGGCACGTTTCATGCTGATTCCGTAACCAGTTCTTCGAGCATAGCCTGCATCTTAGGCTTGTAGTCCGCTATAGTCTTCTTGATGATCTTCTCACAGGCTTTGAGAGCGTGATCGATGCTCTTGTCATCCTGATTGCATCTGATCTTCACCGAAGCAGTAGTGCTGAGCACGACGGCATTGTAGTCTCCACCAGCAATGCGCATGGAGAATTCCCTACCGGCTTCGGCATTGCCGTCTCCGAGAAGTATGTCTGTTGGAACTATTTCTGTCTTTGTTGGCATGATGATCGTCCTTCCTTCGTCTTTGTCACGAGACCAGAGATCCACTTCGACTGTGGCGTAGTTCATGATCAACCCAATTGAAACGGTTTCGGTTTGTGATCAATGCGCACTTGGTCTTTCACATCGACCACGGCTTTCTCGGCAATCCTGCCGTTGATCATCCCAGCTCGTTGCATAGAGTCGAACTCTTTCGTGTTGACCTTGTACTCGATATGCACAAGGCGATCTCGTGTCTCTGGAACACCCTCAAATGCTTTCCACAGGTATGCTCCATCGAATTCTCTTCGTGGAATGACAGTAACCTGCATTCCAGCTGCGCCAATCCGTGTTTCGCGTACAGCGATCTCCAACTCCTGGAGTACTGCCTCTCTGAGCGTGGCGAGTTTTCTCAGCTCGTCGAAAACATCCGAATGATCTTCCTCGAAGTCTCGAAGATCTTGGTTGGCCTTTTCAAACTTCTTTTCCAGTCTCATCACGCGGCGCTTTTCTACGTCGGTCATCACCAGTCCTCTTTTCCTTGTCCTTCGTAAAGTTTCTTTAGCTGATCAACGATCTTCCTTGCAAACTTTAGATCTTCCCAGAAGTCCATTACCATAGACCCTGGTCGTACCACTGGGATTCTTAGTAGAGCCGCTGGATGATAGGTGGATATGACTGGGTAGCTGACGTTCTTGTAGAATCCAGGTACTTTTGCGAAGAACATCTCTCCCCGTGAGCTTTTGAGGGAGCTATTCACGCCAGTAAGACCATACAAGGCGACAGCGCCTAGGGCTACTATGAGTAATGGATCTACTCTATAGATCGTTTCCACAACTCTATCGTGACAGGCAGCTACTTCAGTGCTGTTGGGCTTTCTGATCACCTTGTTTCCCTCTTCTTCATTGTGAGGGAAACATGCGGTTACGTTGTCGATGAACAGATCTTCTCTCTTCCACCCAAGACGATCCTCAACAAACTCGGTAAACAGCTCTCCTGATCTTCCTATGAACGGGTATCCAACTCTGTCCTCATCCGGACCTGGACCTTCGCCAAAGAACATGACATCGGCGTGTGGATTACCGACACCAAGGACTACGTAGTTTCGATCCTCGTGCAGCTTGCATCGTGTACACGAAAGCCATGGAAGAGAGAATGCAAGCGGCTTCTCAGCTTTCATCTCCAGCTCGGCTTTCCGTCTTTGAGCATGTCTGTCAGATTGGGTCCTGTTCCCAGTCCCATCTTCTTCGCTGCTGTTTCCATACGCTTGATGTCTTCAGGAGTAGCCACCTGGAGATTGGCGGCTGCCATAGCATGCTGCACCTTGGCCGCATCGAGTTGCTTTGTGAACTCTGAGTACACCTTTTGAAACTCGTTGTGACTTTCGACGCTTTGATCTTCTGGGAAATAGTACCAACGAATCAAAGCCCGCATCACGCGTACGCACTCCAGAAAGCACCAGTTCATAGTTCCTAGAACGGGCATCACGATCGGACCTTGTGGTCCGTTCACCTGCCTATTACCGATCGGGTAGCAATCGTATACCAGAGACATGCTCTGCTTTGCATTGCTGCTGAATTGGCCTTTCAGTTCATCGGGAGATATGAACGTGTCTCCAGCACGAGAACCGTCGATACGTCCAAGGAACGTGGGATCTCCAGCATTGAAAACTACTAGGATCGGTTTGCGCTCTTCCATCTACTTTACCTCAACCTTCATGCCCCACTCTCTGAAGTGGCCCATTAGCTTATAGCCCATGTTCTTCATGGGTCGAATGTTTACGTGCCAGATCACTATGACCTTAGTTTTCTTCTTGTCCTTGAGAAAACGCTGTATACGCCCAACAGCTTGTTGAAGAACGTTTTTATTGCTGAACTCTGTGAGTATGATCAATGAATCTAACTTCTGCTTGTTCAGAGCTTCTTTGGCCATTGAGACAGTAGCGAAAGTAAGCTTGCTGTTCCTGAGTATCCCAAGTCGATCATCAGGATCAATGCTGGCGTGTAGTACACCAGACCCCGGATACAGACTGTGCATGAAGTCGGCATGATCTTTAGAGAACGTGATCGCCATTATGTCTCTATCACGCTTGATACCCTCATCTATTATGGTTTTCGCAAACTCGATCTCTTCAGGTCTCATAGCAGCGTGATGGATAAGCCGAACTAGATGAACCTCTCCTCTTCTATCAGTACAGGCGTTGTACGTATCAGGATCATCCATGTCTAGCTTCGTGTACGACTTGAAAAAGGTGACGGATGGGATTACGTCCTGTTTCAAATTCTTGTGAACGACATCACCGACGTGCCATAGGTAAAGAAGCTCTCCACCATCTTCACGTTTGACAGTAGCTGTTAGTCCGAATCGACTGCCGTAGAACATGTCGGCAGTCTTAGAGAACTCCTCCGCTGACAGGTGGTGTATTTCATCCCAGATGATCGTACCAAACCAAGTTGCCATTTCAGGTGGTATCTGATCGGCATACATGGCTAGTGTCTTCAGACTTGCTAGTGCTATTGGTCGCTTCCAGTTCCATTTGGATGGGTGACCTTGGATCCATCCCAGCTCATCGGGCACGAAGAGGAACTTGTTGATCTCAGCTATCCACTGCTTCAGGATATGTGTCTTGTCGTTGATGATCAGTGCTGGAACGTCTCTGTGTGCTATGTGATGAATTGCGATCACTGTCTTTCCGATACCGCATCCCAGATTCAGTATTCCACTCCGTGTAGCAGCAAGATCCTCAAAGGCGCGCTTCTGATCATCTTTTTCCGGTCTTACATAGTCAAGAACTACCCTGCTGCGGAATCCTACCTTCTCGTAACTAGAGGGGGTAAGATCCACAACAGGGTAGGATAGATCACTAACATTGATCTTCTCTCGTGGTATACCCAGATGACTAGGTGAGTCCTTCCACAAGTTCATGTAAACCACGTCGTTGTTGACCTGCACTGGTATGGTTAGGCTATTTCTGATCAAGTCGACAGAGATGTGCTTCTTAGGAAGCCAGAGCCATGTGTCTCTGTATGCGACGTCTGGATCTCTTATCGGCAGTGTGTAGATCATTTTGGACCTAAGATGCTAGCACAGATCATGGAAACTTCCACTTGCTAAAGAAGATCGCCATTTGCACACCAGTCTCTTTTAGACATCCAGCAGCGATATTCTTTCCTAGTCGAGAGATTGCGCTCTCCCCTTCTTTGGGGAGAACGTGGGAATCTGGAGGTAGGTGCACTGTCATTGAAGTAGAAGTAGTACGTGTTTCACCCTGTGTCCTCGTAGATTGAGAGGATGAGCCTGAGCTAGAGCTTCCACCGCCCTTACGTACCTTGTCTTCTTGTGCTTGGCAGCACAAAGCTTCTACTTGGCAGACATCGCACTCTGGATCTCCAGAGTCCCATCGTGTGAAGCAGTCGGGGACATGCGTCCCTCGATAATACGGCATGGTGTTTTCAGCCACCTCCTTTCCATTACCATTTAGTTCACTTCGCCAGTGCAAAGCCCTTATAGCCAAGAAATGTCCATCTTTGCCTCGACCTTTCGTGGTGGTAGACTGGAGACCAGAGTCGATAGAGTGGCTGAGTGCGGAGGATTGACAAAATGATCGGAACCCCTGGGGCTGTATTTGATCCTTATGACGATGGGTTCGAGTCCCTTCAACGTATGATGCAGGGACGAAGTGTCCCTGACTTCATCAAGACGGCCTCGGTCCTAGATCAGGAGGATCTTCAGAGGCTTCCAGACCATGCCTTCGCGATGGTCGTGGTTGGTGATGGATATAGTATGCGGAAGTATGCCTGCATTGATCCAGCACATGTGGCTGTCAATGTGATGTACTTTCTAGAGCACGCTGGTGATCTTCACGAAGGAGCGAGAGAGAAAGTAGCTCACAACCTTCTTCGAGCATGCAACCATTTCAATGTCACACCGCCGATTACCCTATCAAAAATGGCTGCAGGAAACAAAGTCCTGATCAAAACTGATGGGACGAACATCACAGTCTCGAAACGTGAGAAGACTAGTGAGTTGAGTGGGACTTCGGTAATGCCTTACTCCGCTCGACCATCCCTTGCGAAGCTTTCAGGAGTTATTACTGATCCATATGTAACTCCAGGAGAACCTAATCCGAGAAGGGCGCAGCAGTACGATCCAGCTGTGTGTGCTCTCGACGATGGAACACTTCCTCTCGCATCGTATGGTCAGGTAAAGGAGGCAATGGCCTTCTTCCATTCCTTCAACGGAGATATGCATCCAAGACAGCGACACGAGGTTTGCGTCAAGATCGCAACTCGTGCTGATGCGCTTGGCATTCCAGTTGACGATGTCATCAGGAAGTACGGTTCTCGTACCTTCGAGACCAGTGTTTTCTTGAAGTCGGCAGCATTGACCAGAAAGCAGATCTGGGCTGAGATGCGAAATGGGGAGGCTCCTCATCTGCTCGAGCAGCTTCTCGAAAAGCAGGCTAGTGCAGAGATAGCTCCAGAAGTCTTTGCCGAGGCTCTAGCGGAGCTTGATGTGACAACTGGTATTGATAGGTACTGGGATTCTTCAATACCTGATCCATGGTTCAGCACCTACGGTCATCACAAGCTAGCCGAGGCCGAAGAGTGGCGTTGGGTTCAGGGAACTGAGTACCTGACCAAAAACCAACTGCTCAACTTCATGAATAGTCAGCGTGGTAAGGAAGCGGTAACTAACGCTTTCAATGAGAAGATGGCAGAGGGTCTTCGGGACAAACCAACAGAGGTCTTCGACTCTCTCCCCATGGATACAAAACGCACCATCGCTAGGATGGCGCAGCAACATGAATCAGGGCTATAGTAGATAAACCCGAGAGGAAAGGGTAGGAGGATCAGAAATGAGCAGCAGGTCTTTTAGTTCAGAGAGGCCGGAGCATCCGCACCTTGTCCAGCCAGGAAAAGGTGGTGTGGGAGGAGAAGTTGGCGATCTTCGCAGGGATGTCGAGGACGCCTTCGTGGTGTTGGAAGCCGCAGTCGATGCCAAGGTGTCAGCGGCTCCAGTTCGCTTTGCGACCGCTGCCCCTCTTGGTGCCTGCACGGCAGCTGGAACTGGTGTTGGCAAGACGCTGACTCAGAATGCTGCGGCCATTGAGAACATCGATGGTACAGCTGTCCTGAAGGGCGATCGAATCCTGGTCAAGAATCAGGTGGTCGACAAGAACAACGGTATCTACACCGTCACCACAGTCGGTACCGCTCTTGTGAAGCAGGTTCTGACACGAGCTGAAGACGCCGACAGCGATGCCGAAGTGAAATGCGGTCTCACCGTCAACGTCACCGCTGGATCAACAAATGCAGGAACCCGTTGGGTTCTCACGACTGCCAATCCGATCGTTCTCGACACCGATGCACTGACGTTCAGCGCAGAGGTTCCGAATATCCATCACACTCGACACGAGAATGGTGGAGCTGACGAGATCAGCGTGATTGGATTGTCCGGCCTGCTGGCAGACGGACAGACGCCGCTTGCTCACGCCACTTCCCACTATCCAGGTGGAACGGATCCGGTGGCGAAGACTGGTAGAGCCACGGCCGTTGGTGCTGGTGATGTGGCTGTGGCGTTCGGTACGGCATTTGCGGATGCCAACTACACCGTGGCCATCACGTTCGAGGACACTGGTGGTGCCGCACTGGCTACCGGCTACATCAAAAACACCACGAAGCTGGCCGCTGGCTTCACCATCGTCGCTTCGGCTGCTGGAATCTTCCACTGGATCGCTATCCACGACTAGGAGGTCCGGTGAGCGGTCATGAAGACAGGTTCATCGAGAGACTACAGAAGGTAGCAGGTTCTCCGGAGCTCCTGCCGCCACAAGAGGAAGAGGAGCAAGCTCCAGCCTCTGTGGAAACAGTTGCTCCGGAGGAACCTATTCCTCCTGTTGAAAAGCAGAGCTTCGTCCCGATCAGCACCAAGAACGTGTTCGGACACCACGATACTCACCCGCTCATACTCGATGCCATCCTGCTAGACAAGTACGGCCCTATATGGCTCGATTGGGAGCCTGAAACGATCTGGTCAGAGATCAATGACGACTTCAAGCAAGTTGTCAGCGTTCACAATAGGAACAAGATCCAAGCTGTAAGACTGTGCCATCTAGTAGATAGCCCATGGACGAACTGGGAAGTCTTTGTTCTAGTCGCGCAGGCATTCAACAATAACGTTCCCAACTTCAGAACGCTTCAGCGTCCTACCATCGCTCAGATCACTAACGCAGCAACAATCATGAACAAGATCAAGAGCGAGAAAGAGGTCAAGTTCTCTGAAGAGGTATTCAAATTCATAGCTGCTTGCTTCCTGGATGAAGGCGTAGTGTACCTCCCGCACCCATTCCAGGATGGTCAGCGATGGTCCTCAGTTCCAAAGTACCGATGCTCGAAGTGCGGCAAGATCGACATTGATGACGGCAATGGGATGTGTGATAGCTGTGGTGCTCCTGATCAGTATCTTGCTAAAGAGTTGGAGCGGGACTATCGTACTGTAAAGGAAAGATACCAGATCATAGTAGTGGATCGTGAAAATAAGCCATCCGATCCGATCGAGCTGAATGAAACTCCAGAAGATGTTCAGACTGCTAGGCTCCTAGTTGCTGATGAGTATACGAGAGATAGACAGCGGCAGCTCGAGGAGCAGATGAGGATACTGAGAGATGTCCGATCATACGTATGACATGATCATGTCTGAGTCTATGCTCCATGAGCTTTACATGCTCAAGAAGCAAGCAGGAGTTTCGGCACGATGGGGCAATGTCATCGGTGCTGGATTGGGGGCTATCGGTGGCGGGCTGCATGGAAGTAGAACGGCAGCACCAGGAGAAGAGACTGGTGGAGCGGTTCGAGGAGCTTTGCTTGGTGCCGGTGCTGGGGCTCTTGGTGGGCAATTCGCTACCAAAGCCGGACGCGGAGAAGCTCTCAGATTCGGACAGAGACAGCTTCATGGTATGACTGGCTACCTCCCCGGAAGGGGAATCCTTGGCGCTAAAGGTCCAGCACTGTCGCCAAAGGATAGGCTCAAAGCACTAGAGGGCATGGGATTTGAATTCCAGCATGGTACCAAGAAACAGTTACAGAAGCATATGACACAGGAAGTTGCTAAGGGTAAGATCACTAAGTATCTGCCACAAAACATTCAAAATTTCATGGCTTCTAGAAGTGCATCATCTGCTTTGGCTACTCGACAGGCCGCAGAAGAGGGTATGACTTCGATACCTGGCCTAGCTAGAGGTTATATGAGGGGTGGAGTCTCTGGAAAAGTAACACCATGGCAGGCAACCAAGATGAACCTAAAAGCACCAGGACTAGCTATGGGTGTTGGGATACCTGCTGCAATGTCAGCACAGTCGATCAAAGAGTACAGAGAGACAGGAGATAGACGGCAGCTTGCCTCAAATCTAGCTGGAAATGCCGGCTTTGCGCTAGGTGGAGCTCTTCCTATTACTGCTATGATGGGTCTTGGCGCAGCAGGTGGGGCAGCTGGGAGGCTGATAGGTCGTGGAGCTGAAGCGATAAGTCCATCACACGTTCCAGTACCTCCTGGTGGATATGCTGGCCAGGTAGCTCCTCGTTGAGGTGATCAATGTTTGATTTTGGCTATGGCGGTACCAGTCACTTTCAACCGGCGCATACCTACGGTCGTGTTAGAGGATCGTCAGTAACACAGGGTGTAGCCTACCCATCTCCGTTTTTTGATCTTGCACATACCTATCTCCCACCAACAGTCAAGCAGATGTTCAAATGGTGCAGGTACTATTACCTCACCCAACCGCTCATAGCTGCTGTTGTGAACAAGATGGCGGAGTACCCCATAACTGATCTCGTGATCGATACGGACAACAAGGGTCTCCGCAATATGTGGGAGAAGTTCTTTGAGTCTGACATACAACTTCGTGCGAGACTGATCGACATAGGTCTTTACTTCTTTTGTTACGGTAATGTGCTTGCATCACTGATGCACCCATTCGTGAAGTGGCTGAAGTGCAAGTACTGCGGCCACACATTGATGGCGAAGAAGGCGACGTACAGGTTCAGATCGTATGAGTTCCACATGACTTGTGACAAGTGTCAGCAGACAGGTCATGCCCTAGTAGAAGATCAATACCTCCAGACGTCAGGTGGGACTAGGATCATTCTCTGGAACCCAGAAGACATAGACATCGTATTCAATCCGATCACTCAGGATACGGTTTACTTCTACAGTCTTCCAATACAGACACTCAATGACATGGCTGTCGGGCGCAGAGAGGTCATAGAGCAACTTCCTCAGGTATTCATAGACGCAGCCAAGAAACGAAAGTCGATCACACTGAATAAGGACAACCTCTTTCATCTGAAGAGGTCCTCTGTTCTATCAGGTCCTAGAGATACGGGTTGGGGAACGCCTCTAGTGCTTCCAGTTCTGAAGGACGTGTTCTACCTTCAGATCATGAAGAAGGCACAAGAGGCTATTCTCCTCGAGCGTATAGTTCCTCTGACTGTCATCTTCCCCCAGCAAGCAAGTGGCACGGCTGATCCGTATACCACGATCAATCTTGTGGACTGGAAAGACCACATCGCACAAGAGATTCAAAGATGGCGGCTGGATCGTAACTACATTCCAATCCTCCCACTTCCAATCGGCAATCAAGTCATCGGTGGCGATGGACGAGCGTTGCTCATGTCTCAAGAGATCAAGATCTGGAGTGATCAGATCATTGCCGGGATGGGTGTTCCGAACGAATTCATCTACGGCGGTCTCCAGTGGTCGGGATCAAACGTGTCCCTTCGCATGTTGGAGAATCAGTTCATGCGGTACCTGTCCGGGCTGTTGCTCTTCGTCAAAGACTTTCTGGTGAGGGGTATGGCTGCTCATATGGGCTGGCCGACAGTGGGTATCAGGTTCAAGCCATTCAAGATGGCTGACGATCTACAACGTAAGGCGTTCCTCTTCCAGCTCAATCAGGCTGGTAAGGTGAGCGACACGACACTGATCAATGATACAGATCTGAATCCTGAAGAGGAGAACGAGCTGCTCCGTAAGGAGACCAAGACTCGTCTCGAATCTGTGAAAACTCAGCAGATCGCGGAGGCAGAGATCTCCGGCGAAGCTGGGGTGATCAATGCGAAGTACCAGGCTAAAGCCCAAACGATCATGATGCAGGAACAGCAACAGGCTGCAGCAGGTGCACAGGGTACAGCCCCCGGTGAGCCTGGTGAGGATGTAGGGTCAGCTCCAGTTGCGCCGCCACAGGGACAGCAACCTAGTGGTCAAGAAGGCGGACAAGCCACGCTAAATCCTCTACAGCAAGTAGTACAGCGTCTTCGCTCGTTGAGCCCTGAAGCACAACGTACTGTGCTAACAAGGATTGAGCAGAGTAACCCACAGCTAGCACGTCAGCTTCAAGCTCAATTCAATCAAGGAGGGGGAGTTGACCCATCGCCTAATCCAGCAGGTCAGCCTCTTCCTACGCAGCTCCCTCCACGTAGAGGAACAGAGTCTGCGATGATCTAGTAAAAAAGAAAAGGGTGGTGCCTCTCCAAATTCTGAGGCACCACCCGTTTACTTCAACCATTTACCTATCGGCTGACTACTCGATCATTCGTCTTCTTGATCGAATAGCCACTCTCCAGCGCTCCCGGCCACTGTACTCAGATACGAGGCCACGAACGCTAGAAAGAATAGGTACACACTTACTCCCTTCCTCCTGTTCCCGGAGAGTGACTCAATACAGCTCCTCCTCCTCGTCAGCATAGTCGTCGAGGAGATCATCCTCGACGCTATCCTCGAAATCTCCCAGCTCGTCACTCTCCGGGCACCCATCCAAGACGTCGTCTTCCCACATATGCACCTCTCCCTAAAGCGGTAAATGGTTTCCCGCTCAATGATCTTATAACTTGAGTTCTTGTGGTACTTGCAGGTGATTGATAGAGTGAAAGTCAACAAGAACAAGCACCTCTTAGAGGCTAAGATCCTTGATGACTAGAGGTGATGGAGGAGCAAGTGGCTAGACTGGATCCAGCTGAAGGCTTTGAAATACTGAAGAACCGGGTAAAAGAAGCTGTAGCAGAATCATTCCCCCACGAAGGTGCCAAGAACATACTCGAGCTCGAGAGTATCGACGTACCAGACAAGCTCAGTGTCAGTAACGTAACAGATCAGAAGTCGGCTAAGATGAATGGACGTACGTGGGGCGTTCCAGTTCATGCAACGCTAGTTCTGAAGGACAAAAAGACAGACAAGATTCTAGATCGAAGCAAAATCAAGGTAGCTACACTACCCAAGATCACTAATCGATATTCTTACATCGTTGACGGCTCAGAGTATCAGATAGACAACCAATGGCGTCTCAAGCCAGGTGTCTACACAAAGATACAGCAGAATGGAGAGCTGGATTCGTTCTTCAACATCCAAGGTCAGCCCCTACACATAGGATTCGATCCCAAGGAGAGATCGTTTGTGTTCAAGCATGGAGGCGCCCAGCCCCCACTTTATCCGATCATGAGAGCACTTGGGCATAGTGATGGTGATCTGGAGAAGGCTTGGGGTAAGGACATACTCAATGCCAACATGACCGACTCGCGTGGCAAGTTACTGAACGTAGAGAAGCACGCTATCAACTTTGCCAATAGACTTGATCCAGAATCCGAGGTTGATTCGCTCGACAAAGCGTCCGAGGTCATCAAGCAGAAGTTTGGGGAGTCCAAGTTGCACCCCGATGTGACGAGTAGGACACTTGGTAAAGCAATAGATCGTATTACTCCAGATGCGGTACTCAGATCATCCCAGCGTCTTCTTGGTGTTGCCCGTGGTACTGAGAAACCAGACGTTCGTGACTCACTCATGTACAAAGAATTCCTTAGCGCGGAAGACTTTGTTGGTGAGAGGATCAGGCAGAGTGCTCCAGTAATACAAAGAAGGATCGGCAACAATATTGATAGGCGCGATAAGATTCGTGACATCGTAGGCATGGATGTATTCCAGCGTCCGATCAAAGAGTTCTTTTCCAAGGTGTCTCTCGCCTCTACACCAGAACAAACCAATCCACTCAAGATGATCTCCGGGCAGTTGCGCACTACTATTGCCGGTGAGGGTGGGGTCAAGGATGCTAACAGGATCACAGAAGATGCAAAGCTCATAGATCCTAGTCATTTCGGGGTGTTAGATCCTCTACACACTCCGGAGTCGTCCAAGACCGGCGTAAATTTACAGCTCTCTCTTGGTGCACGAAAGGTTGGGACCAGGGTAGAGATACCACTCATCAGCGTGAAGACTGGAAAAGTAGCATACCTAGATCCTGGAAAGATCAACGATTCGATAGTGGCACTACCAGACTCTGTGAAGAGAATTGGTGATCGATTCGTACCAAAAGAGGGAACAACAGTTCTAGTTAGCGCAGTTGGCAACGAGATCAAACATGTGCCAATGAAGGATGTGGAGTATGTGGTTCCAAGATCCAGTCAGATGTTTTCTATTGCGACCAACATGGTTCCATTCATTTCCAGCGACTCTCCCAACCGGGCGACAATGGCTGGTAGACACATGGAGCAGGCGATCCCACTCAAGGACCCTGAGCCGCCATTGGTCCAGTCCGTTCTTGGTAAGAAAAGCTTCGACGAGCTGGTAGGATCGTATGCTTCTCATTCTGCTCCAATCAACGGCAAGATCACGCAGGTTGGCAAGGATGTGATCCACATTCTAGGAGAGGACAAGAAATCGTACGCCGTCAACGTATACAATCACTACCCTGCCAATGACAAGAAGGGCATGATCCATAGTACTCCGCTAGTAAAAGCTGGAGACCGAGTAACAAAAGGTCAAGTGATCGCAGATACCAACTTCACCAAGAATGGTATCTACGCACCAGGAAAGAATCTGGAAGTAGCTTACATGCCGTGGCGTGGCTACAACTTTGAAGATGGTGTGGTGATCAGCGAATCAGCATCTCAGAAGCTTACCAGTGAGCATCTTCTCAAACCCGGTCTGTCTACCAAGGAAGCAAAGCTCGTAAGCCCAAAGAAGTATCAAGCGTACTACCAGGATCGACTCAACAAGGAGCAAGCAGCAAAGCTGGATGAAGAAGGTGTGGTCAAACCGGGCATGAAGGTGAAGCCTGGTGATACTTTGATCGCTGCACTACAGGAGCAACAGCTCACTACGGAAGAGCAGAAGCTAAAGCTACTGCATAAGAGTCTGGTGAGGCCGTACAAGGACAAGTCAGTGACATGGGACGAGGACGTAGAGGGGGAAGTGGTCGAGGTAAACAAGAGGGGGAGCAGAGTGGACGTCCACGTCAAGACAGCGGAACCGATGGACGTAGGAGACAAGATCGTAGGACGCCACGGCAACAAGGGGATCGTGACCCTGATCCTACCAGACCACGAGATGCCGAAGACGAAGGACGGGAGACCGATAGAGGTGATAATGAATCCGATCGGGACTCCGGGACGTATGAACATTGGACAAGTTCTCGAGACCGCAGCAGCTAAGATCGCTAGGAAGACGGGACAGACATTCAAAGTCACCAACTTTGAGATCGAAAACAATCTCGAGCATGTAGAGAACGAGCTGAAGAAGCACGGACTCACGGACAAAGAGACCATTATCGATCCGAAGACCGGAGTTGAGATACCAGGTATTCAAGTTGGTCCGCAGTACATCCTCAAGATGGAACACCAGGTTGGGAAGAAGATGGCTGCTCGATCGAGAGACGCCTACGATCGTAATCTCGTACCAAAGGGTGGCGGTCCTCACGGTGCGCAAGCACTTGGATCGCTAGGTAACTACTCCATGTTGGCGCATGGATCGAAGGCGAATTTGCGTGAGATGATCACGTACAAAAGCGACAAATCCCAGGGCGGAGACAATGACGAGTTGTGGACTGCACTCCAGGCTGGAGAGATGCTGCCGCCTCCAAGAACGACATTTGCCTATGAGAAGTTCAACTCCTATCTGAAAGCGATGGGAGTGAACACAGAGAAAGACGGCAATAGCCTCAATCTCGTTCCTTTGACCGACAAGCACGTGCTCGAGATGTCCAACGGAGAGCTCAAGGACGCTGGCCGCGTTGTGAAGATGCGGACGCTCCAACCCGAAAAGGGCGGACTCTTCGATCAAAAGATCACAGGCGGTAGTGATGGTACCAACTGGTCCCACATTACTCTGTCGGCACCAATGCCCAATCCTCTTTTTGAAAAAGCGGTCATGAGCGTGGCGAATATCCGTGGCCCTCAGTTCGACAAGATCATAAACGGGGCAGCTGGTGTGACCAAGGACGGGATCATAATAGAAGGTACTGGAGCAAAGGGTGCTACGTACGGTCCAACAGCTATTGGCCACTTGTTGGCCAAAGTAGACGTGAAGAAAGATCTAGCTACCGAAGAAGCAAGGATACAAGGATTGAAAGGTCAGCTGCAGAGCGAATCGAGACGAAAGGTCAAATACCTCAGAGCGCTGGACAAGCTCGGTATGAAGCCGACCGAAGCGTACATGATGAACCATGTACCAGTGCTACCCCCCAACATGCGACCAATAGCACTCTTGGACGATGGAAGCTTGCAAACAGATGATCTCAACGAGATCTACAAGCAGCTTGCGATCGTCAACAACAAGCATGCCGAGTTTCCAGTAGGTACACCTCAATCCCTCAAGGCCCCTCTACAGGCTGACATCTACGATCACTTGAAAGCGCTCACTGGTCTAGGTGGCACACTGAATAGGAAGCATCCTGGCATACTAGATGTTCTGGCCGGAAGAGAAGGACCCAAGACCAGCTTCGTGCAGGACGTACTTATCAAGCGCAAGCAGGATCTCACTATGAGGTCGACGATTGTCCCAGAACCTTCGCTCTCCTTGGACGAAGCAGAGATACCAAGGAAGGCAGCGAAGGAAATGTACAAGCCATTCATTGTTCGCGAGCTGAAACGTACTGCCGGAGCTACACCCCTAGCAGCTAAGAAGATGATCGATGAAGATGATCCTCTTGCTCGTAAAGCGCTAGATCGAGTAGTCGCAGAGAGACCAATCCTCTTGAAAAGGGACCCAGTTCTACATAAGTATGGCATTCAGGCTTTCAAGCCAAAATTGGTGGATGGCAAGGCGATCAAGATCCATCCTTTGGTTTGTTCTGGTTTCAATGCGGATTTTGATGGTGATGCAATGTCTGCCTACGTCCCGATCACAGCTGAGGCAGTGAAGGAAGCTGAGCAGATGTTTCCATCTAGGAATCTATTCTCACCTGCAACTGGATCGGTTATGTACACTCCCGGTCATGAAGCACAGGTTGGTCTGTTCATGATGGCTGATGTTGGCAAGCATACGAATCTGCATTTCAAAGATCATGCTGAAGCTGAACAGGCAGTGAAAGCCAGAAAGATAAGTCCCAATGATCTGATCTTTATCGGCAGTGTGAAAACTACTTACGGTAGATCACAACTCAACAATCTACTTCCTCCAGAGCTGCAGGGAGGTAAGCTGCTGACTGATCTCAACTTCAGGCTCACCAAGAGTGAACAAGAGAAGCTATTCAATGCTATGGCCAATATAGATCGTGCTTCGTATCCAGCCGCGATCAACAAGATGAAAGACTTTGGTAACGAAGCAGCAACGATGGGTGGCTTCAGCTTTGGTCTTAGCGATTTCAAAGTGCACAAAGACATTCGCGATCCAGCACTGAAGCTGGCAGAAACTAAGGCAGCTAAGCTCGATCTATCCAAGAAGGACCAGCTCAACAAGTACATCGACATCTACGAAGGTGCTATGAAAGAGATCGATGCAAAGCTCAAGCAGCGTATGGAAGATCCCAAGTACCAGACCAATCTTGTAAAGCTGGAGATCGCAGCTGGTATCAAAGGTAAAGGTCTTCGACAGCTAACTGCAGCTCCAGTGCTTTTCGTGGACGGTAAGAGTGAAGTGGTAACAAGCCCTGTGAAGAAGTCCTATTCAGAGGGTCTGTCCTCTGGTGACTATTGGACTGCTACCAGTGGTGGCAGGAAGGGTGCGATCCAGAGAGTTCAATCTGTCAGTGAGCCGGGATACCTTACTAAGCAAATGGCCAATAGCACTATGGACATGTTGGTTGCGGCTCACGATTGTGGAACATCTAGAGGGATCAGTCTCTCAGTGGATGAGCCGGATGTCATAGGCAGGTACACAGTTGCTGATCTAAAATTGCATAGAGATCTTGTTCCTGCTGGTACTCTGATCACTCCTGAGATCATGACCAGAATCAAGAATGCTAAGATCGATAAGGTGGTTGTTAGATCACCTATGCGCTGTGTACACGGTAAAGGTGTGTGCGCAATGTGCATGGGTCTCAGTGAGAATGGTCGGCTAAATGATCTGGGTACAAACGTCGGTATCCTAGCTACCCAGTCGATTGGTGAACGTGGAACACAGCTTGCCATGAAAGCATTCCATAGTGGCGGTGTCTACGAAGGAAGAGAGGCTGCTTCTAAATCAATCGCAGCTAGTGGTCTTGATCGAGCTGTCAACATTCTGAATCTACCACAGAAGATCAAGGGCTCTGCGGTTCTCTCTACCGCCATGGGTAGAGTGAACAAGATCGATAAGGATCCAGCTGGTGGTGTGCGGATCAATATCAACGACAAGCAACACTACGTTCCAGCAGATCGTTCGTTGCTGGACAAGATTCGTGTTGGATCGCAGATCAAGAAAGGCGATCCTATTACGGATGGTCCAGTCAATCCACACGAGCTGCTACCGCTGACCAACATGAGCAAGGTGCAAGGTCACCTAGCTGGAGAGCTGCACTCGATCTACGGTCAGTATGGTATCAAGAGGCGACACTCTGAGCTTTTGGTGAAGGCACTGTCCAATGTGACCAAGGTAGAGAATCCTGGAGACCATCCTGATCTACTACCAGGAGACTTCACGAGCACCACTCAGGTCTACGAGTGGAACAAACAGAACTCGCAATCCAAACCTGTGCTACATACTCCAGTGCTACGCGGTGTGAAAACGATACCGCTAGATGTACAGGAAGACTGGATGGCTCGATTGAACCACGAGCATCTGAAGAGTACGCTTATTGAGGCAGCGCAGCAGGGATGGCAAAGCAATCTGCATGGCATGAATCCGATCCCAGCTCTCATGCACGGAGCTGAATTCGGTAAGGGAACCAAGAAAGAGCCATGGGCGTACTAAACACCAAGTTTCGTTTCGTCAGTGAGCAGAAGCTGGACGATCTCGGAATCCGGGATTATCAGCGCGGGGCACGACATCTTATCGCAGTGGACGATAAGGACAAGTTCGTCGGCTACGCAGGTAAGAACAAGGACGAGCTGGTGGGACTCTATGTGCGTCCGCCTCATCGGCGACAGGGAGTGGCTACACAGCTACTCGATCGTCTTGGAGGTATTCGTACCATAGAGACCGACACTGCAGACAAACGGGCTCGCAGTTTCTATCAGTCTCGTGGATTTTCTCCGACCGAATCTCATGGAAAGATATTGATCATGGCGAAGACCGCAATGCTCATTGGACTATCAGATGGGCTGTGCGAGGCAGATGACTATAAAGGTAAAACAATGAACGAGTATGATCAGATCATGTACCAATCCTTCTTTGACGAGATGTCTGCTCTTGAGAAGCAAGGCATCCTATCAAAGCTGGCGGCAGCTCCAGGATTCCTAAGCCAGTTGTGGCGAGGTGGAAAGCAACTGGTCAGGAATCCAGGAAGTTCGGGTACTGCAATGTCTAAAGCATGGCAACGTGGTGTCGCCAAAGCAGCTCCAGATGCTGGAGGATGGTCCAAAGGATGGTCTGGCCTGAAGGGTGTTGCTGGAACTCCACAAGGCAAGGCTGCGCTAGTAGGAGCAGGAGGAACACTTGCTGGGGCAGGTGGAGCTGGATATCTGCTAGGACGTGGTGGACAGAACCAGAATGTGTACGTGAGGTAGTACGTGCCTAGAGCTCACCGCAACTCGATGATCCAAAGGGGTGTGAACCCCGTCGTGATCGAGGAGGGTAGGATCATCAACGTAGACATGGTCCATTGGACCGTTGATGTCCGAACCACCCATTCGCAGAGACAACTGCTAGACATGCAAGTTGGCGCACCCTATCTGCACTTCGCTGCTGGTGAAGGCATCTATGCCATGCCGGAAGTGGGCGCCAAGGTCAAAACGTGCAGCCCTAGCGATAGTCCTCCGTTCATTCTTTGCTTCATCACTACATTCGAGCGAGAGGGTCAACCTGCTTCAGACGAGGGAGAGGCCGCTACTCGTCCAACTGTCGAAACTAGTGAGAACGGTGATGCACCATCAGAGGTCACGTATCGATCAGGAAGACCAAAGCTCCAGCAAGGTGACATCATGCTTCGCTGCCGAGATGGTAACCAGATCTGGCTACATCGAGGTGGTGTGATAGAGATCGGTGCTACATGGATCGCTAAGCGGTTCTACATACCTCTTCTCAATACGATCAGAGACATTGCCGAGAATTGGGAGGCTCTGACTCTAGCCGGAGATATGACGTGGCATATCGAACGATCAGATTCCAGCCAACCAAGCGAATCACGTCAAGACGAAGCTACTTTCACTCTGCTAGCGAAGAACCTAGCTCAGGATCAGTATGCTACTGTCCTAGTCCGAGCTGGACATGTAGACGATACAAAGCGCTTCAGGATAGCTGTTGCGCCAAACGCGATAGACACCAGGACTGGGGATGTGAGAAGTGGCGCAGTCTATACCATGGACGTGGACGAGGAAGGCAGCCTCGACGTCACCATTGAGAAGGATGTAACGATCAATATCAATGGTGAGTTGGATCAAACAGTCAACGGCAATGCACAGCTTACGTACAACTCTGATCTTACAGAAACAGTCAGTGGCAACCACGAAGAGACTATCAGTGGGAGACACAGGCTCGAGGCAGCCACTAGTGAGGAACGTATCAATGGATCCAAGACCATTACGTCTCCAATGATCAAGCTTGGTGGAGCTGGTGCTGCTACTCCTCTTGTACTAGCGAGCGTACCGGTGATCCAATTTCTTGGGTACCACACCCATGTGGTGGTCGGAAGTACGACGCAGGGTCCAATTCCTCCAGTGGTAGCGGGATTCAAAACTACCAAGGTGAGCGGGGAGTGATCATGTCATTGAATGCTACCAAACTGGAGAGAAGAATCATTAGCATCTTCCGGGCGACCGTACGTTCGCTGTATCCTGATGTGGTGAGAAGCGTAACGGTTCGTGAGATTCCAAAAACTGATGGAACCATGGACCACGAGGTCACGGAGAATCGTGGCCCACTAGAAATAGAAGAGAAGCACCTTATCCCCCTGGCTCGGGCAATAGCCCAAGCTGTGGTAGAAGAGATCAAGTCGGGAGCTGAAGTGAATGACGCTGCAGCAGCCCAGACCTGGAGGATCAAATGAACGATGTCCCGCTGTTCATTGAAGTAACAACGCCTGTCATCGAGAAGATCGCATTCGAGGCCAAGCTGTCTGAGAATGCCGACACCTGGCCCAAGGAGGTGCTTGACGAGCTGCTGAAGCAGCACCCCTACATGGGCGTCTATGACATCAGCCCGATCATGACAGAAGTGAACGGCGACCGAGGAGTTGGCATCGGGTTCTTCCAGGTGAGCAATGCTTCTGCAACTGCTGCACTGGGTCCTGGTGGTGAGGCCCTTCGGACTATGCAAGGCGTCAAGACAGTTCGAGTCCCGATCATCATCAAAGACAACAAGCTTTGCTCGCTTGATGTCATGATGAAGGCAGATGGCAAGGCATCCCCTCTAAATGAACGAAGAGTACGTGAGGCCCTTCACAGACCTCAGCTCTTCGATGCCATCAAGAAATCTCCCGGTGATCAGTCGCTGGTAGAGAGTCTCTATCCACCTACTGCTCGTCAGCGTGGTATTCAGGCTGGTCAGGTCGTTGATGCTCCACAGATGAAGATCGGCTCTCACACTCACAAGCCGAGATTCCTCCTCAATGCCATTGCGCCAACCGTGCTCCAAGGTGATCTGAACAAGGTAGCGTCGATACTCGAGAGTGACGAGAACCTTGCTAGATCCTTGATGCGCAATAATGTGACACGAGATGCCCTGGAGTTCATTGGTACGCTCGAAGCTACCACTGCTGCAGATGTCGAGAAGGTGGCTGCCAAGCTTGCAAGACCCGATGTCATCCAGGTCAGTCGTGATGGCGAAGTCTACAGACTGAAGATGGCCAATAGCCAAGACTTCCATCCGGAAGTAGTCGAAGCGGATCGACCTACAATGGCAGCCATTGCCGGTCAAGATCTAGTGACAAAGGCGGACAAGAGTGGCGCAGTCACTGTTACCACCGATCCAGTTGTAAGGGACATGCTCGAAGACGAGGTAGCAGAGGTCGTCACCAGATTCGGCGAGTACAAGGTCAAGACCACTGATGGGAAAGAGCTGATGGGTTGGGTGTTCCCATCGGTCCTCGATTTTGATGGTACGTCGTTGCCGATGCAGCTCTTCACCAACGGAAGCAACTCCGCACTACAGTCTCAGATCGCCGGCAGTCTCATAGGCAAGAGCTCCAACATCATACGTGGCAAACCGGCAGGCTATGGATTCTTCTATCGAGTCACTGCTAGCGGTAGCGTACTCGCATTCATTCCGGTTGAGATCAAGTCGTCGTTTGGTGATCCATCTGGTGAAGGTTACATGATCCACACCATGATGGGTCTTCCAGCTACTGTGAGGTTCGCTCCCGGTAGTCGTCAGATCGTCAAGACTGGTCCAGAGGAGTATACGCTTCCAGCCGATGTTCGCTGGGCTCCTCTTGGGGATGCTGTTCCCCTTATGTCCAATCCAACCGAGTTTGCGAAGATAGCTAACCTGAAGGACGTTCACAATACGGTCAGGATCGTATCTGATAGGACTACGTGGTCCTTCCAGAGTGGACCCGGTCTCAACAAGGTGGCTCACAGATGGCGAGAAGGTCTCTCTGGTGAGAATGCCATGTTCATGGCGTGCTCCTTTGGTATGGATTCAGCTACGGCAACTCGAGCACTTGTGAAGGCCGCCAAGAGTGGACGTGCCGAGGTGAAGGGCTGCAGAGAGATCCATGTGCACCGAGAGAAACTTGCTGAGGCACGCAAGGAAGCTGCGAAGTTGATGAGCGAGGTGCCGAAGAAACACCTGCTCCTCAAGGAAGCGGCCGGCTTGGATGACATGACGACAGTGGATCATATACTGTCTCTCGGCTTCCTCAATCCGGAGAACACCAAGATCTTCATCAACTATCTTCCTGAGCTTGAAGAAACCGTGAGCAAGCTAGCCGAGCTGCTGGTTGCTGCACGTACGGGGATGAAGGATATTCCAGAAGATTCGATCAAAAGTGCAATGGAAAGACTGGATGAAGTGATCGTAGGGTTGAATGAACTGTTGCATAGGGAGTACATTGACAAGACCAGTGCAGCAAAGCGTGACATTTTCACGCAGAGGCTGATAGGTATGGCCGGAGGATGATGAGTGAGTGCCCACCCCGCGATCTACTACGCGAAGTTCTATCTATCACGTAGATCACATACATATGATGGGGTAGCCCAGCTTCTCTCTATCATTGGTCTTGGTGGTCTCAATGCCGATGAGCTGGAGACCATCGACAAGATGATGGAGTATCCCAGTCCATTTCTGCCCGATAATCTACGTGATCGACCAAGTCAGAGCTTCTTGCGACACGAACAGATCTATGATGCGTGGCATCCAGGTGCAGACATGAAGAGGGCTTTGTCTATCCTGGAAACGTCGAAGCTGAGACATCTGGTGGAGACATACATTCTGTCTCCCGTCAAACCAGAACAAGCTATCAAGAAGATCAACAAACAGTATACTGACGCTGACATCACAGTGAGGGCATACGATCTGTTCCAGCACTACTTCTGGAACAGAGAGTCGATGAGTGGTGTGGAGTGGGGCAAGTTCATAGATGATCGTGATCAGACAAACAAAGAATGGCTAGATCTAGCCGTGAAGGTAAGAGGGCCTGGTGGCGTACAGGCATTGTTGTGGAAGACTAACAGCGGACCTCTCCGAGGAATAGAAGCTAATAGGGCGTTCACTGACGTACGGAACATCGCGTTCATGTGCGTTCAGCAGATAGCCATGCAGCGTCCGTCCAAGTACCACTCGGAGATGCTGCTCAACTACACTCGAGCGATGAAGATGTCACAGGAAGGGATCGATGCGAGCACCGATGCGGTACGAGATGTGGTGCACGCATTCAACTCGTTCAGGATGCGACACGCTGAGATCAATACCCCGTCCGTGCAGTTGTTGACCGGTGGCAACTTCTCTGAAGCTGAAGGTGGACCTGACACAGAAGAAAGGCTTGACTATGACGATGTTTGATCGAGATGGAAGAAGACCAGAAGAGGTTCTCAAGCAGCATGGTGGCGAGGCAAGGGAGATGTTCCAGAGAAACTACTTTGGTCATGGAGCTCCCAATATCAAGCCGATAGACATGCGGCATGTTGATATGCCCGGCTACACAGTGGAGTTCGTGGTGAAGGGTGAAGATCTGATCATGCACTTCTTCCGTGCAGACGATTCTGGCTGGACCAATGAGTTCAGAAGTCAGATCTGGAAAGCGATGATGGAGGGGTTCAAGCTCCACGATCATCAAGAGCGCCTCATCATAGAATGGGTTCCGGAAATGTACAGTTGGTGCGTGACCGTGAAGAAACTTGCGATCGTAGCTTCACCAGATGACGATATTGTCCTGTCAGCCCTCCAACGAATATGATAGGGCATGCCCTCTAGCAAAAAGCCATCACAGGTCAAGCATGAGAAGAGATCTCAGTTGGGAAACTCTCCCTCGGCTGCTGTGAGCGGGAACACTCCAACAGTTCAAGCTTCCTCTCCGATGGGATCAAACACGGTTCCATCTGCGTACAACACGGTCACGAAAGTTGGGCAGGTGAAGTATGCGGCCTGGGCAGATGAGTTTGAGAAGATCATAGGAAGGTAACCAATGCCCGCTTGGATACATGATCGAGCTATGAAGCTCAAGAAGCAGATGGAAGACACCTATCCACCAGAGAAGGCCAAGCAGGTTGCCTTCGCTGTCGCAACGCAAATGGCCCACAAGACCGGCAAGAGTCCAAAGACTTTTGGTACGTCAGAAGGTAGATCGGAAGCCAAGGCCAAGTTCGACAAGCCGAAGAGTGAGTACAAGAAGACTGCCTCCGCGATCATGTTCGACGGCTTTTCAGATGAGCTGGAGAAGATCGCAATCTCTTTTCGACTTCCATCTGCGATAAGGAACGTTCCAGCAGTTACCAAAAATCTACTCACCAATGCTAAGACCGGTCTTGGGGCAGCAAAGACTAGTCTTGGAACACTGCCACGTAGAGCGTATACAGCAGCTCATTCACCGCAAGTGCAGCACACTATGTACAATCTTGGTGATACTGCTCTACAGCTGGTAGCTCCACATTGATTCTGGACAAGTATGATCAGCAAAGGAAGGTGACAGTATGTATTGGCATGTTACGCTTAGAGGATTTTCTGATGAGTTGCAAAAAATAGCTGTAGCACAATGGCGTACTATTGCGCGTGCAGTACCTGGTGCGGCAGAGCGTATGGGTGCACATCTTAGTCCAGGAGGTGCACTGTCTATTGAGCGTGCTGTTCCACTCAAGCGTCCAGGTATGATTGATGAGGCAGCGTTTTTGAAGCGCCGCGCACTTCACCCTGATGCTGCTTCTGTTGTTAGAGAGGGGACAGGAGTGCTGGAAACTGGGGCTCGGGATTTCCCTTCACATACACACGGTACCCCAAGAGCACGTCAAGTACATGACTATCAATTCATGGGCCACCCACAAGAGTTTTCTGGGACAACTCCAACAACTCCTTGGTTTATGAGGCGCAAATAGGGAAGGTAACAACCAGCAGCTCTCTTTGATGGCTCGAGTAGGTTGATGCATAGCTAAGAAAATGCCGCAGAGGTTGCGGCAAGAACTACTTGGGTGGGCACTCCAGATAGATTTTGATCTCACCATGCCCATCGGGCATGATGTACCAGTCGCAGAAGTCATGCTTGCCCCTGGTGAAGGTCTTCACCAAACCAGGTTTGGCTCCATGAGCTGCTGCTTCGATCAAATCCATCAGAGCCTGTCCGTCCCCGATAGGAAGTCTCCTATTTCTAGGATTGTCCTCTTCGGTTGGGAACATCATTCGGTAGGAGACTTGGAGTACACGTCCGTGTTTCTGCACTTCAGCGATCTCACGGTGTGCACTCCATAGTCCACCAGGTGTGAGCTGGAACTGATCTTGGTATAGCAGACTGATCTGCTTCATCAGATCATCCAACCAGGAAAAGTCGGCAGAGCCCATGATAGTGTCTAGTATGAGCCGAAACCTGCTGTTCGGACAGTACTGACACCACTCTCGAAACCGATCGTCACTCTTCTTGGTCCACATGCAGCTATCACGAGGAACCAGGTGAGTGTCACCAGATCTTATCCTGGCTTTCGGTTCCGATACGCTCTTTGGAGATCTATTGAGATCGCGAGGACAAGCAACCCAAAGACCCTTTTGATCCAGTACCCACTGGCTGAGTCCTTGGGATGCCTTCCTCGGTTGATCAACTCCAGATGTCTTCTCCCTCGGCACTCTCATCCTCCTCTGACGAGTCCGAGAACCAATACTTCTCCAGGAGGTCTCTTGCCTTCTCGTCCTTCACGAGGGCAATAGCACATTCTGGGTGCTCGCCATCTCGGAGGTCTATGCCATCCTGCCATCCTGGTTTGCTGTCAAAGCCAGCCAGTTTGACGGTGTCGTTGGCAGCGCGCTTCAACAGCGCGATGGGGAGT